ATGTATACACGTTACAGTTATAATCCCACACTGGGCCGCACCTATGTTTATGATAATAAATATTACAAAAACCTCGGACATGTGATCAAAAACGCCAAGCGCAAGAAGAATGCCGCCGAGCACGAGCTAGAAGAGCGCAACCTGGACCCCCTTGACAAGTACTTAGTGGCCGAAGATCCTTTCTTGGGACCTGGCAAAAACCAAAAACTCACATTGTTCAAGGAAATTCGTAATGTCAAACCGGACACGATGAAACTCATCGTAAACTGGAGCGGCAAAGAGTTTCTGCGTGAAACTTGGACCCGTTTCATGGAAGACAGCTTCCCCATTGTCAACGACCAGGAAATAATGGACGTGTTTCTAGTGGTCAACATGCGCCCAACGAAACCGAACCGTTGTTTCAGATTTTTGGCTCAACACGCGTTACGGTGTGACTCTGACTATGTTCCGCACGAGGTGATCAGGATTGTGGAACCTTCGTACGTAGGTAGCAACAACGAGTACCGCATCAGTTTGGGCAAACGATACAACGGATGCCCAGTTATGAACTTGCATTCAGAGTACACCAATTCCTTTGAAGATTTCATCAACCGAGTGATCTGGGAAAACTTCTACAAACCTCTCGTGTACATTGGTACCGATTCTGCCGAAGAAGAGGAAATTCTCTTAGAGGTGTCTTTGGTGTTCAAAATCAAAGAGTTTGCTCCCGACGCACCTCTATACACTGGACCCGCATACTAAGCTTCACTTTCTTTATATTTAACAAGATTCATGACGTTTTCCAACAAACGAATATACATTTTATTCGTCGGTTGCAACCTTATCGCTTCTATTAAAGCATCTTGTGCAACATTTAAATGGTCTGTCATGGCTAAATGTTCCACGAAATCGACGAACGCCTCCGAATCTTCGTTTAGCAATTTGCGTAGTTTTAAAGTGGACAACGATGTCGGATCGATCTCGTCGAATTTAAAATAATACAATGCCGTTTGTTTCAATAAAGTTAACGATTCTGATGTTTGAGAACTTTTCATTAATTTTTTCGCCCTTTCTATGTTATTCAATTGACTTTTGTCTCGTTTGAACCGTTCGCTGTTAATAATAATATTTATGTAGGAAGTTATCGCCTTTTTGATTTTCACATCGTCCCAATTTTCATCGAAATCGTCGTCGTTCTCTTCCGACGAAGACGACGACGACACTTTTAGTGCGTTAAAACGATTTTTTAACGCGCTTGCTATTCCGCCTGTGTCGGGTTCAATGGTTTTTTTCGTTGTTACTGACACAGGTTTTAATTTAGGTTTATTTTTTATTTCCTCCAAAAGTAAAGTTCTCGAATCTGTTTGCGGAATTGTTGGCTTTTCAGATTGTTTAGAGGTCGGTTTCAATTTTATACCCTGCTTTATGGAAGCCAACAAATCAGCTCTAGGGTCCGTAAAGGAGGATGGTGCCGGCGTTGTATTCGTAGTTGTATTGTCTATGATAATCAAAGGTTTGTCTGCCGGTGGTGGCGGCGGAGGCGGAGGTACCAACGGAACTGTCGGTGGCGGTGGCGGAGGTGGCGGTGTAAACGATCCTGTCGCGTCGGATCTGGGTAATGGTGGTTGCGGCGGCGGAAGCGGTGGAGGCTTAGGAATCGGAGATGATGTTGTCGATGGCAACTGTTCTTTGATACTATTGCTGTTCAATATTATGGCAGTAGAATTGATAGTTTCATTTACAACATTGTCATCGTTTATGCTACCTCTTCGACCGATATTGTCCATGTCATCGGGTACAATTTTGTTTTTGTCATCGACACTGTGCTGTTTGTCTGCCGTTTGTATCTCTTGAAAAATTATGTCTAGTGCTTGGGCGTGTTCGCTGTCATCTTGATTTTGTCGTTTTCTTTCTTCTTGAATTTGCTGCATTTTATCTAAATATTGTTTGTAAATTTGTAAAAACTTTTGGGACTGTTCGACGATTCTGTCATGATCCGTTTCGTCGTACATGTTGTCAACTATCGATTGTAAGTTATTTTTGTACACGCCTTTTTCGATTTTGCCCAGGATCTTCTCCAATTGTTTTATTTTGCTGAGCACATTTTTAGATAGGGCTGTATTGATTGTGTCTGAAGCAATTTCGGGTGTTTCACGCCGGCGCCGTTTGTTTGTGTCAACAAATGCGACGTTATCGTATATATCATTGGCCAGTTTCAGAAACTGTACTGCGTCGTTTATATTTAGCGTCACTGTGTCTCTGGTGTTATTTACTTTAGTTTTGAGATGTGAGACGGATGGTGCGACTATCTTGTCCAGTAAATCGAGCAAATTTGTGTTATTTTTAAGTTTGTTTATGTAATTGCGAGCGCTTTCTATAGCCGACGTCGCCATAATCGTTAAATTTAACAAGATGGAAAATCTAATGATTGAAATGCGTGATTTTTACAACGAAATCGAACTGCAACGTAACATCAAGCTCGCAAACGGTAAATTTGGTAAAATATCAGTGTGGAAACACAAACCTACAGAAAAGCTACTGTTCGTCAAAGAAATCAAGTCCAAACATTATAACGATATGGAACAGTTGGTGCACAATGTTATGTGTAAAAACCGTCTTTTTATCAATTTGTATTATGCGTTCAAATCGCTTAAAACAAATATACTTATTATGGACTACATCGAAGGTGGTGATCTTTTCGATTTAGTCAAATCAGAGGGAAGAGCGCTCAGTGAAAAAGAAGTGGCACACATATGCAAACAGGTGACAGAGGCCTTGCACAATCTACACGAAAACAATATCATTCACAACGACATTAAGCTGGAAAATATAATGTACAATAAAATTACGAAAAAGGTCTACATTTGTGATTATGGACTGTGCAAGTTTATTGGGACCAAAGCTGTTGCCACCGACGGTACGTTGGATTATTTTTCTCCAGAAAAAATTAACCTCGAAAACTACGATGTCGATTTCGATTGGTGGGCTTTGGGAGTTATGACATACGAAATGTTAACATTCAATCATCCGTTTAAAAAACATGCCGATGAGAAGTTGAACATGAACACTTTATGGTACAGACAAAAATCGATGGAAATCAATTATTATTCAATGAGTAACTTAGCCAGAGATTTTGTTAGAAAACTATTAAGTTGCAACCTTGTTCATCGCACCATTTGTTATTCGAAAATATGTACACATGATTTTTTAATAAAACAACATTAATATATTAAAAGTTTTTTATTATAATCCTTACAAAAATTTAACATTATACAATACAAAATTTATCACACAATAGTTTATAAAAATACAATTTTAATATTAAACCTAATAAAAAAGTTAAAGTAATACAATAGTATAACAAACACTTAAACTAAAATTAAAAATTATAAAACATTAATTTGACGTCAAACCATTTGATTTTCTTTTCCTAATACGACGTTTGACAATTTTAGTTTGTAGAGGTTCAGGTTTATGTTTAAGTATATCCTCCTCTGTTCCTATAAAAATGACATCGTCGTCCTGAAGTGAAGTGCGTTGTTTTTTTCGGGGCGGCGGGGGTGGATACAATTCAACTTTACGATCTATTTCCTCATAATCGCTTTCGTTTACATCTTCACACTTTACATCGGCTAACTCGTAATCCTCGTCATCAGTGTTGTTCTCTTTAGTAACATTTTCATCTGTGTAAACGTTAACAGTAATATTAGTGGTAGTTTCATCACTAACGTTGGTAGGGGCAACGTTAGTAACAGTTTCACAATTTTCATCATCGACATTGTTTTCTTCACCAGTAACATCCTTCTCTTCAGCTTTATTCTGTTCCTTAGCATTGTTTTCATCGTCTATATTATTATCGTCATTGTTATTTTCATCATCATCATCATCATCATCATCATCATCATCATCATCATCATCATCATTATCATCATTATCATTATTATTATCATTATTATTATCATTATTATTATTATTATTATCATTATCANATTATCATTATTATTATCATTATTATTATCATTATTATTATTATCATTATCATTATTATTATCATTATTATTATTATTATCATTATCATTATCATCATTATTATTATTATTATTATCATTATCATTATCATCATCATTGTCCGATTCACTGATGTAATAACTCATCATAGTTGCCATGTTTTTACCAGGACTTTTAATCTTCAAAGGTGCTTTGGTATCTTTGGCAGAACTCTCGACGCTTCTATTTATGGTTATCATACTTTTACCACTAGGACTTTTAATCTTGTTGAAACTCTTGTTTGTGTTTATATCAAAATTTTCGTAGCCCGTCAATTCATCAAGCATGGTTTCGACTATATCACTGGGAATAAAAGTATCGATCACCTGTTTGCTTTCGTTTATGATATCTTGTACTGAGGCTGGATGTTCTATAGTTTGTTGCTGCAATTGTTGTTTAATTTCTTCCGACGCAGCCAACGGAGGAAGTGTTAGTCCTAAATCTGATATCAAATCGTCTAATTGCATTTGTTTTATACTTTTAGACATGGGTTTGGGCAATATTTTTACGTATTCGTTTAATGGACTATGCGACTTGATCAGAGTATTATTTAATATTTTAACTGATTTTGTAGGAGTTGTAGGAGTTTTAGAAGATATAGCTGGTACAGGATTTATGTTAGTTGCAATAGTTATAGGGGTTTTACACGGAAAAAATTTTTTTATTGAATTAGAGTTTATAAACTCACACATGACGCATTTATTCAAGTTTAGCGACGAATAAAAAGTGCACCCCATGCACAATTTGTGTTGACAGCCGTCGTATGTGTAATACCAAAAGTTTTTATTGCATTTCACGCATTTTATTAATAAATTTGTCACCGAATTAGGCAGTTCCACCTCTAAGCGTTCTAGATTGAATCGAATTTTTTCATGCAAATGTTCCTGTTGTCTATCCAAACACTTCCATATATTTTGATGTACCAGATTAAGTATTAGATCTATATTTTCAATGGTGTTAACACTTCTTAATTCCTTGGAAAGTTTATTGAATCGTTTGTAAACTTTTGCAGCTATCTCCATGCTCGAATCTAGTGTTTCGCTTTGAAGCATTTCGTTGATCATCATCATATACTTGGGTATATTAGTTCTCTCTTTGCTATAGAACTCCATATATAACTTTAAATATTCATTGATGTGCTCTATAACGTTTAATTTGACAATCAGCGTCAAAATAGCTTCATGCTTTCTTTTCATAGGATTCGTTAAACTACATATATAGTTATAGTATACCTCCATTTTGCTGTTGTACTGGGTGTAATGTTTAAATGAAATCCCGTTGAATTTGATCTCGTCGGACTCCTGGCACCAATAACCAACACGAACACGTTTATTCGTTTGGGGTAAACACAAATAGAACACCAATTGATTCTCAACACCATTGTACCACAATTGAATATTTTTATGATATTCCGAATTCATCTTGACCGTGGCGTTTTCGTAATGAAACTGTAAGCAAACATTGCGATCAATCCTTTTATAATCTTCGTAAAGTGTCGATGTGTGTATGTATGTGCGCGCGTGTCAGGATGTGATAAGACTCGCCGCCCCTATGTCGGACGCGACGACCTTGATAAAAGTTTCCGCTTCAACAAACATCCTGCCTTGTCATGTGATATGATAATGAAGTGGCGTGATCGATAGCACGGTCACATGATCACGCGTGGTGCGGCTGAGGCCTTGATAAGTACAAATGGTGTCGTGCGCAAAATGCGTCATGGAAATTTTTGTACTGCAAAAAAGTTCATGAATTTATCGGGACCCATATACAGTATCTAATCTACGAATCGTAGACTATGCTGCCACATAGTCTACACTGTACAATATCCTCTCCATATACTACAAAATAAGGTACAATTTTGCAGTACAAAAAAGTTCGTTATCTATTCCTATCTGCAGGTTAACAGTAAACACATCAATTACCCGAAAAGGGTTTAATTCGATAAAATTTGTATATCGGTGTGATAATCTAAATTATTTAGATTAGAATTTAATATATATAATGGCCAACAAACCTTTCATTGTCATGTTCGGTTCGAGCAATTTTATTAGCAGTTTATTCAAGCAGCAATATGAAAACTTTTCAATCCGCCAGCACCAGAACAAGCACCAGGGCCAGCACCAGGGCAAGCACCAGGGCAAGCACCAGGGCCAGCACCAGGGCAAGCACCAGGGCAAGCACCAGGGCCAGCACCAGGGCAAGCCTTATTGCCAGCACCAGGGTCAATAATAGGACGAACAGCAGACTTAGCAGCGTAGCCAGCAGAATCAGCAGCGTGAGTAAAATCAACAAAGCCAACGCCAGAAACAAAGCTAGTGGCTGCGGATTTACTCAAGGTACCGTCTCAGAACCTATCGCTTCTACCATGCAGTGTATGTCGACTAGCAATGCAACTGAACGCCACGAAATTGACAGCGAAACTAGACTTGTCCCCGTAGAACCCTTTGGTGACGAAAATATCGTAGGGTCAATTATACAAGCACTGACTATTAGCGATGAAGCAGAAACTTCTGCAAATCGACTAACCAACACGGCCGATGATGCATTTAGACGTATTGATAATTGGATTAATGATGTAAATAATCAGTATTTTCCTGTGGATGATAGAAAGCTTCCACTTGTCAGACCTGTGTCTGTGGTTGCTCCTGTTCCTCGTCCTATACCTTCATTATTAAACGAGGATGATTCAGACTCTGACATGTCTTTTACCGAAATTGAAGATTCTCTACCCACAACAAGCGCTGTCGCTACAGCCGTCGACGTACCTAGCACGTCAGCGAACGGTTTTCTTCAGCAAGAACAAGTTCAACAGATTCAGCAGGAACATCAAGAGGAACAGATTCAGCAAGAGCAAGATCAGCATCAGCAGGAACATCAACAGGAGAGGAGTCAACCATCTTTAGACGACACCGTGGTTCTTCCTGAGGTTTCGAATGGTGAGCCTTTAGATTATTTAATAGAGTTTTTGCATTCTTTAGAAGATGACATTTTAGACAACACAAGTACATTTATGTATACACATGCACACACACTACCACTTAATACAATTTTGTCGTTCAATAAAGCTTTAAGAAATAGAAGAATTGATGAACTTGTAAATGAAACTCAAAGAGCTATCCATTATATTTATTGTCAAACTTTCGATTTATTTACTATTCTCGATTCAATAAAAAACACACTTAGTAACTTACACTTTCGAAGACAATATTTTCCTGATATTTATACAGAATTTGCTAGATTTGAAAATGTGTTGAAATCTATTAATAAAAAAATAAATTTAGAAAAATATTATATTTTCAGTTTGTTCATTACAAATAAAATTACTAATACAACTAGGTATCAGCTTAGTAGACGACTCGATAAAATACACAATCTGTTAGATTATAATACATATTACATTACCATGTCTAATTCTTACGTATCAGAAATTAAAGAATTAGAGCAATTAATACTTGAATTGCATAACTCCACTAACGATGAAGAAGAAAATTCAGAACAATCAAATTTTTTGCACAGAATGATTTTTAAATACATTGATGATTTAACAGATTACGAAATTGATCAATAATTTACCTACATTAATTTTCTCTAAAATATTACGTTTAAACATATAGAGATCTTTGTAATGTTTGTTTCTGAACGTATTATTTTGTTGTTTCCCTAATTGTGAAGTAACATTGATTATTATGGGGGGAAACAGATCATTTAAAAAGTTTTGTATAGAGAATCTACATTGGTTAAATGATTCAAAAACGGATTACCGGTATAATTTTAATTATTTTGTATAATAATTATTTTGTATAATTTTAATTATTTTGTATTATTTTAATTATTTTGTATAATTTCAATTATTTTGTATAATTTTAATTATTTTGTATAATTTTAATTATTTTGTATTATTTTGTATTATTTTGTATTATTTAGTGTTGTGTTTTTATATATTAATAAAATTTAAAAATATATTATTTTTCAATTAAACACTCAATTTTATATTATGTTTTGATAAGATCATAATGAGCTTTTTTACAAATTTACGGCGCGTAAACAAAGTCTACCCAAACAATGTTCAATTCTCCGCCGACAACATTCGTATCATTAACACCACCCCCAGTGGATTTGGAAATGTATTTTCCGCACCGTCTGTCAGGCAAATTGGCACAAATCGTTTCGTGCCGGGCTATCAATTGCCTAACAATCAGTTTGTTAGCGCTGCCGATGTGAACAGGGTGATGCGCAACAACGATGTTGGCGGAATACGCAACATTTTCACCGGTGTCAACAACAATCAAATCGGAGCTTTGAGTCAAATACGTAGACTGGACAACATACCCGACGCCGGCTTGCACGCATCCTATTTGAGGCGCACAAACGTCAAACAAAACTACCCCTCGACCAACGTCAGAAACGCCGAAGGCATAGAGACTGTATTGCAGCAACAGCCGCGTTTGAATCAATATTTGCAAGCGGCCAAAACGGCTGGTGTCACTTTGCTGCTCAGTGCCGGGGTGTATCTGGTGTTCAACGCCGCCACCCTCGTACAAGACATAATCAACGCTATCAACGCTGTCGGCGGCAGCTACTACTATCGGGGTCGTGATGGTGGTGACGTCATTGAAACATGTTTACTGTGGGATCGAACGTGCGTTAAGCCCAATCTGACGGACAGCGAAACGCAACGTTGCTCCCTGGATCCCATACTCACTACGAACACGGCGGCGTTGCAGCAAATCTGCGTGGGCTTCGACTACGAACGAGAGCAAAGCGTGTGTCGTGAAAGCGATCCCAACGCCGACCCAGACTCTAGACAATATTTGGACATTTCAGATTTGCCGCCTGGCCACAGCATTGCCTGTGTCGAACCCTACAATTTTGGCGATCTAATAGGTGATTTAGGTTTAGACAATCTACTGGGTGAAGAGGGCCTAGTGGCTAAATCTACAGACGCTAGCGCTAGCTCTAGCAACAGTATAGCTCCCTTGTTGATTATAATAGGCGTTTTAGCATTCATACTGATAGTCGGGTATTTTGTTTTTAAAAAGATAATGAATCAGCAAAATGTAACTGTAACAGCGGCAGCAGCACCAACGCCCTCCACCACATATATGAATTTGCGACGTTAAGCTATATTAAAAATAAAAAGTTGTTATTCAAAAATATTTATTAGTGTATTTGAGAAGTTAAACTATATTAAAAATAAAACAAAGTTGTTATTCGAAAATATTTATTAGTGTATTTATTTCTAATGCATCATTTTAATTAAAAATTTTGTCAAAATATTCACACTTAAAATTATTGGTACCAATGTCAATTACACCCTCTAAATCTAAATTTCCACTAGTAAACATTGACACGAGCATGATGATTCCGTTGTGTTTAATATTAATGTCTTTACGATTTCTAATGTTCAACTTGAACACGTGATGTTTCATCAACTTGTATTTGTCCAAAACATCGCTGATGATTATTTCCGAAAGAATACTGGTGATCCAAAAGAACCTGTCGCCGTTCTTGATAATTGTGATGCGTTCATCTTTTTTGTTCACCACCAATATAAAATTATCGCTGTCGGGTTTTTGTGCACACGCGTTCAAATAGCTTTCGATCAATACCAAATCGCTCACGTCGCTGGTCTTGTTGCGTTTAATGGAACAAAATTGTTTCATATCTCTGGTGTTCAAATTGAAAAATATTCTCGCCACGCTGCCATATTTGTACGTAAAATAATAGCCGCTCTTGTCTTTCTCTTCGATTCTATTCTTGTACCAAAACTCCAATTTTGTTCTAGCCGTCATCAATCTGTCCTCTCGCTGTTCATTTCCTAAATACTTCATAAAACGTTTCCCTTCTGAATATTTTATTATATCTTCCAAATATTGCGATTGTTGCAATAACATAGAATCGTCATCACGGATCATCATTTTGTCGTTCATCGAAAAGTTTAACGGCATCGTAAACAAAGCACCGTCGGTAATATTTTGAAAAATATAACGAGCTACCACATTGCCCCTAAAATCTCCCATCGACGCCAAAATCATGGTAATCTTTATGCGGGAAAACATTATGTCCAACATAAATGCCTTCGTTAGTTTGTTTAAAAACTCTACATCTTTCACTTCATTAAAATAAATTTTTTTAGTGTTCGAAGACTCCTTCTTTTCAGCATCCGCAAACTTTTCACAATCAGGAATGTCCAATTTCATTTTCAAAATTTCCTTTTGAGGTATCATGAACCTGTACTTTTCAAAAGTAACAATCATGACATGATCGTCGACATGTTTATAATATTGAATGTAATACGCTTGTACAGATGGAACGTTGGCTACGTAAAAAACTCTAGGTATCCTCACTTCGTTGCTCTCGTCCATCACCGTTTCCACTATAAACATGTAATAGTTGTTGTTCAACATGTGCGACACGAAACGATGATCGAACCGTTCTTTAGTCGTTTCGTAATGATTAATCGCCATTTCTTCGCACTCGTTGTCGACAAAACTTTTAGCCATAACTTTGTCAATATTTTCAATTACAAGCATATTGCTAGAGTTATTACTATTCAAATCGTCATTTTCATTAATTTCCATCACAGGATCTATTTTACGCTTTTTGTAACGATTTCTCACTTTGGACTTTACAATTTTGTCAGCAGTNCTTTTAGCCATAACTTTGTCAATATTTTCAATTACAAGCATATTGCTATTCGAATCGTCATTTTCATTAACTTCCATCACAGGCTCTATTTTACGCTTTTTGTAACGATCTCTCACTTTAGACTTTACAATTTTGTCACCAACTTTCCTTTTTTCATTTCGAATTTGAATCGGAGACGGGGGAGTTATAGTGTCAACTTTGGACTTTTTCCTCACTATTTTATCATCGTTATTTTTTATTTTTCGCTTTTCTGTCTTTTTACAAACATCGTCGTCACTAATATCGTCGGAATCGCTCACCTCGTCTTTGTATTCGCTATCTACGCTTGTGTCGTTGGTGTTGTCATTGTCCTCACATATGTATTCTTTACAACGACTAATGTCCTTACCACCAAACTTGACTGTTGGATCGGTTCGCTTTATTTTATTTTTGGCCATATCGTAGCTAGTCGGCATGCTATTCAACTTTTTGTGCATTTCTATGCCATCAATAAGTCCATTTTTGTTCAAACACACGTTGTTGGCGGTGCTCACGACGGTCAAAACGTCCAGGCTGTCTCTCATTGGAGTTTGAATGTTGTTGGACATGTACATCTCGGCCATTTCTGCAAATACAAATGAACGTTAATTTGCGCTATCCACCGCTACCGCAATTTGACGTCGTCAATGATGTCAAAAAAAAATTAATTACTTTTTCCTTGTTCGATTCAATTAACTCTTCAAAAGTGTTTTTATTCGCTATCAACGATGATGTCATGAACGGCAACGATACCGCGACTATCGACACGCACACCAAACTGGTTAGTGGATATGAAACTGGCGCGCGCAGTATAAATATGAATATGTCAATCGTTAACTATCAACCGACTAATGTTACGTCAAAAGATTATTTCATCAGTTGCGTTAGGCTGCCATTTGTTTCAACGTCGTTGATTACGAACAAACATTTTTCAAAACCATTGTCCCTTTTGACCATGCAAACGTACACAGAAACTCAAGTGTGGCACATATTTACAGTGAGAAAGGGAAAAGAACCAATTACTTTTCATAAAATACGCGGCGTTAGTATTTGGTTTAACAATGAGCACATCTTTTACGCCAAAGAAGTGATACGTCTTCATGGCAACATTCCGAGCGTTTTTATTACTAACCTTTTAAAAGATTTCACAAACGTAAAAAATGTACAACAAATAAAATTCATATGTCCCAACATAGACATCCGTGACGATACTGTTACTATTGAAATTGATAAATAAATTAATTAATCATTACTCACCACCCACAAGCGTGCAAATAGTTCAAAATCAACTTGGCGACTAAACAGTTTTACAAAACAGTTTGTTGGTTTTATAGCGACGACGATCTTGACCGCAATATAATTGTTAAATTTTAAAATTTGTAAAATAAATTTACACTAACATGAAACGTTCAACGAAAAGAATCCGTGATCTTTGTTTACACTTTCATATGAAAATGGAAGCAAAGATGGCGTGATCTTTTCGTTGAACGTTATGTGTTAGTGTGAATTTAAACAAACAAAAGTTACACGAAAAAAACCCGTCATCTTTGCTTACGCTTTTATATGAAAATGGAATCAAAGATGACGGGTTCTTTTCAATTAACTTTCCGTGTAATATAAATTTATTTTATTTATATTTATAACAAACGAAACGTTCGATGAAAAGAATCCACGATCTTTGCTTACGCTTTCATATGAAAATGGAAGCAAAGATCACGAATTCTTTTCTTTAAACTTTTTGAGTTTACATACATTGTTTTAAAAATTTTAAATTGAACTAATAAAAAGTTAAACAAAAAGAATCCACGATCTTTGCTTACGCTTTCATATGAAAATGGAAGCAAAGATCGTGGATTCTTTTCGTTGAACTTTTTGTGTCATTATACATTTATTCTAAAAAGTTAATCAAACAAACGAAATGTACAACGAAAAGAATCCATGATCTTTGCTTACGCTTTCATATGAAAATGGAAGCAAAGATCATGGATTCTTTTCGTTAAACTTTTTGTGTCATTATATAAATATTTATTTTTTAAAATTCACATTAAACTTTTTGTGCTAATGTAAATTATTAGTTTTAACAAACGAAATGTACAACGAAAAGAATCCACGATCTTTGCTTCCATTTTCATATAAAAGCGTAAGCAAAGATCGTGGATTCTTTTCGTTGTACATTTCGTGTATTGGTTATGTATTATTCCATGATGATATCATCCAACATCAGACCATACATTTGGACCAATCACAAACGGCCAACAAACGATGATATCATCGTACGATTAGTTATCATGCAATGACTCATCCACTCGTTGCCGCTTATTTCACAACAAGTAACATTATTGCACAATAATTTTGATTATTACACCATAATTTTACAAATGACATCATTTGACAATGAGGTTATCGCAAACAAGATAAACATGTTTCAACAGGATACTGTAACTGCGCAGAATATTAATGACTCATTAAATTATTGCACAATGATTTTTGCAAATGACATCATTCAATAAAAAGGTTATCGTAAACCAGATAAACATGTTTCAACAAACTGCGCACAATATTAATGAATCATCAAATTATTGCACAATGATTTCATCAGCCGCGCGGTGAGATCACCATTCATATCAACAAGTTTCTGTACAAACGTCCCAAACATCCGTCGTGTAGATTTTGCGGAAGGCAAGTTTGGCGGTCCAGATCGAATTGATAGTTAAGCGGACAAAAGAATTGTATAGACTCGGGACACATGTAGTAAGCGTTGCAATCGTACGGATCGGGCACTAGACCGTGATATCCGTTCGGACACAATTGCTTGATATGTACGTTCAAATGAAGCTTTTGCATCTGATGAAACATGGCGACTTTAACTAAAACCAAGATTGCCAACAAGATCCACATTTATTTCTTTATTTATAATTCAACACGTTAATATTTTTAACTATAGATTTGACGCTGCCAGTGCCGCTGCCGTCGCAACACTCTACGCTAAAGTTCACTTTACTTAACAATAGATTGCAAAAATTGAGATTAATGCTCGGTTTACATTTGTTGGAAAAAATGTTATGGTCCAGTATGGAATCGGTGTAGCCGGTCACGCCGAAATTGATTAAATTACAATAGTGCATGTAGGCGTGTTCGTGCATCAACATCAACGTTAAATATTGTGTTACAACAGACTCGTTAGTTATGTAATTTTCCTCGCCGGGGTTGCAATCGTAGCGTTCTTTTCGTCCCGAACTCGTAAACGTTCTTATCAATTTTAACTTGGACTTTTCCTGCAACATGTAATCGGCGTTCATTTCCATGTCAAATTGCCGCTCCAACGTTTTCAAAATACTTTTTCTGTCAATCATACACAGGATTCCGTCGTTTTCGGTCTTTTTGAACACGATCGGTTCGCCGGGAATCGTGTAATTTTGATCTTCCACAATCACGTACTCTATACTGTTGTCGAAACTGTTCACTAGAAAGTTGGCTCGGCTGTGTATGTAACTGAGCGTGGCCCAGACGACGATGATTATTTCGCGGCCGTCGTTACTCGATCCCTTGTTTCTGAATATGGTGAGAAGCGGCTGAGTGAGTGACAAGTTGTGCAACATCGCCATGTATTTGGCGAGGGTCATTTTTATTTTCAACAAATCGTAACTTTCGAGACTGTTCAAATTTTTAGCGTTAAAATCGGCCAAGTCGTAGGTTTTTTGGAGTTTTTCGTCGCCGTTGATTATTTCGGTGACGGTTCGAAACTTTTGTGTGGAGCCCCTGGTGCGCTTCATTTTCAATTTTACACGTGTTAACGCCTTATGTTATTAAAGCATCGTCCTCTGAGCCGTGTTCACAAACGGATTGTTTCTCATGGTAGCGTTTAGAGGATTAGTAAAAGTCATTGGTGTGGTTTGCGGCGCTGGAGCGCTGCTGTTGGTGCCTCCTCCGCTGCTCGATTGGAACAACATCACCAACAATATGATTATCACTAGCGCAATCAGAATGGTCATGAGCGTGCTCTGATTGAAACTGATCGAACTGAAGGTGGACGGGGCGGTGGGAGCGCGTAATTCTTCCATTGTCGATTTCTTATTTGTTAATCTCCGGCTCTATGAACAATTTTAAAAGCGTGTTGTGCACCCAGGGGTTGTTGAGTTCGTTTAAAGTTTTAAATCCAAAGGAACTTTCGTAATCACCTCTTATTAAAAGATATGCAGGCACCGTGTTGAAATTGTATTTGGTTAAAAACAACTTTTGTTGTCGGTTGACGATGAACGTTTCTTGTTGAATTTTCAGCGGCGGCGAGCTTTGACGGTACGGAATCAGTTTTATGTCAAAGTGCAACAGCTCCGTGGAACCGAAAAAACTGTTTCTCGCCAAGATTCCGAATAACTTTTCGCGCGGCACGAAAAATGCGTTCAGCGTGCCTTTTATTTGTATTATGTCGGGTCTAATGAAAAGGTGTGCGGGCTCGTTGTAGCGCAACGAGGGAAACCTCGTTTTGGGGTCCACTTTGATGTTCATTTTTCTGTACTTGTTTGTCGCATACCTGTCCACAACGATTTCGCTATAGTAATTGCCCATTTTTTCGCCCGGCTCCACGAAGCGCGTGATAAATTTGTACAACGCAGTTTCGGTCATGTATTCGTTCAACAATTCGAGCAAATCGTCGGGGAACAAGCCGTCGTAAATGTAGTCGCGCTGTATGAACTTTATATACGACGACTTGGTATCAAGTTCAATTCTCATTTCGTTGAACACCTCGTTCACTTTGTTGGTGGTGAACTTTTTAGTGTTGATAATTCTATAATCGGATCTGAATAGAACGAGACCTTTATAATAGTTTTTCAACGTCACATCTTTATACATTATGTTTTTTTCTACAAAATGTTTCGCCATTAGATCACCCACTAGATACAAACGGTACATGGACGATTGAACTTTAGGAATAGAGCACGACACTTGAACACCGCACCAGTCCATGTACGCGTCCTCGAAAATGTAACCGGCGTTGCCGTTTATTATACAATACGTTTCGTTGTTTTTTACGAATTGCCTATTGTCAAAAACTTCCGAAAACTCTTTGTACAACAACAATTGGTATTGTTTAGGGTCTCTAACGAACATGTTGGTGGCGTAAATGGGAGTGTCGGGCATCAGGTACACTTTACTCACGTGTTTGATTATATTTACATTTCTACGCGAACACATATATTTGAATTGGGGTTTTATGAAAGTGAAATTCTCAACATTATTGTCCACGATGATGTTCTTGATGCGCAGCGACGACAAATAGTCTACATAGCGCATCAACGTTTGCGGTTTGAGGGTGGCAAACTCGTTTTTGAGATAGCCATAGATGAACGGCAAAGTTTCAGAGGGGAATCGGTCGAAATCTTTAAATTCAAAATAACTGGCCACAAACAAATATTTCAATTGATTGGGCTCCAAAAAGTGATGTTGATGCTGAATATCGTCGTTCATGATTTTGACTCTTATCAAGTCACGTCGGAAGTGTACAATAAAACTACAAGTAAATGTAACATACAATTTTAATATATTATTAAATATAGTACAATGTTATCAAGGCTGTTACTAAAATTCACCGATACGACTTTAGTCCGTCTAGTATCGTCTAAGCGAATTGACGACAATGACACCGGTCGTGATACATTATTACAAGCAAACCGGCATCAAGCGTAAATACAGCCATTTTGCCAACAACGATTTGACGGTGCCGCTTCCTTTACCATCACAAAAATATTTCTACACACACAGCCGTTTGTACACGCTGTGTGAATCGTGTTTCACCGCAGAGGAAGACGTTGAATGTCATAAAACATCGAGGTATTACAAACTTTCCAAAGATGACTATGACGATGTTGGTGTGGAGAACGTGCCGTCTTGTTTTTTATGTAACAGATAATCATCTCTGTCATTGTTTTTAATGTTTTTGTTGTTGTTGTTTATCAGATATCATTTTGTTGTACAATTTCATGTCATAATATATCAATTTACAATTAATACTGTTGTTTGTTTTTATACATTTTTTATAAAAATCCAAATCGAACACATCCAAATTGTCATGGGTTCGGGTGAAGTACATGTAATCGGTGAAGCCGCACGTCGAACAGTACAAGATGGGATTGATTTTCTTGTAAAATTTCGTTTCACACTTTACACAATATGTGTTGCAACTCCTCCAAATGTATATGATGTAATTGTGATCGTGCAGATACACCTTTTTGCGCACTTCGTAAAAATATATGGTCTCGTCGCTGCGAGGTCGCACGTTTTGACGGCGACACTGCGCCAACATGGGACTGTTATCGGGCATCATTTTAACCGCTAAGCGACCGGTGGACGGGTTCTTGACAACGAAAAAGTCGTGCACATTTTCCACAAAAACAACCTTGTTGTACGTGCTATACTCGATTTTAGTGATCATTTCATTGGATTTTTTGTTGTTAACTATTGCTTTGATGTTGTCGTACACGTTGTTCTTGACATCTTTGTACACGTTCACGACTATTTCATAGTCGCGATCCTCCTCCATCAGGCGAATGGGGAAAATGTACGCGGTGATGAATCCGTGATCGCACAGCTCCTCCACACTGGACAGATTGAGACGGGGATACATTTCGTATGTGACGAACATGTCGCAAAACGTGTACTTGTGGAGACATTTGCCACACACCAACTTGAATTTTTCTTTGCGTCGTTTCTCGTCGACCAATGATATGACCACGTTCACTATACAAAACAGTTGATTTTTCGTAACCTTGTTGAATTTGAACGCGCAAGAATCGCATTTGGTCTGACGTATTGTGTCTTTCGATCTGTTGATGCCCATACACCGCATCATGGGCAGATTGTTAACTCTGTACTTGCCCTCGGCATAGTCGGTGGCAAAGTTGAACACGAATTTGAGCAGCTCGTAGCTCTGTGAGTTGAGAAACTTGTACCGCAAATCTTCAATTTTTAATATCGATGACGGCGGCGACGACGGCGGTGATCGAGTTAACTTCGACATCTTTATTCGTCTAATCGCGTTTTGGCAGCATCCAAACTTATATAGTGGTCATTGCGCACGCGATCTTTTCGTCTCAATTTGTAAAATATTAAACGACTATGTTTGTATCTAGTAATAAGACACATGCATTTTGTAAATAATTCATGTATTCATACGAAGCTATAAGACTAGTCATTTAAGTTCACAAACACTTACAGAGGGACGCGCATGAGCGCCCTCCAAATAAAAGATCCTAAAGTCTTTACTCCCACACAGTTAGGGAACACCTAGACTTAAGTTAGCTGACTCACCCCACCGGTTCACCGACGGGTGGGACAGAAATGTATACAAAAGTAGTCAAATAAACCTGTTTCAATTCAATTCAATCTTTTCGTCGATGCCACTACATAAACACACACACAATTAAGTGGCGTGTTGTGTCGAGTAGCGTGATGGAAAACACGATCGCGTGGGATGTCGATTTCGAAAACTCGTTGCCCGACTACCAGTCGCTGGCCGATCTGGGAATCGGTGACAACGAAAAGTTGGTGTATACGGCGGAGAGCGGATTTTGTAAAGTGCCGTTTCAACGACGCTTAAATTTTAGAGAATCGGCGACGGAGACGAGTGATCAGGAACCGTTTAATTACATCGACGAAGCCGGCTTGGATCAGATTATTTATCATTTGTTGGAAGATAACGCTTTGATTAACATACTTTTGAATCAGTTTAAAGTATTATTGAAAAATTTAAACACGAAACGTATGCTGATGTTGTCCTCTAAACAGCTCACCAACAAACTGTTGGGTGAGACGTACAAAGCCGCTCTAGTGCATTCTCTAAACAGAATGGCGCTCAAAATGGCCAAAGCGACGATACTTTTTATAATTAAGTGGCGTGTTTGGCGTGTTGTGTCGATTAGCGAGATGGAAAATTTTAATGTAATAGAACATAATGATGAAATCGCCGTTGGCGGTGCGAGACTGCTCAACGAGACCGGCCGTCTTTTCGCGCATCTTTACACTCCAAACATATCACTCAACACGGACGCGCGTCTGAGTGTCAAATTGGCCGCCTACGAGCTGGTCAACAAAATTCACACTCAAACATACAATTGCACCATCGACGACCGCCTGGCGTATCGGGAACCTTTGGACGAAATTGTCATTTCGAAAACCAACTGTTCCCATGGTCTGATAATAAATTTAAACAGACTGGCCAAAGTGATGATGTTGATCGTCAATCTGCCAGAGTTTCAAGCAAGCGTCTACGCATTCTCGCCGTTTTGTAAACAGTTAAAACACATCAACGGGCTTTTCAAAAAAGACTATTGTTGTCAGGATTTGGTGAAGGAGACCGACGTGCAATTGAACGCTGTCATCGACAAGATAAAACAATGTCGCGCTATAATAAAGGTTATCAACGAACGATTACAGATCATTAATATTTTCGACGATGACATCAAAATTTATCAGTGTAACATTTGCAAGGAAACATCGTTGGAGGACAACTTTATAAGACCTAACAAATGTTGCGGATACGAAATGTGTTATGTGTGTTACGCCAACATGTGGCAACATTGCACTCTGTACCCAGTGTGTCCCGTTTGTAAAACAAGCTTCAAAAGTGCCTCACAAATTAACAAAAAAATTACCGATAGCGATTAAATTGCTATAATCGAAATGTTTATTGAAAAGAATACATAATTTGAAAAGAATCAATTACAAATTTTTTGTTTTTAAAATTTATGTAAGTTTATTGTTAAGTTCAACGGAAAGATGTCGTGATCTTTGCTTCCATTTTCATATGAAAGCGTAAGCAAATTTCATGGATTCTTTTCGTTAATCTTTTCATTTGTTAAACTAAAAATTTTTAAATAATGTATGTAAACTCAAAAAGTTAAACGAAAAGAATCCACGATCTTTGCTTCCATTTTCATATGAAAGCGTAAGCAAAGATCATGGATTCTTTTCGTTTAACTTTTTGAGTTTACATACATTTTTTTTTTAAAAATTTTTAGTTTAACAAATTGAAAAGTTAAACGAAAAGAATCCATGATCTTTGCTTACGCTTTCATATGAAAATGGAAGCAAAGATCACGACATCTTTTAGTTAAACTTTTCATTTGTTAAACGAAAAGAATCCATGATCTTTGCTTACGCTTTCATATGAAAATGGAAGCAAAGATCATGGATTCTTTTCGTTAATCTTTTTAAGTTTACATACATTATTTAAAAATATTTAGTTTAACAAATAAAAAATTAAACGAAAAAATCTCGTGATCTTCGCTTCCATTTTCATATGAAAGTGTAAGCAAACATTACGAATTCTTTTCGTTTAACTTTTTTAAATTACATTTTACTAACTATTGGAAAGGAAAATAAAAAATGTTTACATTTTAAATGGTTTTATTGTTAATATTTATACATAGAGGTATTTTAGATTTCTGATTTTATATTCGACATACGAACTACCATATTGTTCGATGTCTTCGCAAACGGCACAATGACCNACATACGAACTACCATATTGTTCCAAGTCTTCGCAAACGGCACAATGAAGNATATTGTTCGATGTCTTCGCAAACGGCACAATGACCTTCAAATTGCTCTAATTTAAACAACGGTTTCACAAAACATTTGCTACACCAATTGTTTGGATCATATACAGTGTTTACAAAAACTTCATAGGTATGAATGCTTCCAATTAATTTAGCGTGAGCGTAGCCACAATCATAACATTCGATTAAGTTGTATTCACGTTTAATGTACTGCTTGGCGTTCGGGTTGCACAAATAACATTCTCTGTTATCTTCATACCAGACAATATTAAAACTTTCATCGTTGCCAAACAATAGATTGAAATTGTACTTGTTACTATACAGCAACTTTACAAAGTCCGAGTCCGAAATGTTGAACCAATCATTTACACCAAATATATCATAATCGTCTACGAAAAACCATTTTTCCTCGTCGTTTTCGAGCAACCTTTCGATCAGTTTTCTCTTGAACAACGTAGGCAACATTTTGTTGTATGTATCGAAATAATAGAAATAATTATCACACAATACATCTAAACACTTGTCTTCTAAAGAGCTAGGGTTGTACACAAACAACTTGAAGACCATTTTGGATTGACTACACACTGTTGTGGGTAAAAATCGACTGTGAATTCGAACAGTTTACTAGTTTATATACAGATTGATAATGGCCACTTTGACCGCCGTCGATTTGTTGAACGCTTCACGATATGCCACCCATCAACAGCGTTTGCACATGATACCAAAATGGAGACGAAAGTTTCCGCATATATTTTTAGATTATGAAATTCGTGCGGCCGACAACGACGATTATTACGTTCCTCCTCGATTGAGAGACAAAGCGATTTCAGTCAAAGTTACGTTTAGTAAAGCGGGCTGCGAAAGCATGACTTGCTATCCGTTTCACGAGACCGGAAACATCGACTACAGCACTCCTTTTAATTACACACAAACGTCAGAAACGACCGTGGCGTACGCAAACCCGGCGTGCTATCATCTAGATCGCGCCGCGGCCACGAGAGAGGGCGCCGAAAACGAGGTGCAAGCGCCCGAGTTGCGCTACACGGACGGCGGAAAGTGCATTTTAGTAGACACTCTGACAAAGATGTACTTCAATACTCCGTATTTGAGAACCGAAGAACATTTGATTCAGGGGGTAGACGACGTGCCCGCTTTTAACATCACCGCCGATGATCCTCTATTTCCCGAAAGATTTATCGGACATTTTAACGAAGCGTATTGTAGACGTTTCGGTCGCGATCTCATCAACGGCGGATGCTCGGTGCAGTGGTGGGAAAGTTTGATAGGTTTCGTTTTGGGCGATACAATTTACATTACCCTCAAACTTTTGTCTACAAATATCTTTAAAGAATTGAGAGATTTCAATTACACGCGACCGTCTCCGATTTTGCCCACGAAACCGACCGTAGATTCAGACGCTATACTGCAACGTTGGCTCAGAGCCAGAGACGATCGCGTCGACGTCGATTTCGAAAACTCTTTTCCCGATTATCAGACTTTAGCGGATCTGGGTATCGGTGATAACGAAAAGTTGATATACACAGCCGAACATGGCTTTAGCAGAGTGCCGTCTCAAACACGCCGCCGCCTTGATTTCAGAGAAGCGATCGCGCGAGTCGAACCCTATATCGACGATGCCACTCTGAACGACATAATTTCTCAATTTTTGGAAGATAACGCTTTGATTTTTGGCATCGCCACAGATTTAGGTTTCGAGCTTCTCCTAAACCAATTCAAAGGTTTATTGAAAAATTTAAACACGAAAATAATTCCCGCGTTGAAACGTATGCTCATGTTGTCATCTAAACGGCTCACCAACAAACTGTTGGGCGAAACGTATAAAGCCATTTTAGTGCATTCGATCAATAGGATGGCGCTCAAAGCCATTTCGACGATGGCCAAAGCGATGACTAGAATTTTGATTAAAGCTTCGTCCGTGGTGGGTTTGATTCTGATAATATTCACTTTGGTCGATTTGATTTTGGCGTTTTGGGATCCTTTCGGTTACAATAATATGTTCCCTCGCGAGTTTCCTCACGATCTGTCGTTAGCTTTTTTGTCCGCCTATTTTTCGGGCCTGCAAAACGAGAGTGTCGATTTTGTGGAATTTCTACCGGAATATTTTAACGATCTGATCGAAGACGATGATACGGCCATTTTGGACTCGTTATTTTACATATTAGACTATGTCTCCGAACTTGAGGTCAATTCCAATGGACAGCAATTAAATTTTGAACAGAGCGAAACGATTGAAGATTTCGATGAAATCACTCTGATAGGCAGCGTTTTAGCGTCCAGCGCCCTGTACACTAGATTGGATTTTATGGAATACACCGAGCGACAGAATCGATTGTTGTTCAACGATGAAAATAGCAATTTCGTTCAAGTCGCGTTAGCCGGTTCGTGGATAGCGGGAGCCGCACTGATATATCTCTTGCCGCACAACAACATCAATGTCTTGCCTTTGTTTGTGATATTTTTATTGATAGCGTTGTACACGGTGGTCAACTCGTCGTTGACGTACTATCTAAACGTACAAAAGTATGTATTGCGCACACCCAACGAATGGTGGAAAAATTTGTACACTTAAAACGAACTATGACCTTTGAATAAACAAAACAAAAGCAAATTACATATACGGCTCGATTTGTGTGTACGGATTATTGTGTGTCAAAGCTACGATGTCGTTCGCACGTTACTTTGAGACGTGTTCTCAATTTTTACCTCAATGTTGTAAATATATTGAAAAAGAAATTATCGTGTACATGTTGAATACGCAGGGAATTGACACATCAAAAGGCCAACTATATTACATATTGAACAGCGCGATCGAAGTTAATAGCGACGGTTTCATTAGAATTCGGAGCCGCGTCGTATTGTTCGACATGTCTAATTTACGCAGCAGCACACCGCCGGAGTTGGATCATTATGTAGATGCGACCCGAAAAATGTGCTTAACGAGTCACGATATCGCTTTGTTAAAATTGTTAATTAGAGACCGCTGGTACAAAGGGGATTTCGAACGTTTACAAAAAATCCTCGAAAAACAAAACGTTAATGAACTCATTAAATTTGCATGTAACGTGATGTGGGAGAAAGGTTACGAAAATCATTACACTCTAGGTCAACAGCTGAGCATCCGCATAACCACCAAGTTGATACAGAGCGGATTGGACTTTAAGCATCAACAACAAGACGATCCCACCGACCGATGCGGTCGGCGAGGTTGGGAGTATAAACCGTTCGAAAAGTTCATTAATTCAATCACTTCCATTTCGGATGTGATAAAACGCCACAAATGCTCGTCCAAATACATTTTGATCGAGACGACGACCGATGCGCACGGCGCCGCCGAAATCAAAGCCCGTCTCGCGGAACACTTTACCGTGTACAACAACACCTTTGTCAACAACTTGTGTTTAATTTTAATGGATGAAGACAAAAACTCTATGCAATATCTGAAAAAGCTCTCGTTCCTCATTCAAGAGCGCGTCGTTAACGTAATATTTGTCACCGACCTAGATTACTACATGAAGCTGAACCACTATCCGTTCTATTTGTACAATTCCCTAAAGTTGTACTATTATTGTTTGCGCAATAAGTTTGTGTTCGACAAGAACGATTATGAAATGATATTTCTGCTCAATTTAATAGTGTCGCTGGAATGGTACAACGGCGGCCATCTCAATTCGTTCACATTGGAAAAATCCAAACTGTACAATCCGCTGGAACTTTCCACGCGCCGATTCAATTCGATCAAACGCGCGGCCAGCCAAGCTCGAATCATAGCCAACGACAACGAGATCAAGATGGATTTCATTAAAGGAAAACGCATGAAGACGGGCACAAACTATGGTCATCGGCTAGTAGACATCGAATGAAAAATGTGTATATGAAAATTATGTGTTTTTTTTTCTATATCTATTAAGTTATTTAACTTTAATCTAAAATGTACACTAAACTATTACATTATTGTGTATATAACACTCAACGTTTAATAAAACCGGTAGTCTGACACCTCTAACTCAATAATGCGGTGTGCCGGCCTATTTTTAATCGTCGAGCCCGACAAAGTTATTTTGTTGTGTGCCAAAAAGTCGTACAACTCATTAAAGTACTACGACTCTCGCGCTTTGCGAAAAGCCAACTTTTTGGAGAAAATTTCCATACCGCGCGGCAAGCGCGACGGCCGCGACGTGTTTGATTACGAAACCGCCATCAGAGAATTCATAGAGGAGACAGGCACATTTTTCGAAAGCGCGTACGTGTACGAAGTGCCGTTTCAATTGCAATGGAACGACGCCGGCGCGCATTACAAATACTCCATTTACGTGGGAATCGTGCGCGGCTATTTAACATATATGCCGCGAGAGCCCAACTCATTTTGCGTCAAACTATTGAGTTATTTGGACGAACCCAACAATTACAAAATCAACATCGAAACGCGCCGGTACAACAACGAGCTGCCGAGAAATCTACACATATCCACTCTCGACGACTATTTTAAATACATGAACGAGAGACAATTGTACACGTACGACTACAGTAATTATATTGAATTTTTCGAGTTTGTCAAAAAGATCAAAAAAAAGTTTGATTGTTCCGATTTGGGTAATTTTTTTCGTATCACACTCAAATTGGACAAGTTGGAGACGCTGGACCTGAACAAATGGATCGTGCGTCGATCCAATTTGGTGGCGGCCATGAAAAAAAAAATGATGGACATTTTGAACACAGCATAGGTTGCAATACAACAACGAAAATAACCAACGTTGTCACCGCCGCTGCCAACACCGCTAACCCCACCACCACCACTTCAATTGGTGACACGAATTCCAATTGTTGCCTGACACGTAGCGAAATTTACGCTCTAGTCAGAGAGACTATAATGAAACGCAAACACAATTGGCGCGTGGACGGGGTGTGCGATCATTTACTCGATGGCAATTTCGACAAGCAAATGAAGTATATAAGAGATAATCTAAAAAAAGCACGCATATTTACTGGCGACAGTGGTCAGTGCAAGCGATTATTCTTACACACTCAGCGTTTGCAAAATATATTCGATAAAAATAACTCTTTAGAAGAGGAATACGGCAAGTGTGTGGCTAAATATGGCAGTTTCCACAAACGAACTGCTCAACATGTGCGAGAATAGCGAATACAACAAGACCAACATTGAAAGTGTCAAACAAATAATAGCCTTTTGTGAAAAGAAAAAGATCAATTTCATCGTCAACGTGACCGCTCTGTGCGGCGACAAGAAAAAGAAAAAAACCAGTAGCAAAAACAAATACATTTTGTTCAACAGTTGGTTCAACAAAAACAAGAAAGATTGCAAAGTGAACGGCTATAAAATTTGGAACTACATGAAAAGTCTAGACTCTGCGAAACCGTTCACAAATCTTTTTGATTTCATAGAATCGCTCAACAAGTCCGTACAGCCCGTAGCCATCGATAGAAAGAATAAAAATAACGAGGAAAATGAGACGACGACGACGAAGATTACACAAACTTTGCACGAAGCGCAGGATCAACGAAACCGCCTCACCGAGGAATTTTACAAAGTGCTCACGGAAACATTGAACGATGGCGTTTCGCCCACACACAGTTTGATTTACGAACAAAAACTCAACGGCAGTTACAAATCTTCATTGACTCGTTTGACACCGTCCGTTGTCCATCACGCCATTGACGTGTTTAAACACATTCTCGTACAAATCGAAGATCCCAGCGCTGCCGTCTCTTCGAGCGTCGCTTGTGTTGCGAAGCATGAATTAAATTCAATTGAAGCGTCAAACGGCGGCACAGTCGTCGTCAAGCCGGTCCAACGAAAACGCAAGCGCAGTCATCCTCAGCAAAACAACAACAACAGCACATCAAAAAGAAAAGCAAAACAGCAACGAAAACAATCGGAGAGTGTCGTTAGTGCGCCTGCACGGCCGCAACCATTGTCGAGGTCGTCGTCGAGCGATTCCTTTTCACAATACAGTATGATAAACGACCATCAGGACAACAGTCGAATGTCAGAGTGACAACAAGGGAACGACATCTCATCATCATCACTATGTTTTCGTTTCATTATAAATTTGATCAATATATTACTGTTTATTTGCTAGACGAAGAGTTTTTTTTCGATTTTGACGAAATTACTTTGTTACTACGACCCTATTTCAAGAACAAACAGTCTCGCAACACTGCCATTAAAATGCAAAAAAACCCCAAGCGATACTTGACGCCCGACGAAACGTTAATGTACATTGATAATTTTCAGTTTGGTCAAGAGTTGGAAAATCATATTTGTGAATACATTTTTCCTGTTTTAGAAGGTTACAAAAAAAATGCATATTATGAATAAATGTTTATTAAAAATTACATAGTTTTTTATTTATTTTTACCATATCCTCCTCGTAATCTCAATACTAAATGTAGCGTGGACTCTTTTTGTATATTGTAGTCGCTCAATGTTCTCGAGTCTTCGAGCTGTTTGCCGGCAAATATTAGGCGTTGCTGATCGGCCGGTATACCTTCTTTGTCTCCAATTTTCTGTTTTACGACTTCAACCGTGTCCGAAGCCTCCACGTCGATGGTGACCGTCTTGCCTGTCAACGTTTTTACAAATATCTGCATTGTGTCGTTTCAATAAACGTTCACTTATAACCTACTCGATTGGACGAACCATACATTGAGTAAGAAAATATCAAAATGATCTCTAGCAACGGGGAAAGCTTCGATGCCGATTTGAAACGACTAATCGACAAGATCATCGTCACACATCCTATATCGCCCGCTTCTCGCCTAGGAGACATAATACAGGACATGGGTAGAAAAAAATTGTTGCTAGTTCGATTGAAAGATGACAATTTTGGTATCAACGAAAGTATAGACATTTCCGACACGAGTCGCGACTATTTGAATTTGTTACAAACGGAGAAACTGAGCGCGTGTCGCTTGTGTTATCACAGAAACGACGACAACAGATGCGAGTTTCATAAAAAGTACGTGAACATCGACATGCCCAACAACGGCGATGACTACGATCATTTCCTCAACAGTGACATGGGCGTGATCAGCTTTGTCGAATTGTATTACACATACTTGGGTATGGACTTTTGGAAACCGACAGCGGTGGTTTTGTTTCGCGATCTCACCGGTTTCTCTAGCATCAAAGAAATGATGCTACATTTCAATCACCCGTTCGAGGACAACGTAGATTCTGTCCCCGTGGAATCGATGGATTGTGAATAAAATGAAAACGTAGCATCTTTGTTTACAATTTTACGTGAAATCGTAAGCAAATATACAGCTAACTTTTCATTGAACTTTTATTTATGTGATAAAAGTGATGTCGCTTTAGTTAGTTTTTAAACTAAATTTTACAAAACGTTCAACGAAAAGATACCGGCATCTTTGCTTACGCTTTCATATGAAAAAGGAAGCAAAGATCACGGATTCTTTTCGTTGAACGTTTTATTTAGTATATTTTAAATTTTATAATAAATTTGAAACATTTGAAAAGTTTAACGAAAATATAACGACATCTTTGCTTCCATTTTCATATGAAAGTGTAAGCAAAGATCACGTATTTTTTTCGTTGAACTTTTCTTCTTTAAAATAATATCTAATATATAAATATATTAGTCGACTAAAAGTTTAATTAAAAGATCACGTCATCTTTGCTTCTATTTTCATATGAAAGTGTAAGCAAAGATCACGGATTCTTTTTGTTAAACTTTTGTTTAAATAATTTTTACATTCATNTATTAGTCGACTAAAAGTTTAATTAAAAGATCACGTCATCTTTGCTTCTATTTTCATATGAAAGTGTAAGCAAAGATCACGGATTCTTTTTGTTGAACTTTTGTTTAAATAATTTTTACATTCATTGTGTGTGTTGTGCGCGTCTTGTGTTTATTTTTTAGGTGGTGGCCAGGATTTGGATTTCGATGCCGCTGCCGTCGACGACGATTGGGAAGTCACCGGATCGGGTGTCACGTTCAGAGAATCGTTGATGTTGTTGACTGTTGTAGAAATGCTATCCAATTGAGCGGCGTGCGCATCTAGTTTATCGGAAATTGCGGACACGTCTGGCAAGTTGGCTCTAATGTCGTCCACGGTGGTTTGCAGCGCGCTAACCTTGTCGTCCAACTCTTTGATGTCTTGTTTAATCAAAACGAGAATGTTTTGAGACATGATAAATGAAGTTAACAATAAAAATAATGTAGTTATTGTCGTTAAAATTGTGATTCGATATTAATCAAAAATAAAAATAAACTCTTAGTTAACATTTTACCGTTGACATATTAATATCGCTGCCGCCTAAAACTTTTCACCAACGGACCATCAAAATGGATTCGTTGCATTTCAAACTGACCCTCCACCAGCGAAATTAAAACGTCCGTGTCGTTATGAAACACAACTACCTTCCTGGGTAAGTCCCTGTAGTTTGAGCGGTTACGATCTACAATGAGCGCAAACTTTTTACCATTGACCGGTGACACGGACACATAGGGCAATTGCGTAGTGCCGTAAATGGTAACGTTAGCGTCCAGTTTGTGTACCGCAACGTTGTTGTCTTCGTCGTTGTCAAAGCTAACGTGCCCCAAAATTAGACCTTCCGATCTGGCTCCGGTGACCGGAAACTGGACGACGCCGCTGTTGAAATCGTCGTGTCTGCAAGTCACCACCGACACCATATGTCCATTCTTGAAAATAGGAGCGCCGACATAAATCTTTTCGGCCACGGAATAATCGGTAATGGCTATCGAGCGCAGCTGACCGTACACCATGCGCCGATCGTGCGTATGAAAGTTTGCTACGACATGCGACAGAGTGGCTCTCATGAGGGCGCCGTTGCTCATCAACACCACCACTCGATCGTCTTTGTCGAGAGATGGGAAAAAAACAGTAGAGGCGACGCCCGGAAAATGGTGCATTAAATGTAAATTGAGCCGATGCTGGTGGTGTTGCATCGTGGAGATAGGCGATGATGACCGTGTTAATTCTTTGCCAGGCGGCGCGATCACGATATCGACACTTTTGTTGTTTACCGCGAACACGGTGACGGTTTTGGAATCGTGATCGACGCTACATTTGACATTGTACACGTTCACGATCCTTGGCGCAGCGAGATTGGTTATCGTCGTGGATGCGGTAAACAACGAACATAGAAATGACGCAATAAAGATAATATGCATTTTTAACTATACCGATTCGCACTTAATTAGTATGCAAAGGTTATACATTTGAGGTCAAGAACATTTAAATTTTAGATAAATAGCCATATAAAAGATTGTGTGGGCGTACACGTCTCAGTTGATCGTCTTCATCTTAAAATGCCAGCGCTTTACAAGATTTACCAGAAAAAAGAGGGCGAAAGAAGGCGAAAATTAATCAACCAGAGCCAAAATGACGATCTCAGACGACAATTGAACGAGATTATGCAAATAAAGAAAACTTTGTCAATCAAGATAGAGCATTGGGAGCGGATTAAGCAGATAACCAAAGACCCTCGTGAGATCAGCGAAATCGAGCGCAAACTGCAATGTATGCGAATGGAATTTTTAAACTTTAGTACTAATAAATTTTGAGGTGTATTGTAAATTAAAAATAAAACACAAAAAATTTTTATACATTTCGTTTTATTTTATAAGTTATTTTTTTACACATATTACATTTTAGTTTAATAGCACAACTGTACAATGGCGTTTTACACAAATAGCATTGGTAATGATTTTTTTCAAAAAGACCGTCGTTGTATTCTACATATTTGATTTGCATATATCTCGACACCTTATGTTCTAGCTCGCTCTCCCTCGCGAAACACTCGGCACATATTCTGTAGTATTCACGGTCCATTCTAAAGTCGACGTATCGTTGCGACAGCAGTGGTAATCGTATATTCAAGTTGGCATTTACAAAATGACTATACTCGTAGCCGACTCCTCTCTGTTTGTAGTAGAAATTCAACAAAATCTTTGCACTTTTAACAAAGTCTTTTGACAAACATTGACGTTGTACTTTTTCCATGTTTGGAGTTGTGTATCAACGCCTACAAACTTGATTATAACACATTTACTGTGTCGACCGAGCTTTTATAGGACAAACTATTTATATTATACATGACGCATTAAATAAAACGATTGTTCAAATTAAAACATTTATTTATTTTGAAAAAACATGTTTATAGAGACTTTGTCATGATGGTTCATCGTCAGGATCGTCATCTTCCAAAAACTCAATAAATTTACTACTCTCGTACCAATTGTCGCCCAATGCAACGTCGTTTTCCTCTTCGTAATCCATAGTGTGATGATAGTCGCCCTCGTGTTCAGCGAGCCTAGAGTCAGCCACAGGATCGTCGTTGTAACGAACGGCAGCAGCGTTATTGTCGACTTGACCGTTGTCGTGGTTAAAATTTTCCTCGCGACGATGTCTAGAGAAACGATCGTTGCGCTTTTTATGTTTATCAGAGTGTTGACGATGGTGATAACATTTGAATGGAGTGCCATCGGGCCAAACAACTTTTTGATTCAAGTTTAACAATTTATTGACTACATGATACGAGAGCACGGTCAACCTTTTGCGAGTGCTCGCGTTCCAATCCACGTGGTCGACAATTCTGCCGCCGCACACGTGATTAAGAAATTCTTTGGAAAACTTTTTGTCGACATTTTCACCGTTAAAATAAATAATAAAAATCATCTTATTATAAAATAAATTTATTTTTATTTATTACAATAAAGAGTATACACGCACACGACAATACTCTACGAACGCTACTCGTACACTTGATCGAAGATAAAGAACACTTTAGGATTAATAGCCAACGTGAGCGGCTTCTCTGTCACCTTCTTGTTGTTGACCGTTTCCAGTGTACTCTCTTTGCCGTATTTGACACCAGATATTATACCGCCGATGACAACGGTGTGCTCGTCGGAAGGCTCGTCGCCGCGCATCTCGAACATTTCATTAAACTCTTTTACGCTCAGCGACCTGGCTATCAATTTGTGTTTAATGTCGCCCGTGCTGTACGCTTCTTCGTTGTCGTCTTTGTCTATCTTGAACATGCTGCGCACAAACATAGTTTTTTTGTTCATTTTATCGTCACCGGGCAAATTGATAAACAATCGATTCTCCAACTTGGCCATGTTCACTTTCAAATACTCTTTCATAATGTTGCCATACAGTGTGTTGAGATGCATGAGGTTAGAGGGCACCATCGTCATGTACTCGCCAAACTTACTTCTGCAGCGAGTCACTTTGGTTACGTCGAAAAAGCGAAACGGGATGCTCGCACCGCAAATGTTCTCACCTCCGATGCCAATGTTGAACACGGTCTGCGGCGAAATTGGTGCTTTTATGCGAATGTTGGGGCTGACGTTGGGAATTATTTGATGTTGATACTCGTAAATGTTTATCGATTCGCTCATAAAGGCCAACAATTGAGACAGCAAGCCACTTTTATCGTACACCATCGATCGGTTGTTTTTGTTCAAGTTGTACACAAAAATATCTTGCACAGTTGATGGTAAAACCGCTCCACTCTCTTCTTCGTTGTCGTCAAATCGACATATCAATTTATCCTCTTCGTTGTGTTTCTCGTCGTAGCGCACGACGTCTTTAGTCTTGGCACGTTTAGCATCGCCGTTGTCGTTCGCGTCGAATTCAGCGGGGCGTTTATGTTGCATAACAGACATTATATTCACTTCAAAGCTTAGCTATTACTGATATTCGTGTAAATAGTTAAAACAATTTATACATATCAATTCTTATCATGCTAAATTTGCTATTTTTGACAAAATTTGCCAAAATTTTACTTACAATAAGTTCAACTAAAAGAATTCGTGATCTTTGCTTCCATTTTCATATGAAAGCGTAAGCAAAGATCGTGGATTCTTTACATTTCATTCGAATTTTTTTAAACAAATGAAACATTCAACGAAAATAACCCGTGAACTTTGCTTCCATTTTCATATGAAAGTGTAAGCAAAGTTCACGGGTTCTTTTCGTTTAACTTTTTGAATACACATACATTATTTTAAAATTTTTAAGTTTAACATAGGAAAAGTTTAACGAAAAGAATCCATGATCTTCGCTTCCATTTTCATATAAAAGTGTAAGCAAAGATCACGGATTCTTTTCGTTAAACTTTTCCCATGTTAAACTTAAAAATTTTTAATAATGTATGTAAACTCAAAAAGTTAAACGAAAAAAATCCGTGATCTTTGCTTACACTTTCATATGAAAATGGAAGCAAAGATAAACTTAAAAATTTTTAATAATGTATGTAAACTCAAAAAGTTAAACGAAAAAAAAATCCATGATCTTTGCTTACACTTTTATATGAAAATGGAAGCAAAGATCATGGATTCTTATCGTTAAACTTTTTATTAGTTCAACTTAAAAATTTTTTTAATAATTCTAAACATTAGAAAGTTTGACGAAAAGAATCCACGATCTTTNTGATCTTTGCTTACACTTTTATATGAAAATGGAAGCAAAGATCATGGATTCTTATCGTTAAACTTTTTATTAGTTCAACTTAAAAATTTTTTTAATAATTCTAAACATTANAATCCGTGATCTTTGCTTACACTTTCATATGAAAATGGAAGCAAAGATCATGAATTCTTATCGTTAAACTTTTTATTAGTTCAACTTAAAAATTTTTTTAATAATTCTAAACATTAGAAAGTTTGACGAAAAGAATCCACGATCTTTGCTTACGCTTTCATATAAAAATGGAAGCAAAGATCACGAATTGTTTTCGTTAAACTTTTATGTTAAACTAAAAATTTTTAATGTATGTATACTCAAAAAGTTTANATTGTTTTCGTTAAACTTTTATGTTAAACTAAAAATTTTTAAATAATGTATGTATACTCAAAAAGTTTAACGAAAAGAAGCCGTGATCTTTGCTTCCATTTTCATATGAAAGCGTAAGCAAAGATCACGGCTTCTGTTTAATGAACTTTTCGAGTATATGTATGAATAATTTTATACAAATTGTTTACATCAACTTTTTATATCTTTAATTATGTTTTAATATGAAAATGAAATGGCGGGATGTTTTATTAAACTGTTTACTTTTAACTTTTTGTGTAAAAAAGATTATTGGTTTTGTTCAACCGTTACGAATCTAAAGTGTAACATTGCGAATTTCTAACATTTTCAACGATGTCGATATTAATGCATTCAAGTCTTCGATTAGTTTCGCTTGCTTTGAATCGTAATAAAGTTTGTTTTCCATATAATCGACAACTTTATATTTGGTGTGTTGGCTGTTGAGTGCGGTTTGCATGAACTTATGGTTTTTGTATTCGATCACAGCGCAACCGGGTTTCGAAAGTGCCATGTTTCTTTTACAGAAAACCATTGCGTTAATGGTGCCGTATTTGCCAAAATATTTTTTAAGCTCGGTTTCGTTTACATCGTCAACGTAGTCGTTGTATTCGTTTGAATTTTGCCACGTAACTTTTATTCTGTTAAAATGTGCTTTTTTAACTTTGGCACTTTTGACCCCCGAGTATACTTGTTGTGTTAAAGCGTTTTCCACATTGATGTGTAATTCGTTAATGTTTTTAGAGACTTTATTGATATTGGAGGTTATGCGATTTCGTATTGCAAACAATTCGCTTAAGTGCGGTTTAATAGATTCCAAATCTGAAAAAAACTCCAATTTGTATTTTAAAACTTCATTGTATACTCGAAACGATTTCCATTTCAATAAAATTAAACTGCCCAAATTGACTGCGTACTTGATATCCTCGTTTTCGTTGTAAGTCGTCAAAAAAGAGTTTATTTTGATTTTAATTTTTCTTTTGCCAATTTTACGGTTAGCACCTATTAAATCTTGACTGTTGACATTGAAAATTTCATACAAAGACATGCTGCGTATGTCTAGGGGAACATTTTCGACTTTAAAACGTTTATCCTCGGGACTGTCGTCGTCATCGTCGTAATTAACGTCGCGTGAATAGATTGCAGAACGTTTTCTATGTTTCGTTAGAAATGAAAACGTGTCACCGCCTCCTTCGTTGCCATCGTCATCACTCGCTTGTTGCACCAAAGAGTATCTCTTCAACAACCTGGGACGTGTCTTGGAGGACATTTTTAATTCTACTTAATTCACAAAAAAAATATTGTGCTGTTTAGTATGATATAACTCTTTCGTAATGACGGACGTAATTGAAGATTTCAACGTTCTAAACAAGTGTATAGAATCTTATTCGTTAAATTTAGTTTTAAACTGCGGCGACAGGGGCAACGATGCGTGCACGTTGAAATTTTTACAGGATGAAAGGAAATCGTACTTTTGTTGCGCCGTAGACACTGTGGGCAGATGTGTGTTGCACAAATGCGTGCTGGTCGTTTTCGGCACAGAGCTAGACAAAAAATTTCGACGTGACGACGTCAACGTGAACACGGATTTTTATGGCACTTTCATGATAGACGGCAGACACTTGAGTTTTCCCAACATAATGATGAACAACAACATTTTGGTGCACAATTTTTACGACAAACTATATTCGAAAAGTTGCAAACGCATGTTTCTGTACGGCAACGTGGACGAAGAGAAAAAAATCAATCGCGCCATACAACTGGTGTACGACGAACAGAACGATGTGCTTTTCGCGAGAGACGTGTACGCCAAAGATTACATTGTCACCGAAAAATTGAACGACACGCTCAAAGTGTATCTAAAAAACAGCGGTAAATGGGAACCTTTGAACTTCGTTTTTGATTACGACGATTTTCAGAGTCAAAATATTATGGACCAAATAAAAATGATAATGCGCGTGCCCATCAATTATACTATTGACAATTTGGCCAACAAAATCATTTACAAACACAGCTATTTGCTTCATTTGATTTACAAACCGATACTGGAAACGTTTGCCGCGAAACAAAAAGAAACATCGATGTCCTCTACGCCGGCTAAACGATGTAAACAACACGCTATATTATATACCAAAGAGAGTAAAAAAATTGTAGATTCCGTAGTGAACGGAAAGTTGATTTATGCTGTGTCCAAAACGTTCGTAAAACAACGCAAAAACTTTATCAATTATCAAGACAACACGAGCAATAACAATATAGAAATAACGCCGCCGCTGTTAAAGTATCGCATCGGCAGTGAAGTGTTTCGAATCACCAACGACACGATGCGCCAAGACATGCTCAGGCAAAAACCCGACTTTGTCAAGTTTATAGACAGTTTTTTCCACGGCGAGATGACGGTGGCGGGTAAAAAATTTTTTTTGTGTCGAAACGTGCGCCTGCCGTCGGTCGACTATGATTTGGTGCGTGTCAAGTTTGAACATTTAGAACGTAAAAATTTAATTCATCGCGTCTCCGCCAAGAACAAGAACGATCCTGACACAATACTGATCGCGTTCAACAACAGGCCCACGGTCTTTTGTTGTCACATGTCCAATTTGACAATTTTATTTTACGAATTAAAACGCAATTCGTGTCCTATTGAGTTTAAAATTTTTGACAAAATTCTTTTCATCAATCATCACGAGGGCATGATTTGTTTAAAACGTACGGCGCTAGTGAAACAGACTAAGATCAACGTGTTGCTAACTCCGTTCGAGTATCACAACTCTAATTCTGTAATCAACGATGTCAACGTCGGCGTCGATGTAGTTCTGCAGGAGGACGACGATGTGCGATGTCTCATGTCCAAGTTGGTGCAATATTATTACAGAAACTACACAAACATATTTAGCACCGTGCCCGTGCCCAAATTGATAGTGTCGTTGACGAATTTGAAAAACGCAATGCCCATATTGGCGTACGACGAGAGCGCCAATCGACAACTGTTTTTGGACACATTGCCGACTGGCTACTCGATGGTGGTCAGCCCCGACGTTAAGTTGAACAACAAGATGTTCAAACTGTGGACGCTGGTGAGGGACTTTAAGCTGATGACCGCCGAAGATCCCTACATACCCGACATCAAATTACCGCTCAAATTGTACAACAACAAAATGAATAAATTGAAAGGTAAATTGATATACAACAGTAGGAGCGAAACGCCCGTGGTCAAGTTTAACAAAAGCGGCGACAACAGTATCATCAAAGTGGAGGGTGGCAATATGTTGTCCGTGGCGGGCGTGGTCGTTTCCAACGTAAAAATAGGCTGGATATACGACAACAAGCGCTACAAGATTGAATCGTGTAAAAACAAAGACCATTTCGTATCAAAAATATATATTTATTTTAGACAAATAAAAAACCAAATTGTCGAACGGTTCGACTCGATGTTGACGGTGTACAACGACACGGTGTATCTAAAGTTCACACTGATCACGTCCACCAACGACGTTGAAGGCGTCAAGATATGTAGCATACACGGACAAAAGGGGGTGATGAACGGCTCCGTGGACCTCACCGAGTGGATGGCCGAAGACGGCACTTGTGCACAGATATGTTTGTCGCCAATTTCATATTTGTCGCGCCAGTCGAACTTCGATGATGTTGAAAAAAAGTATGTGGTGCGCGGCGGTAATTTCGACGATCCGCACGCTAAACGATACCCCATCTACAACATTCCATACATGCTGTTCAGCAACACGCCCGACAACATTTTCAAAGAGTTCATCAAAAGCAATCACACGGGCCACGAAAAGGTGGAGGGCACTCGTCTGGATCAGTGGACCATAAACCAATCGTTCGCTGGCAACCGTTGGTCCGAAAGTTTGCAGTATATTCGCAACAATTCCAATTTGCCAGAGAATAGCGGCGAGTTCAACGTCATGCTCAGTTTATTGCATTGTAATAATACCATTTTGCGTGAATTGTAAATATATGTGTATAGTTTGTACGAATGGTTTTAATTAAAATCGTATAATTTTTCAAAAATAGTTTTATTTTTTTTAATCAATTTTATACACTTGTATATGTAGATATCGTTGTAGCATTGTTTGCAGAAATATAAATTGTTTCTTTTGACGCTGCGACGTTTGTCGAAAAACATTTGTGCCGACAACAATTTTGCATTTTTTCGATACAAATATATTTCCTCTTTGCATATGTAACACTCGACATATTGATTTCTCATTGTATATGCGTGTTATACGGCTGCCTTAATTGCCACTTACACAATCGCACGAGATGACCGTCGTGCCGTCGTCTTGTTTCTCGTCGACAAGGTCCGACTGAGCGATAAGCATTTTGTAATAGGCATCTTCAGCTCGAATAGTGAATGTTTTGTCAAATCGTAGCTCGACGCATGTGTTCAGACAGTCACAATCTCTAGTGGCCACACCGCCCGTGTACACGTTAATGAAATAACTCAGTTGTAAACACGGGTTGGAATAAAGCATCGTCAGCGTTGAACTTTTAATTACGATCAGTCTGATGGCCACAATGCCTTTGGTTAATGAAAAATTGTCATAAATTAAATATTTAGCATTCGGATCTCTGGCAATAACTAGCGTTTGCTCTACACTTTGTTCAAAACCCGCTTTCGAGAGCACTGCAAACAGTTGAGTGACATCGTCGGCCGCATAAGTGGGCGACACTAACAAACGGAAAGTTACAAAGTTGCTAGTTTTCAGTTTACCACACACCCAAGTAGCGGTGTCGTCGCTCAAACAAAGAGATCTCATCTCGTCGTACTTTATCAAGTTTAATTCGTGCAACTTTTCAACACACATTTTCACATAATCTACAAACGGTTTCAATCTATTCAACCTGTACCGGTATTTTTCAACATTTACGACTTTAATAAATTTCATTTTATTAAAGACACGCGTGCTTTGTCACAGCCCGCACGGAATTGATTAATAAAACAAAACATATGCAGGATAGTTCATTTATTGTTACAGTTCACGTAAAACAAAGGAAACAAACATTCGTTACAAAATAAATGTACGTTGAATTTAATAAAATCAATGTCGCTATTTTTATTGTCTGTTAAACGATTACACTGGATACACATTTCAGCAAAACGAAAAGTTTCTCGTTCATGTCGATAGTTGTCTGCATGCTGGTCCCATATTGTTTTCAATCTTTGTCTCCACACAAATTTCGTAGTTTCACTAGTAGCGGCGGACGAATCGTCGTCGTCATCGTTATGATCGTTATCGCAAGAGACAGTTTCCCAAAAGCACATGCTTATCATTGCGTACATGGCCAATTCTCTTTCAACGTTGCGCTCGCAAAATATTGGATACAAACATTTCGTACAAAAATAACTTTGGTTTTTCGCATAGCAAAAGTCACAGATCGCGTCGTGTTCGAACCGATTCGACGTCACATTATGTTTGGTATTGAGCACACATTTTTTCCATTTGTTGTAGATGTCCGTTCTTTTGGACGAACAATTGGCGGCTCGCCTGAACGACAAGGAATATTTTACAAACGGTATTATAAGTTCCATGTCTAATGTAGAACTGACCGAAAATATGCTCATTACGCTACATTTGGAAGATAAAACACATTACTTGTACAAAAAGTTTAAAACCATGTGGAACGGTTGCGTGGTCGAGTGTCAGATATGTTTCGACCGCATTGAAAACGACGGCGTCATCGCCGTGACCGATTATCGAACTCTCAACATCGAAAAAATGTTTCACGCCGCTTGCATACAACGCTGGCGCAACGAAAACGCTCGCGATCCTTTCAATAGAAATGTAAAGTTTTGGTTTAATTTTCCACCCAAGTGTTTGGACGAGTGTGCAGCTTTATTGGAGCATGTCAAAGGGTTCATAGGCGACGAGGCCGCGGACAAACGTTACGCGGCTGAATATTCGCGCGTCCAGTGCGAAAAGGAGATTGACATCGATGTCGATTTTGAGTCTTTATTGCGTTACGAAACATGAGCGACGATGGCGTGCCGTAGCACTCTTCAATAGTTGAGTTTACAATTCACGTACTGTATATGTGGAGAGATTTCGATCAATTGGCAACGTAAATCCTTGTTTTTCGATACTTTGTATTTATTGTCATCGTTAATATCGTTGTCGGCGGTGTATTTTTGAAATATTGTATCTCGTAAAGCAGTCAATTCCACGTTAAATTTTATGTTTAAGTTGTTCTGTCTTGTTTGTATGTGGTTAAAGTATGCGTCGTTCTTGTCGTCAGCATAATATTCAGCCGGCAATTGTTTTCTTTTATCTAAGACATCGTTTATGAGAGATTCGAAACTGTTTGCACAATTATTAATAAAGTTTAACAACAGATGTGACAAATTGGAAGTTGCGGAATAATTCACATTTACAATTATGTACGCGATTGGTTGTAAATTTGACAACATTTTTGAATAAAAATTATAAAACAAATTGGAAAGTTTAATGAAATTGCTTCTATTAACTTTATATTCCATTAAAGTACTCATAAACAAATAATAATTAAATTCGTACAAAAAGGGACTTTCAATTTTTATTAAATTCTTTAAACCTTTAATTCCGCGACTGTCGTCACCCCTATCCTCGGATTTTTTAATATAGATATTATTAATATAATTTATTAACTTTTCAATTTCATTTTGTATATTGTGAATATTGTTAACGCTAGACGTGGGAATTGTGTTGAGAATGGGCGCGTCTATAAAAAATTTGTTAGTGGGAATTATTTTGGGAATCGGCGGATCCATTGTGGACATTCGAAACGACGACGATATCACATTTTTGCTAATGTTTTCTGAAGTTTTGTAAAAATCATTCAAAGTTTCCTCGTCGTAATAGTATGTTTGTCGAAACGAACGATTCGACTTATTCGGATCATACGTGACCGTTGACACCGGTGATGTGGGCATCGGTGTCGCCGAAGTTGTCGCCGGAGTTTGCAATTCGCTATTTTTTCTATTTTTATTCGAAAACATCGAAACGGGCGAAAGGTTTTTATATTTTTTGGCCGACTTCATTTTACCTCGAAAATTTCTTGTTTCGGGTGATTTTGAAGCGGTGGTGCCACCGCTGCTACTTCTAGTTGACCTGAACGACGACATTGAGCCTTATAAAATTAATATGTAAACTACACGGTCGATCAATATATTAAATAAATGTAACTTTGATCATATTCCAATAGTTTTGACGAAAAGACCGTTTTAATGCGCGTCAGCTTATCTATATAATAATATTTGTTCTCGAGCTCGTCAACTTCCACCAGTTCGTATTTCTGTAAATTTGTATATTGTTCATAAGTGAGCAATTTAATTTTCAATGCGTCAAAAATGTCTGAACTGTTAACGTCCTCGGACGTCGACATCATCGACTCTATTCTCGAGAACAATTTAAAGGTTATAAACGATACTTATATAATTTTATATGTTGTCGATGGCGGCGGCAACGCCGACCACGATCAAGTACACCCAGTGTGTATCGGAGAAATTGATTCCTTTCAAACCGCTAAAGTTGAGAGCGGGTCAGTGTCAAATTCATCGATCGCGAGCGAATTGCCTAGCGATGAAACCATGTCTTGACGACACTGATAACTACACAGCGTGCGTTTCTCACGTGACCGTATTGGAGAGCGTGTACTTGGACAACGATTTGAAACCGTATTACTTGTGTATGATAGACGACGATGACGACGTTGGCAACAGCGACAGTCGAAAAGTGTTTCTCAACGCCACTCAAATGTACGCCGTTGTGAATTTGAGACCGTTGGACGAGAACGAAACTTTCTACGCCATCGACGAGGGCGCCGAGCGAAACATGTCTACGCTAAAAATCGCCATAAAGACCATCATGGACATTTTTCAAACTTGCCAAACTCTCTACATTCTCATGGCCGACGAACTTGTTGTAGACGTTGTGTATAGTGTGTTTCGAACGGTGGTGCTACCGCAACGAATGATTTATATACACCAAACAGACAACGTGCCATTGGACACGTCCGCCGGCTTGAAATTGTTCACCGTGCCAACGACACCGGCTTCGGTCGAATCTCAATTGATCTATAGAACGTTTTTAATGTACAACACAATACTGACTATGATATTAAAACAAAAGAATCCGTTCAACGCCAACAAAAACATTTCAATTATTTTTCGCAATTTGGGCAAATGCCCCAACAATAAAGACAGATTAAAATGTTGCGATCTCGACTATGGCGGCAATGCGCCCGGTCACATAATGTGTCCCCCCCGGGAAATGGTGAAACGGATATTTCATTACGCCAAATGGGTCAAGACGCCAAACAACTACAAACGTTACTACGAACTCATATTGGCTCCAACTGTGAAACAACGCAATTTCTCCTATGTAAACAGCGCTCTATTGTTGCAAAGCCCCGCAGACATTTCTTTGTACGTTTTGGACTGGTACAATTTTATTCAAAATTTTCGTGATTATTTCGGTATTGGTGTGTAGCCAAATTCCCAGACATTTTAATGATAATATAATAATAATATTAATTACTTTTATAATAGGTTGCGCGCGCATATATTTATTTATGACCCAATTTAATATAGACCATTGTATCGGTCAAAAATAATCAAACATCTGGTTACGTTTGTCGAAAGTGTACGTTTCGAACGTTCCACCCACGCGTAATCATCATGAACAGTGGTGAAATGAAATTTAAAGTTGAAAATCTGATAAACAACATTGTAGAAAAAAAACTAGGAATCAAAAATTCATCATATTTGAAGCCTTTTGCAAGTAGAAACGGCGATATTCACAAAAATGACATTGCCGTCGTCGGAAAACACACAACTTACAACGTGGTGGGAGAGCGAAATTTCAAACATTATTTAAAAGACGACAAAATTATGTTCTTATTTGGAGAAAACTAATTCTATAAACCGAGAACACTTCAAAGAACGCGGCGGGGCGTTTATTTGCCGACTTAGCAAATATTTGTGTGTGTATATAAATAGTGTAAATTGAAATGTATATCGTACTGTTTAAAGAATAAAGGTGATTTTCGTCAAAACTTGCCAATTTGTACTGTGGTCTCTAGCGAGTTGGAGCCTATAAAAGTAAAAGCCGCGATTATGCCGGCTTCAGTTTCCCACGGCCTCTGATATTATAATGATGTCGTCATTATCGTTCAGGCTAATTGAGTTCGAAAATGTTTGTATAGATTTGCGATATTTAACGTTTTCCAAAGATGACGATTGTATAGATAACAACAAGGAATATATTATTTTTTTAAATGTGAAAAAGGCATTTTATTCAAACTTCAACATAACCACCGACATGTCCCTGGAGACGCTGACCATGTACATTTACGAAAATCTCCAACATCGAGTGGACGGTGAACGTGTAATGTTACGAGGCAATCCGTTCGAGCGCATATTTATCAATGAGCGCGATCGAAACCAATCGACCGTCATCGAGATTAGCGACCAGGCGCGCATAATAGTAGCCAACAAGCTGCACCCCGACGAAAAGTATCATCAGCGCATCACCGGCTACATGGACTTTGAGAAGAGGCACGAGCCGCCGCCGTCTATCATCGATGCTGACAATAAAATTTTAGCTAAACACGAGCGGGACGAGTTGAATCGAGAATATGAAATGAAAATATTGTTTTATAATCTAAATTGACGTTGTGATTTATTATTATTGTTGTTACGCAAAGTGTTATAATGTCGGTTGCTATTATGTTCAATATTCATATCGTCGTCTTCGAAATCGTCGTTGTCGTATTCATCATCATAATTATCGTCTTCCTCTTCGCTGCTAGTGTGTAAATCTTGGCGCATTCGATATGGTCGTTTGCGAGTGTTGTGTTTTATCTTCACCGCGGCGGGAGACAATTTGGTGGTGATAGTTTTACGACGGGATGGCGCGCTTAAGTTGTTATCGTCGCCGACTCGATTCAACAATAGATTCGGTCTTTTAACGGTGGCGTAATCGTTGTCGTCTTCGTCGTCAGTGTCGGTTAAATTGTGTCGTATTATCTCTTTGGCAGCTTTAATGGGAATCCATCTATCGTCTAATTTCGTGTACTCCCTTTCGACCGCTTGGCGCGCCATGTGTATGGCGATCTCCTCATCTCCGCCGTCTAGTTTGTGATACTTTTTAAATGTTTTTTGAAATAATTTTTTTGCCCTCGCGGGCATTTGTTGTCCGTAGAAAGATTCGTTCAAGTGGAACATTCTTGACACACTTATATTTAATCTAATTTGTTAATAAGGATATTATACTAAAATTTATCGTCAAACGGTCGTATAATCGTCATCGTCTGAAGAAGTCGTGCTGGTGGTAGTCTCCTCGTCTGTAGTGGTGGTGTCATCGTCTGTAGTGGTGTCGTGTTCGTTTGCATCCGCCCTGGGCACCCAACGATCGTCGATTTGAACATATTTACGCTTCACCGCCATCCATGCTATTCTAGTGGCCGCCGTGTTCGATCTAGTCATTTCCAAGCCTCTAATGTAAAATTTTTTAAAAATGCGCCGTCCTTCTAAAGGCAGACATTGTGTGGAATTTGGTAGCTGTATAGACATTGTATTGTGTTAATATAATTGTAACTTATGTGTTGATATCAATAAAAGACATATCAAACTATTTTGTGTTTTATTTACATTCTATTGTACTTAAATAAACTTTTGTTAAAAAATTTAATTAGTTTTCTTTTAAAATATTTTATTTTCACAACCGTTATTGTATAATCTAATCACAACCTATAAAAATGTTTAATACAAAGAGATTCAACTTTATAAACCAACTGTTTACACACTCGCACCCTTGGTATGTGGAGTTAAATTGTTAAATTGCGCGTATTGTAATCTATTTCCGAAATAACTTTAGCCTTTTCCAGTAAATCGTAAATATCGTTTTCGTTCTTGACTATATATATTTTGCTCCGGTCGTTTTGACGAACCATGACGCCTTTTTTGAACAAAGACACATACTTGTAGTAAGGCAACAGGGTGTCTCGGGCTTTCTTCAAAAGCTGCTTGTGTTCGGGCGAAGCGGCGACAAAGATTTTGACTGGTCCATCGTAATCAATGTCCAAATCGTGGTTTTTCAAACGAACTTCGCGAGAACGATTTTGCCACTCTTTGGCCGTGGCGCCGTTGGTCAACTTTAGTTTAATGTGATTTTTTTCAAAATCCGATTCGACGATTAGTTTGTGATCGAGATTTAGAAGATTACATATCTTTTTAGTGTACATGTTTCTGATTTTTTTGTTGTTCAATTTGTTGTCGTGAATACCGTATATTTCGACGCTGTCGTGTAAATTTTCATTTTCAAGTTTTTTGAGTTTACAATTGAGCTCGTTCAAACTGTCGTTGGAATCTATTTCGTTCTTGATCATACTTTTAATGATCGGCACCAGCATGAGTTTAGTTTCCATATCGTGTTCGAATCGATTCACAACACACTCACACTATCAAATATATACATATATATACAAACGCCCTTATATAAAATGTAATATCTTTGCGATTTTACTGCAGTGAATGAACGCGCGAGTGTCGATAACACACGCACACAATGTGTTCCGACGACGCAACCGCATCTATTAAGTTTTTGGAAAAGAATACGTTCATTTTCGATTTGCTCACCGACCCAACATCGATAGACAACGTGTTTTTCATCACCAAAAACAATTTTAAACTTTTTCTCAAAAACTTAATAGTCGATTTAAAGAAGATAAAAATCAATTTTTACAACAGTCTACCGGAACAGCTGACGTGCATATATTCAGAGTGCGACGAACGAAACGAACACACGGAAATTATCAGTCGCATGATCGTCGCCACCACAATTGTCGTCACCGATTTGCCGTCTAATGTTTTTTTGAAAAAACTTAAAACTAACAAGTTCACAGATAACATCAACTATTTGATTTTGCCTAATTTTATGCTGTGGGACCACAATTCCATTATTTTCCTGAACAAGGCGTTCAATTCCAAGTACGACAACGGACTCGTTGACATATCGGGCGCTATTCAAAAAATAAAACTGACACACGGCGTCATCAAGGATCAACTGCAAAGTAAAAACGGTTATGCGGGCCAATATGTGTATTCCACTTTTCTGAATACGGCATCGTTCTACGCTAATGTTCAATGTCTTAACGGTCTCAATGAAATTGTTCCTCCCAAAGCCAGCATAAAGCGTTACTATGGCCGAAACGTGCACAATATCCGTGCGTGGACCACGAGGCATCCCAACATTTCGCAGCTGAGCACTCAGATATCCGACGTGCACGAACCCGCCACCTATACAGATTGGAACGTGAAGGAAGGCACCGGCACGTTTCCCGGCGCCAATACTGACTGCGACGGCGACAAAAAAGTGATAACTTTTTTTCCTAAACCCAACTCTTTAATAGACTTGGAATGCCTGATGTACGGAGATCCCCGTTTCAATTTTATATGTTTCGACAAGAATAGATTGTCGTTCGTGTCCCAGCAAATATATTATTTGTACAAAAATCGAATCAAGATCGAGGAAATGCTCAAACGAATGCCACTTTTGTTTGAACTGTGGCAATGGCACTCCGGTTTAGTCTTTTCGCAGAGACTCGAAATGTTGCTCAGAGACTGCGCGCTAGTAGTCAGCTCGAACGCTAGCTACTTGCTTTTCCAACGGCTAACACGCATGATCGATGACGAGGAAATGGTTTGCGACGAGGAAGAATTGAAAAATTTATCGGGCCAATTTGAAGATATAATCAATTGTGGCGCCAAAGGCAGCCGCGAACTGGTCAACAGCACCAAATGCTATAAATCAACACAACTCACCGACATCGACACGATCGCCGAACGAGCCATACAAAGTCTCAACAATTACATATCGTCTCATAACAGGGTTAAAGTGGGAGGCGGAGACATATATCACAACACCACGGTGCTACAAAACGTGTACATCAAAAACAACAAAATATGCTACAAAAGCGATTCGCGTCAACTGGCGGACCTATGCACGCTGCCATCGGAATTTTTGTTTCCCGAACATTTGCTTGACATGTTTCTTTAACTTGTAAATAAAGTTTTCAAATGATGCACAAGCGCTAGGAATAATATTGAAAAAAATCATATTAAATAAAACCATTATTTATTATAAATGTATTATTTATTAATAACGGCTACAATATTGTTTAATTTAACAGATTAAAACATTGCCAGCAAAACGACCTTTTATTTTGATCCACGACAAAACCTTACCTTCGTATACTAAATAGAGATAAACATTTCTTTCGTCGTAACACACGTGCAGGTCCAGCGTCGAAAACTTGGGAAACGAACTGAGTAGGTCTTCACTATGAGTCAACCACACGGATCCGTCTAAACAAAAAGTGCCCTGAACACCGCCGGCTTGTCCGCTCACGGGAAAAATGACGTTATTTTGGTTGTCCAAATAAATGTCACTCACCACAGACACCAGAGCGTTTTTATGGTTGAATATTGGTGAACCAATGTACACTTTTAGGTCTTTATTGCGCATATTATTTTTCAAAACCACAGGCACGTGGCCGTACACATAATATTGTTCATAATGATGGTGGGCAAAATACATCTTCTCTTCCATCTTCACCTCTTCGACCTTTAGCTGATTATTTTCATCAAACACAACCATTTTAAGAGGTTTGTATCTGTTTAAAACTGGCAATTTTATTGAACTCGCCAATCCCGGGTATTGAAACTTGTCGTCCAGATTGACACTGCTGCCGATGTGTTGACCGAACAAATGAAAAGTGACCGGCACATTTTTGTACGTTAACACCTGCACTTGTTGTGTTAAATGGTTTACGGAAAAAACGACCGAATTGAGTTTTGTAATGGTTAAATTAAACATATTGTTTGCGGCCATTTCGATGTGCCGATCTCAAGAGAGTGTGTTAATGTTATCATGTTTTGAATAACAACGACTTGTTTATCTTGCACGACGACAAGCCGTGCGTTAGATCATCATTTTATTTCAATCGATGATGTCATTAGTAGGTCTATTACCACACTCCACTTGATCGGTGACCTCGCATTGACTTGTTTCTATGGAAAAATAATGATTTTCTGGACATTGAAGTAAAATTTTATTACCTCCTCCCATACACAAATAGAACGATGAACAATCATTTGGATTGGCGACATTTCCAAAGTAATTTTCTGGGCACACAGAGTCGTTAGTGTCGTTTTCGAGTTTATCATTGCAATCAATTATGTTTTTCTTGTCGTTTTTGTTTAGAACTATTACAAGTATCAACAATATTAACATTTGCATCGATACGATCAATAATAATTGAGAAATTGTTCTTGTTGTTTTTCTGGCACTCGTCAATGTCTTCATGTCACTGTAAATACACGAAAATCTTACTTTTAATTTTCTCCCTGCACACGCAACATCTTTTACATCGATCGGCACATTGGGAACACGTCATTATATGACGACATGGAAAAAAGCAAATTTGTCGATTGTTCACAAAACAAATTTTACACAAGCGCTCCTCGCCGTCTCTATTAGAATTATCGTTTACATTGTTCTCGTCGTCGTACTTGTCGTTATGCTCATTATTATCATCATTTACAGCAACGGTATCAGCATTAGCATCATCATCATTGTTGTTAGAGACAATGTTATTATCTGAAACTGAACAATTACTTATATCGACAATGTATTTTGTGTTTTTGTCTAAATGATCGATGCGTACCGTTTTAATCTTTTTAACAAACAAAGGTTCTTCTAACGGCGGCGCCGACGGTCTTATTACAAATATGCATTGCGGTGAATACATTTTGTGAATGCTATCGATACAATCGTCATCGTGCAACTTGACAATGATTAGTCCGCAGTGGACGCAGCACATTTCCTCTCGTTTGCCCGTGTAAAAAAATCCGTTTTTAACAAGTTCATTTTCGTGTTTAATGTTACCGAAAATAGCGCCACGTCGTCTGTATTGACCGAAAGAACTTTTGCGTAGACTAGGATTCGTTGAAAGCAATTGTAACGACATTGGACACGATCTGGAAAAAGTGTGAGCGTTTATTGATTTTTTCGATAATCTTTTTGTATTCATGTTACAAAAAACACACACAAACTTTTTCGCGTTGATGTCATAATATAATCCGCATTGAGATAATTTTGTTTTAACTTTACTCGAAATATTGATGGAATTAAAACTTTCGTAGCGGTAACTGACATCGTAATACACTTTCGGTGGAGCCAAATCCTTGTTAATAATTTTGTTGTATAAATCGCCCACGTCCATTTCAAAGTGTCAATTCAAAACTTTGTAATTTTATTTCTTTTTGTTCGTGATTGTAGCGCAATTCTAAAATAAACGTATTACATGGCGTTGTGAACACACTACACTAAATGTTTAAAATACGTTTAAAACAAACACAACTTAAAATTAGTCTTACAAAACATTAATCATAATTTGTTAGAAACATTTGAAAAGTTAAACGAAAAGAATCCATGATCTTTGCTTCCATTTTCATATGAAAGTGTAAGCAAAGATCGCGGGTTATTTTCATTAAACTTTTAGATTAATAATTGTAAAAAGTTAAACAAAAAAAATAAGTATTGCAATCACATATTGAATAAAATAACAAAAAGCCTATTGCGTATCAGCTGCAGGATGCCATAATCGAGTGTCGTCGCCATCGTTCTTATCGGCAAAATTATGTACGTACGCAGCCACCACAGTTAAAAGAACGAAACAAATAAAAGCCAAAAATATGTCTATAGATTTTAAAGTTAAACTGACCGCGGACACGATCGGACGGTTCAAAGCTTTATTCAGAAGTTCATTGTTGACTAACAAATTTTCACTGCTGATCTCGTATATTAACGGTCGGTGGTAGTCAAAAGTATCAAAGTTGGCTTTGTCGAGAAAAGTTCTGTAGCTGCTTTGTTTGGGACTCGCACGTGCTAAATTCAAAATCAAGTCTTTCCAAGCGTGTTCACGATATTCGGGGGACACTTCTACGCGATCTTCGTTTAAAATTCTCCATTTAATAAAATCCATGTCCAAGATGATGAACGACCATGACAGCAGCGCTAGCAGTAAATCAAAGAGGAAACTGGAGATTGAGTGTGAGGATGACAATCAAGCGTCCAGTAGCAAGTTGATAAAAATCGACGACACACCAAACACTAATGAAAAACGAGCATTGACGTTGAGCGCCACTAGCAACGATGCATCGTACAAGAGTGTTGTTGGAGAGTTGATATGCAGTAATATGGTCAGCTTGGATAATACACACTATTACTTATTTAAATTTTTGATCGACAACAACGAAAAACTGTATTATGGTAACACGAGTCAATTTTACAACATGAAAAATAATTTCATGTACGAAATATTTATCGAAAGGCAAGGAAGAAAACTGTATATACACAATTACAATGAAATTGAAAAGAAGAGTAAAGCCAGCGTTAAAACGGTGTTGAGCCAGAACAATTTTGACGAAAACGACACTGTGTCGGTGCAGGCTAAATTTAATTTTGGTTTCAAGATGATTTGCGGCAATGCGTATAAGATGACGTTTACGATTTACTATGGAGTCGATGAGCATAACAAACAGGCCGTGCAGATTGAATCCACCGGCGACATTAGCAAATTTAAAAATTTGACCAACAAAATGGTGAGCGACGAAAATGATCTGTTGCACACTTTTAAAGAAATGGAAAATAAAATAATTAATATTTATCGTATAAAGTGTGAACAGAGTCACGACAAGCGCAAGTATTTCAACATTCAAAATATCACGCAGATCGAAGTTGTGGAGGAAAACAAAGCTCAAATTAAATTTGACTCGCAAGATGCACTTTTTGACATATCACGTATGAACAACAAGTTGGTAATCGGTGAAAAGGTGCGCGAGTTTCACGCCAAATATACACCGTCTAACAACTATGAAAAGTACAACATCAAGTGTACCAATTTCAAGAACGAAACGATCGTAGGCGCTTTCTTTTTGCCTGACAACAATGGTCCCAATAAAAAAAAGGATAACATGCTGGAAAAGTGCACAATCGAATTCAACCAACTGGAAGAGTGTCTGAATGACAACATTATTGAAATGTACATTTACGTTTTAGTGGATGTGGACACCGGTGCGGACGGTTCGGCCGAATTTCAGAAAAGTTTCAACTTGTTGGGCATCTCTGTACTGGACGTCGACAGCTTGAAATTTGAAAGTGTCTGATTGTATTTTGTTTTAATTGTAAATAAATGAATTAATGTTTAATGTTTAATGTTTAATTTTATTTTATTCAATCACATGGGAACTTCTTGGGGATAAAATTTTTGTAAAACATCAGCTGCCATGGAACGTGCCAAAGTTTCATATTTAACTATTTGGTCTTGTTCAAATTGGACAACTTGATCGATCTGCACGTTCAAGTTGTCCATATCAGTGGAAATGTTTAACAGTTTTGTTTCCATTTTGGTTAAATTTTCGTTTATTTTCAAATCCAATACATCCGCTTGAGCTTTAATATTTTTACTCAAATTTTGTCTGAGAAAGTTGACTTCCCTTTCAATTTCGATTTTAGAATCGCGTTCGAGCTTAAGTTGCTCGGTCAACGACAAGGACTCGTTTCGTTCTTTTTCAATTTCACTCAAATTTATTCTCAATTTTTCAATAGTATTGATCAAGTCGATATTAGTCGGAGTGACGTTTTCAATGTAGTTTTGGAACATTTCTAAATCGCTTTCCAATGTTTTTTTAGACAAAATGGCACTTTCTTGTTCAATTTGTCGCTCTTTTTTAACTCTGAAACTAGAATAAGAACCGTTATCATTGTCGTTATTCTCTTCTTCCACATTTGGCAGTAATAATTTTTCAGATTCGTCCACATCCATCAATGGCGGTGGCGGCCGTTCTGTTTCTGTTCGATATCTCGCTAACTGTTGGTTTAATTGAATGCTAACATTTTTCAATTCGGCGTTTTCTTTTTGTAACTCTGTAATTTGCATTCTAAGAGCGTTATTGTTTTGCTCTAAAACGTTTGATGAAAATTTTAAACTCGTCACAGCTTGAGAAGATTTTTCAAAGTCACCTTTTGTCGTTACTAATGTTTCTTTTATCGATGCACTCTCTTCGCTTAGTTTTTGCTCTTTAAGTTTCAACGCATTGTTTTCATCGTTTAAACGCTGAATATTGTTTTTCAACTCTTCGTTTTCATTTTTTAACCTATCGTAGTTTAAAGTGAGCTTTGAAATCTTTTCGACGGCATCGTTTTTGGCAATTCGCGATTGTTCTATTTCATTTTTATATTGTTCGTTTTGAGTGGCGAGGCGTGCGTTGTCGATTTGTATTGTATCATGTTTGGATTGTAACAATCGCACGTTTGTTTCCAGCTTACCAATGGACAACTTTAAATTCTCAATATCGCCATTTTTCTGAGCCAATTCGGTCTCAATGGTGGATCTTAATTGCAATATCTCTCTATTTTTGGCATCGAAATTGGCAGTTCGTTGAGCACCTATTTCTACGTTAGTGGCCGTAGCGGCGGTGGAGACACTATCGTTTTGATTCCAATTATAATTAAATTGTTCGTTCGTGTAGACGATGAGTCGTTTGACCCTTTCGACACTTGTCAAATCGCTAATGTTGACCATATCGTTGGTTATCCTTCCGCTGAGACTCACATAGGCGTTTATGAATTGTGAAACGATTTGACACAAAGGCATGAGATCGGCAGGCAAAGTTATAGAAGTGCTTCTACGTATACATGATATTAATTGGGTTAAATCGTTGCTGAAGTTTTTGCCCATCGTGTAAACTTGTCTCAAACTGGTTGTGTAAATGTTAGTGGAAATGTATTTTATGGATATTTTTGTAATGTACATGATCAGCTCTGTGTAGTTGAACACGTTTGGAGAGTCGACACTTTTTCTATTGAGCGAATCTAAGGTTTCGATTTCCTCCTGGGACAAATCAGCCGGCAAAATTGACGTGACGGTCGACGACGGTGGCGGCGGCGGAGGCGAATTGAAGTTGCCGTTGACGTTTCCGCCGCTTCCACCGGCAGTGTTGTTGTTGTTAGCGTTAGGCGTGTACATGTACGATGGTGGTATTTGGTTGTACGATATCATTTGCACCGGCGGTGCCGTGGAAGATGACGCGGTGGGTTGTTGTGGAAAACCGGGTGGCGGCGGAGGCGGCGGTTGATACGGTGCGGGCGGTTGAGCCGGCGCACCGAAAGGATCGAAGCCGCCGCCGGCGGTGCCACCGACAGCGTTTCCTCCGACGTTGGAATTGTAATCGTATTTGTAATTAAAATTGTGTGTAATTTGTTGCGGACCGTATGGATTTAGCGCCTCCACGATAAGTTCGGGCAACTGTAGCGGTGATGAAATTAGATGTGGCCTGTGCAAAACTATAATAGATCGTATTCGATCCAGAACATCGTCAGTATTGCCTTGCGCTTTGCACCGACGGCTCATTGTGCTAATTGTTTTCAACAACGTTTGAACTGTGTTTTGATTGATATCAGTGTTTCTGTACTTTGGATATACAAATCTCGTGTTGTTTGAAGCCATAATGTCGTCGTCGTCGTCGTCCTCGTCTTTTACGAAAAAAACAACAACAACAACAACAACCACCGNGTCGTCGTCGTCGTCCTCGTCTTTTACGAAAAAAACAACAACAACAACCACAACAAACAAGACCGTTCAAATGAGCTGGAACGAGTTCGAGCAATGTATAAAAAGAAAAAACTCTGTGGCGCCGATTGTGTATATAGAGCCGACGAGTCTATTCAGGATTACTAGGATTGTGTGTAGAAACGGATACGTATTAATGTTCTTAACTGGATATTTGGCTGATGCAAACGGAAAGTTGCAAACCGATGAAATTTTTCAATTCTACACCGAGACCAAGTTCGAATTGTACTCGTACAAAAAGTGTTTTGACACGCACAAGGGCAACTATTGTTATAGAAAATGTCAAAGTTACAAAACGTTTGTGATGCCCGGATTGGAGAGCGTTTGCTTCGATCGTATCAACGTGATAAAATACAAGAGAAATAAAGCTCAATCTCCTATGGATAATAAAAATTGTCTAGATGCTTACATGAAGGACACGAATCGTTTTCACATGCAACACAAACTGAAAGAGGGACAATATGTACGTTTTAAAACTCGCCAAAAGTGTGTCAACAGCAGACTGTCGTGCGATATCAACGATGACGAAATAATCAATAATCTTTTTATTGAAGTCGATATCAAAGATTTGACCGTGGAAATAATTCCTGTACACATGGCATTTGACATTGAAACGTATTGCGACGGACAGCGCTTTTCAACGCCACAATTCAATCACATATTTGCCATTTCGACCGTAATCAAAAAAAACGATCGATACATGAAAGTTTGCTTATTTTACATGAAGAATAAAAATCTCACCGAAACCTTTCCACGAAACAACGATTTCGATGACAACGACACCGTGGTGATAGAGTGTGAAACTGAACGCGAAATGATATCGTGTTTTTTCAAGTTGTTTTCGCTGCTGAACGCGGACATTTTTCTAAATTGGAACGGCAACAAGTTTGACATACCTTTCCTATTGACAAGATACAAAATGTTGTCTTCGAATAAAAAAGAAAGCGTTTTGCATGTAAAACGCTACAATTTGGAATGTGTGGAACTAGAAACGGAAATGTTGTGCGACAAATTTATGAACAAAATTGACAATTATATGTTTGTTTATTACATTCACATTGATTTGTATCAACTGTTGAGCATGGATTCGGAATATAACGATGTGGAAAATTTTCAACTTAACACGGTCGCTCGGCAATTTTTGAACGCGGAAAAGGTGAACTTGCCCGTATCGGAGATGATTCGTCTATATGATTACGGTCAAATGGGTAAAATTATAGAGTATAACGTGTGGGATTCCGTGTTGCCCGTGGACCTAGCCATCAAACTAGAGGTGCTAAATTTTGTGTATATACAATGTGCCGTATTACATTTGTGCACTGATGATGTATTGAAAAATATATCGTACAAGATCAACATCATTTTGTTTTACGAAGCGCTCAATAATACGAAATTACACCAATCGACCGACACCAAAGTGCCCGACCCGTTTTTCTTCAATAAATGGGATCTAAACGTGACCGTTAACAGAAAACGCACTTGGGACAAGAGCAATGTCGTCGACGATGACACAGAATTGTCAAACGATAATGTGATGACGTCGGACATTAACACAATTGATTTTACAAAATTGAAGCGCACGCCCATCGATGTGGCTCTGTTGCCCCAGAACGCAACGAAACTGTGTCCGGCGATTGGGAAATGTTTGTATAAAGGCGGTAAAGTGTTGACGCCCATTCCGGGGTGTCACGACAATTCGTTCACCCTCGATTTTAACTCACTGTATTTGAGAATTATGGTTTTACACACAATCTGTTTAACCAACTTGGTGATGGGTAGCGATGGTTATGTATACTTGATAAACAATCCTAAAGCGCCCACCGTTCAACTGTTGAACAAACTGTTTGCACTCAGATCGTCGTACAAAAAGTTGCGTGACAATTACGCGGTGGGCACGTTTCAATACAATTTGTACGACAAGTTGCAAAATGCCATTAAGAGAATCGCCAACAGCATTTACGGCTACTATGGTATTTTTTTCAAACCTATCGCAAATTACATCACAAAGATTGGCAGACAAATGTTGTCCAAAGCGATCAACAAAATCGAGGGCATGAGCGATAATAAAGAAGTGTGCGAAAAGTTCGGTATCGATTCGATGACACTAAAGGTCATATACGGCGACACCGATTCCACTTTTGTCAAGATCAACGTAAAAAGTGTTGACAAAATTGATAATGATAAAATTAAAAATATCCTCGATTATATTGTGACCATGTTGAATCCGTCTTTGGAAGGACACAATATGGCATTGGAAAACATCATTCCCCGTTTAATTTTGTTAAAAAAGAAAAAGTATTGTTACTTAAACACCGAGAATCGTATCAAGTACAAAGGATGGTTGATTAAAAAAGACATGCCTATATTCATGAGATCTTCGTTTCGTCAAGTTGTCGACTCGTTTCTTTACGGACACAGCGTCAAGTGCGGAATGGAACTGTTGTTTCAACTAATGAAGAAACATTACAAAGATTTTGGTAAAAACAACAATGTCGACAATTATTGCTTCAGCATGAGCTACAATGAAAATAGCACTGGCAAGAACAAGAAAACAAAGACGGATGGACCACCTAGGAAAAAGCCCATCACAATTGCTAAGCATTGTCGCGAGATCCTGGCCAACTCTGGTACTGATTTCTTACCCGGCAACGGCGACCGCATACCGTTCGTGTTGATCGATGTAAAAGGAAAGATCACCGAAAAGGCGTATCCTTTAACTTTGTTCAACGTCAACGATCCCACGATTAGAATCAGTTGGATGAAACATATGGGCATCTTGTGTACTTTTATTAACGAATTAATAGAGGTGTTTGGCGATAACGATTCTGACACGTTTGTGTATTATTTTGAAAAAATCAACAATCTATACATGTCTAATCAGCAATATGATGTGAAATATCCGGTGTTGTTGCCGCTCACTAAAAGTAAATTGAACATCATCGCTAAAAATAACAAGATTGACGAGGACGACGACGACGATAACGACTACAAAAACAATGTCAAAAATAATGATGACACAAATGAGGACGAATGTGAAGATGACTACAATCCTCGCTTTCCTCAGAATGAATTGGTCGAAATGAAATATAAAAGTCAATTTTCAATGTACGTCAAGCGTCCCAATGTGAAAATAATCTATAAACCCGACTCGATGTGTTCCAAGTGTGATAAATTATGTTAATTGTATATTTGTATTTAATATGTGACGATAATAAATGAATATATAAATGAACAGTTTGTATTTTATTCATTAGTTTTATGCAACCGTTTAACACATAAACACTATGGACACAACGAGTTGCACTAAAAAGTTTGCAATCGTGTCGGTGTGGTATCACGAAAACAAGTTTGTGTACAACAACTGTGTGTATCCATTCTGGCACAATGTGCAATACAATTCCAAAAAGTACGATTACATAGTGCTCTACTATATCGAAGATATGTCGGAAGTGATTTTGCCATCGCTGCGGCCAGATGAAAGAATAAAATTAATAAATTACGCCGACATGTTTATTGGTGATGTCAGCGTTAACATGAACCGTTTGAGGAACAAAGCTAACAAGATTGACTATATGAAATTAAAGGTCATATTTAACGCGACCGATTTTGATTATGAACACGTGCTGCTGATGGATTTCGACTGTAACATTGTGGCGGATTTTAACATGGAAAAGGCGTCAGTGTCGAAATTTTACATTGAGCCATACTTTGAACCCAATATAAAGTTCAAGTATACTCTAGCGAGAAATAATATGTTCAACAGTTACATTGAAAATTACGCCACTCTGATCAACTGCAATAATGTATTCTTTCATCCGATTCAATGTGTGAACGTGCACGTGGACAAGGAGAACGGCAACTGTTACATGTTCGCTCAATATATACAAATTGTACAATTGTATTATTGCATCTTCCATGAGTATTCGTTGCCCAATCGATACGAAGATTTGACGTTAGACAATAGCATTTTGTTGAGCTACAATAGGGGAAACAGTTGGAATAACGAAGCCATTAATTGCAATTACGATTACATATACGATGCCAACGAAAAGCCAGCGTTCGATCGAGAGCCTCTTACTCGACAGCTGTATTATATGTTGTTAAACAAAAATGAAACTGAAGCAAAAAAAATTATATTTCAACTCAAGGAGTTGAATTACGATTTCAGAGAAAAGTTTGAATGGTCAAATTCGTTACAAAATACAACTAACGTGTTGGGCGTTATAATGGATCGGTGTGAAAGTTTCAATTTGACTGGTATTGAATTTATCATGTTTCCATATAAATAAAAACACTATATTGTAAATTGTAAATTTTAATAAATTATTCCACATACACTATTGCATTGTTAATTTCGTGTACCAAAAACTCTGATAAAATTTGTATGTCCTCGTCGTGTAAATGGTGACTGTCGATGTATTTTTGTAAAATATTTATTATGTAATCGTTGTCGTATATCTTATCACAAAAGTAGCTTATTTGTGAACGCGACAATTTGATGTCGTCGGCCACACTCACTATCATACAAATGTTATCTAAAGTCATGTCTTTGTTGATAAATTTTTTTAACACCATTATAAACTTGTGCTGAAACGTTTCGTCTCGGTCCATTTCTTTTAGATAGTTTTTGATGTGCGCATTGACATGTGCGATAATGGTTATTTTGGGCATGTGTGTGATCAATTGGTTGTAAAAAATTTTAAAGAAATCCATTTCGAAACGTATAGAATTCGGTCGTGTTCTTATATAAAATTGCGCGGTTAGCGCGCTTTTTCAAGAAATCTCTTATACACTCTCATTCAATAATGTGCAGTGGTTAAATTATCTGTATAACTTAACATGTGTGTGTGTATTATTCCATTAATTTTAAATATCGTTTTAAACGAGACAGACTAGATTGTATTTGCGTATTGTTAATTCAGATTGCATCATTTTTACGAATCACGCTTGTTTTTCGTGACAACACAGTGGTACGATAAATATAAATGTTGTTCTGTTATCGCCGCCGCCGCCGTGTCGCCTCATATAAACGAAAATGATAATAATAATTTATTTTATTCGTTCGTATAATTTTACGAGATTGCAACGCGTATGCATTGCTTTCATTGTTTTGCTTGTGGCAAAACTATTAAAAAACATGTAATGCAAAACGGCTTGCTTTGGTAACATTAGTGGTACATAATGTTAACATATGTAAATGGTTGTTAAATAAAAATTGTATTGTACATAATCTATTGTTTTATTTAATACTGTATATTGTGTAAATGACGTAATCGGTGGGTTTAATCTGACGAGCTGGTGTTTTTGTTTAGAATGGCGTCAAAAGCCCTTTCCAGATCTCTTTTTTTCTTGATACTTTTAGATTTACTCGTTGGCATGTTGGCTGTAGTCGACTCGGGTTGAATGTAGTACACTTGTAGTAACAGTATGAACACGATAAATATGATGAGCATGTACAGCAAAAAGTTTGAGAATCCTTCATTCTTGAACACAAACCCGAACAGCATAAGCAGTATGAACACGAATGGTGTGAACATTGTGTCTCGCAGGACGATTATTTCAATTATTCTTTCAAATGCGGTCTTATTATCACACCGCTCTACGTGTCGTCGCTTCTCCCTTGCCGTTCGTAATCGTCGTCGTCGCTTTCCGCGACGCCCACGTCATATTTGTTGAGGTAATGTTTGGTGCTTGAGGCGGACTCGTGATTCATCAATTTGGATACCTTTTGTAAAGGCATTCCGCTGTTGTACAAGTTGCTACTAAGATAGTGGCGAATCATGTTGGACCGCGGCCTGTCCATTTCGACGCCCGCCTCGTCCAGCAATCGTTTGAAATCTTTGAACGGCGTCGAGGTGTTTTTGGATATTTGTAAAATAGTCGGATGTTTAGTGAAAATGTCGCGAGCCAGTTCCAGCGGTTTACTTTTTATCGTATTTAGCGAATTCACTCGCGATTTTTTCCTTTTCAAATTTATACAACTTCGTATTTTACCCTTTTTAATTAAATTGTTCAAATCGTCCACGGTCAATTGTCGCGCTTCGTTAATTCGCATACCCGTGCCCAACATGATACAGAAAACGATAGCCCCTCTCAATAAGCCCCTGTCGTGGGCGTACATACCATTCAAGTATTTGATCTTTTTTTCTATACAATTAATTACCCGATCGATGATTTCTTTCAGAAAAACATTTTTTTCTTTGATCTTGATGTGCTTCAGCTCTTTGTCGCGTGGCAACATAACCTGTTTAGGTATTTTGTATTCGATCAGATTCATAGCGTTGGAGTAAAAATTAATGGTGAGCTGTAATGTTTCTTTGGTTACCGAACGCAGTTCGAGCATTCTGCGACACAACTCTTCGGGATCTATGATGACGCGCTGGTACACAATTGAGTCAAACTCTTTTTTCAGATCGTAGCTATCGAACGAGTTCAAGTCGCTATCGTCAATCAGACAATATATGATTTTAATAAACCGCGATTTGTAACTTTTCAATGTAGTAGGCGCAAAAGGTTTCGAAAACATGTATTTAGACCATAGACTGTTGTTTTTAACTTCATCGGGGGGACAGCGTTGTCGATCGGTGGCCATCATGAAGATTTCCTCGAACCGAGGATAATCTTGAATTTTGGTTTTCCAAAAGTTAAAAGAATGTTCGTTTCTGACGTTGTCGTCGTCGTCGCCCATAACGAAAAATTTTACTAAAATATCTCTTGATTTAAACAAATAATAGTTGTGGATTAAGCGCGTTGTTATGTCTGTCTCTTAATATTATGAAATAATACACGGCATACAATAAAACTATAACGCAAAAAACCGTCAGCATACATATGGTTATAAAGTGTAACATGTTGTTATACTGAATGTCGCCGCCGCTGCCGTTGTCGTAAAAAGACTCAGGTGAACTGTTGGGCGTTTGTTTTACAAAATTGCTATTATTCGTTTTGTTAGCAATATCGTTTTTGGTAGTGGTGACATTCTCGACATCTTCAATGGCCAATTTTAAAGGGATATATTCGATTTTACTATTGAGTCCTAGACGTTCGTAGGGCACGTCTAAACTCATGGTGCGCCGCGATTCAATTATACTACGATGATAATGATGTTGATTTTGTTGTCGGCGTAGATAACTGATTATTATGTTTATAACTTAACTGTTGAAAAATCAATCGCCTTAACGCTTCGTTTTGAAACGCCAGCTCGGTCAAGCTTTGTTGACACGACGTTTTCACGATTCTACTTTCGGCCGACGAAGATGGCGACGCCGTCAAAAATGTGGCACTTTGAAAAAGACTAGGTTTCTTGCCAGCGCGCGTTGCTAGATCGGCGACATATTGAAAAATGTCCGTAGACGCCGACAGCGAAGGGGTTAAGAATGAAATGTTCTCTTTCAGACTCACAATTTTGGAACGAATCTTTTCATTGAGCATATAATTATAATAATCACTGCCGCCGACAAATATGTCTTCGATCACGCTGTTGATTAGATCGTTGATCATGTTAAGCTGCGGATACTTGCGACTGTTCACGGCATTTTGAATGTTGGTGGGAATGGTGGCGCGCTGCAACAGCAAAGTCATGTAATTGTTGGCCAGCTGTTGGTTGAACGGCAGAGGAATGGGAATGTTGTTGGTCATGGCTTCGGCGATTTGATACTGAAACGCCAAACTGAGTTGTTTCGCCGCCTCCGACACACTGGTTACGTTGACGTTTTCTCCGCCATTATTGTAAAATTTTTGAGCATACGACGGCAAAACACTATAAATGAAAGACGGCTGGAAAACTTCGCTGTTGATAACATTGCCGCCCAATTCCTTTTGCAGTCTACTGTAGTATTTAATTAAATTCTCATCGCTGTCGAAACGTTTGGTGATGTTTACGTGCACGGGGTTCGATTCTATGCACACGTCTCTAATGGTGTTGACGAGAGAGATCATTTGAGGAGTCAACTGCGACATGTCATTGGTGCGATAATATTTTATAATTTTGCCGATGTAATCTACACACTTGTTCATCCACAAATCGCCAGTGGAGGAGGTTACAGATGGCGCCGGCGAAGCCGACGTTGTTGTTGTTGTTGCTAAAGCGTAATGATGCTGATTGGGACTATAATGTTGCTGTTGATTTTGTTGATGGTTGGACACATAATGTTGTTGTGGATGTTGTTGCTGTTGATGCTGCTGTTGATGCTGATAGTTAATCATTGCCATCGAAGGCTGTCCAATATAACTGTTGTTGCGTAGCGCCATAGTATGATTTATGCGGACAAACAATAATGTAGGGATTACTTACTAAATAATTATTGTTTATGTACAAAACTACAATTATGAATAGTACAAAAAACATAAAATACCACGAAAATTTTAGCATGTTTAAAAAAATTATCAGTAACGCCAAGGTGATCATGACAGTTTGAGCACTTTTTCGTTTACACAAAATGCTCTCGCAATTCATGAACGCCACGTTAAATTTGTTCTCGCCGTGTATGTAATTGCGCAATTCTTGTTTGCAACACTCGTCGCACAGTATCAAAACCATAATTATATTGCCGCTGGTATGAACGTTTTGAAAAGTTTTAGGCTGACTTCCCGGGTGAAATTCAAACGAAAAACCATTTGATATTTCAATGTGAGCGTAATAATGAGACAACAACGTTCCGCCCGTTTTTACCACTCGAATCTTGCACACTCTGATCACATTGAAATCCTCGCTGTTTTGTATTGCGTCGAATATGTAGTGAATCAAAAGTTCCGGGTCATATTTAATTCTATTCAGGGTGGTCAAGTTTTTGTCTCTTAGCGGCCACTGGCTCGTCGGAAAGTTTGTCTTCGTTGTCGTCGTCGTCATCGTCGTATCCGTTATCGGTGTCGGTTGTACTTTCGTCGATGGCGGCTGTCGCTGCTGCGGCACGATTGAGGACATTTTCGTTGTTGCCAAACGTGGCCAAGAACAAATCGCTATTGTTTGTTTTAGTGACGTCGTTCGAAGACACTGATGAAATGTTGGACGCGATAAAATTGTTGTGCAACTCTGACGTTGGCATCTTATTACTAATTTGCGTCACATTAGAATCGGCGGTGACACCGCAACCGATGCGCTGTTCAATTTTGAAAAGACACGACCCCTTCTTCAAAACGGTCGGTTTGGCGTTGAACAGAATTGCGTTTAAACGATTCGTGTCGGTGACATTGAACACCACCACATAATCGCCACAAGCGATCACATTACAATGTGCCGACGAAAGGTTGGACAACAGTTGAGTGTCTAAAATGTTTAAATTGTAAGCGCCGACGGTTAGTTTTTTTAAGTGATATTCATCTTGAACTATAAAAGACAGAATATTTTTATTGTCTTTTTGATCAGAAATAACATAAACGGCAATGTCAACGTTGTTGTTGGTGGCCATTTTTCTACTTTTAATATTTTCAATATTATACTTATCAATATACAGCGAATTTAACGAAATAGAATTCAACAATCGGCTGATCGCTACGATCGAATACATGAAACGGACCAACGCCGAGTTCCCCTTACCCGATACGCTGGCTTACGTTTCTGAAATCGATGACAATTTTTTTATTCTAACCCGATTCGATACTAAGAACCTGACCGTCGTGGACAAAACACTGCACGATGATCGTGAAGAATTTTTTGATTTTCTACAACAAAAGTTAGTGAAGGTGCCGTTTACGCTTTCGTTAGAACCGCGCGTCAAAGCGCATTCTCAGGATAAAAGTAAATATTTAATTCGCGGAGACGATGATTGGATCATTTTCCAGTGTCCTGCAGACGAACATTTCGATGAAACTACCTTAAAATGTGTACCGATACCACCGTGTGAGGGCAAATCGCCCGGCTTGTATCCGCTCACCGAACGCTTGATTGACACTTTGGTGCTCAACCATAGAGTGGCAAAAACAAACGAAAACCCATCCTTTGCATACGCTCACCACCCGACCATGTATTTGAGATGTGTGGCGGGCGGATCGCACGTTGTCGAACAGTGTCCAGACAATCACATTTTCGACGGCGCATCCAGCACGTGCAAAATCAAAAACGATTGTGAAAATAAACCTGATAATTATATTTTAAACGTTTTTCCTCAATCGCTCAACATCAACGAGTATTTAGTGTGCGAAAATGAACAAATTGTCGTAAAAAGTTGTCCAAACTCTAAAATTTTCGACAGACGGTTGCTCAGATGCGTTATAGGCGATCCTTGCGCCGTCAATGGTGCCGGCTTCACTTTCATAACAGACGGTCTGGGCCCCAACCAATTCATTAGATGTACATCCAATCGTGATCACGAAATAGTCACGTGCATACGTCGAATATTAGTTGATGGTCAATATCAATGTACGGGTGACGTCAGATGTATATCAATCGAAAACGGCACGGGCGAGTTGTATAGAACTCACGAAGACGACGTAGTCAGTTTCAAAACGGGAGTGCTCGTTTGCGATAATTATGAAGTCGTCGAAGATCTCAATTGTAATGTGGCCGATTTATTAAATCGGAAAATGTACAACAACAAGTTTACGGTCAACGTTATGCTACCCTCGACGGTGTACAATACCACACTGAAACAATGCGAAGTATTCGACGAAAAGATGCTCGTCGACGGTCGTATTACAGTAAAAAACGATGTATATTCAATCGAAAACGTAGACAACGATTACAATATAAATTTTAATACCGCATTTGTGGGCGAATCGGACAAGCTGAACCGACTGTTGACCGCGGACAAATTGGACGGTTTGGTTAGGTATGCGCGTGATATAAACGCCGTCGGCGTTAATATTACTAGCGAGCCGATAGATTGTTTTGGCGATCATTTGTACGACATTTTCGAAGGATCTAAACTTAATATTTGCGACGAATCGACAAACATTTTAAAAGAACAAATCAATTTCAAAGACACAAATGATTATTTTGTTTCCAAACTTGTTAAAATCGCGCGCGATGATCCTGACTATAAACAGTTTTGTTCTCTACAAATGGACAATACTGTAAATTTCGTAGAATTGGATCATTTTGTCGCTCGTATATTGACCAATATAACCGAAAACGATGTGTGCGGTGACATTTTAACCAAGATTCACATTAAATATACTACGAATCGACAAAAATATACTACGATAGCACTTCAATATACGCCAATTGACGAAAACAAGCCGGAATATATTGAAGTATATGAGAAAAATATACAAAATAACGACTCTACGATAGTGCCCGCGTTCAATCCGTTTGTACCCATGGAAATTATCGCGCCCATGTTTAATCCGTTCGATTTATACGATCCTATCTATTACAACGACCAAAGTTTTACAATTGAATCCGACGAAGAAGAAAATGAAAATGACAATGACAATGACAACACTATTGTTTCAACGCCGCCGCCGTCGCCATCTCCATCGCCCGTTCCGGAATTAATTTTAAACGAAAAAAATTTGAATTATTCATGTTTTTATTCGTTGCCTACATTTAAATTGAGCGGTTGTAACGTTGACAACGATCATATCGTCAACACACTAGTAAATTTGAGAACAAACGTGCACATTCATCCCGAGTGTGAAAACGCCGCCGGACTTGTCAATGTAATCAATTCCTATGCATACATAGGTGGAAACGTGGGATGTCGATGTTATTACGACGATGACCGCGGCATTGTAATAAACAAAGTGACAAATCCTACGATATTTAGCAATGTCGATACCCAATCCAACGATAACACAAAATACAATCCGTGGATACACGTGCGTAATAATCAATTTTTAGCGTGCCCTCCAGATTTGATTCAAAACGATTTCACATGTAATGTCGAATCTAACGTGTTGTATTTTTTGGAACATTTACAATGAAATTAATAATAAAAATAATATAATAATACATTTATTTCATAACAATTACAAAAATCATACAAATTGACAAAAACTTAATCTAAAATTGCGCTAACCACATTAGCAATTTTCACTTCCATTTTTTTTGAAAGTAAACTTTGTTTTATAAAAGCATCTTCTTTGTGTTGTTGTATAATTTGTCTCGATTGCGCCTTTAAACTTTTTATGATACATTGCATTTTATACAATTCTCGCGTTTGATTCTCAATCTTTTCATTTAACTTTTTCGAAACAATTTTATTCTTTTGGATTGTATTTTTGAGAATATCCAATTCCAATTTGTACATGTCGACGTGTTCGTTGTCATCTTTGTCAAATATATCACCATTTTCCACTATATCATTTTTGAAGTAATCAGCTACAAAACTGCCAATGTCGATGTTATTGTTTTTGTTCATAGCCCATTTTTTCAAATTGTTCAACGGCACGTTCACGTAGTGGATAGTGGATTTGCTTATAGACAACAGCTTTCCGACGACGTTTTGTTGACGACACATTGGACAAACCAATGTAAGTTCGTTCTTAATAGCTTCAGCGCACGATACACATATATGGTGTGAGCATCTGAGAACCAACAACGGCACCACACAAATTGTGTCTTCTTTATGAACTCCAAACACGGAGCAGCAAATGTTGCACTCGAACATGGTTGTTCCAACAGTACTCATGGTGTTAATGTTGTTTGTTTAAGCTTTCAATTGAAACTAATAAAAAAATCATCTGGTTTTTATATTTATTATGTGGCTATCGCCGCTTCAGCTCTAGGCGTCTCTGTAGGTGGGATTGCGGGGCTGGTCGTGGTTCGTATGCTGCTCGCTGTCGTTGACGGTGTGCCACTAGACGCCGGTGACAGCATTGGTGTGGGTATCGATGCCGTCGCTTTGTTTGTTCTGATCTCTGTGCCCAAAATGAGCGGAACAATGATGGGATACTCTTCGTATCTGGTGCCCAAACTCTTGTTGAGCGCGTTGGCGTTTCCCTTGAACAATACTACGTTTTCAATTTTAAACACGTTATCGTTACGCATTCTGTACTTGGGAACGGCTTGATTGTACAAAAGAGCACTCGCCACCAACCCCGATCTGGTCAAAGAACACGTGGCACAATTACGAATCATTATTGTACTGGTGATGCCTCTGTTCTCCATTTGAATCGTCTCCGGCGCCACGGATTTGCTGATCAAATTTTGCAAAAATTTTGGCATATTATTGAAAATATCATTTCTATTCTCCTCGTTCGATAGCTGTGAATACAATCTTGTCTCTACCGAGTTGACGTAAGAACAAAAACGATTCGGATCGGTTATCGATAGTATGTTGGTCGCGTGGCTGTACACGACTTCCAAAACGCTGTATCCGTCGGTGGAAAATGTCTCTTGGGCTCTCAACAAATCGCAAATGACTCTTTGCTGTCGCTCGTTTTCGTAAATCATATGAGTAACCAGTTGTTCGGCCAACGACATGCCCTGTACGGAGAGCACGGTTTCGTAGTTATCTACGGTGGGTATCAAGACTCTATCGATATTGTTGTCCGGCGCTAAATGGCTCACCAGACTCTTGCCCACCATTCTGTTGTAGGTGTTTCCCTCTGAATCAGGAATTGGCAAGACCATTTTCTCCATTTTGAAAAAAATCGAGGCGTGGCGCTCACACAAGTACCAGCCGTCGTCTCTGAACTTAGCGTCGGGCGAGCATGGCGATTCGTACGGACGGCACGAATTGAACGGTTGAACAGCACCGTAAATACAATAGTTGCGCAGTTGTCTGGTGGTCGCCACTCCGAGCGGTACTACTCCCAAAGGCACAATCGACATGGTAATAGAAAAGGAAATCTCTTATTCAATAAATCTAAGTCAAGATTTGCTGTATATTATTTTCGATTCTTATATTTCAAAACGATACATATTGCACGACGAGTACACAGACTTTGTGGACGAAAACGATGTGCGCTCCAGACTATTCGTCAATACCAACGCTCTCGTTAAATGTAACAAACGAATAGAGTCTATCCGAAAATTCGTGTATGTAGAAAACAACACACTCGTGCCTCTGATCGATCGCATCAGCACGGAAGAAATTTTGGACGGATCATCATTACCCTCTAAAAATGTGAAACGAATCTGCAAGTGTCGCGTTTACATAGATCCCGCGTGTCCTCAGCTGGAAATTAAATTTGAACACATATATTTAAACAAAAATGTCAGCGACAAGTTCGACTCTTTGATGGCTTTCAAACAGATCACACTGTTGAATTTGTTGCAAAACAAGAACGAAAATGTCACTAAACAAAGCCACTTGGGATCCGACGAAATTTTGGCCAATCTACGTTTAGAGTACGAATACACCGAAGACATCGATACGAGCGTTCTGTCGGCGATTGCAAAAATTGTAAAAGATATTGACGAAATCAGTTTCGATCAAAACATCAGCCCCCTCATACCATACACGACCATTTTGAACAATACAATATACAGAAAGTTTGATCATGAAGTCGTTTTACATCACAACATAGAAAGTGTCGTTGATATTGACAAGTGGGCGCTTAAATTGGACGGAGTTCGTGGAAAAGGGCTTATAACGCGCAATTTCATTGTCATTTTCATGGACGACATGCAAATGTTTTCCTGGGAAATTAACACTGACGATGTAGCAGTTCAATCGACACCCATGTTTTCTCTGAATAACGTGGTGGCGTTTCAATGTGAACTGGTGGACAACGTTTCGTTGTACATCACGGATTTGCTTCACGTTTTCAAATATACATACAACAATGTTACACAATACGAATGTTCCACGGACGGGTACAACATCGACGCGGCGTTCGCTACACAGACTATAAATTGGTTAAACGAGCGATATGGCGAGCGCGGCTATGGGGAAAATGAGCACGGAAACTTTAAACTAAAATTTCAACGCTTTTTCGACCCGCCACTGACGACGGTAGGATACAGCACCGTGTCTACAGACGGTTATGTCGTCTTAGATCATCAAAAAAAATATGTAAAATACAAGTATATGAAAACCGTCGAGTTGGAGTATCGAAACGATGGCAATTTTTACACCTCAACCGGTCCTTTGTTGAACTACAAACTGCACATTCTTTCCGATGTACAATTGGTCCATGGAAAAATATATGAAGCGGTTATTGAAAATGACACAATTTCTATTGTAAAAGTTCGTCCCGATAGATTGGTGCCAAATTAAAGGATGACAATAAAAAGCAATACATTAAATTAAAAAGTTTTTTATTTCGTACCATTTACAAGTTCATTAGCATTTTTATTACATTCATTTTTATCGGTTTTAATTATTGAAGCGTGATAACAAACTGTTCTACACAAAGGACACGTTCGTTGATCGCGAAACCAAGCCTTCGCACAATTTTCATGAAATATGTGTTTGCATTCTTTCAACATCATAATATTGCCGTTGTACTCGTCAAGACATACGGAACAAGTGTCACCGTTTAAAACGAAATTGTCATTGTCATTGTCTTTTTGAATGTCGATTCTATGCATTTTATTCGTTATGAAATTCATCGATTCCACAACGTTAATTCCCAACAAAGTATTTACAACAATGTTGACAATGTTAATGTTTGATTGATCACTAATCGACACATTTGAACCGATAATAATATTAATGTTGTTATTGTTTTCATTAAATTCGTTATCGTCGTCGTCACCATCGTCGTCGTCGTCGTCGTCAAATTCCTCATCGTCATCATTGTCCTCGTTGTCGTAATCAATGTCCTCGTTATTGTCAGTGTTATATTCATTTTCGATGGGAATATAATACCAATAATCGGAGTGGTCCATGTTGCTGTTGTTATAGTCTTCATGACGGTCGGTGTTGTTGTTATTTTCCATTTTAGATTGCTTAATGAGAGCCTATGTTGTCACTTTAAGTTTACACGGCTAAAGTGAGTTCACTTCAGTTCCAATAACTCTTTATATTTAGACCATTCCATACGTTCAGAATTCTTAGGCGGTTTAATGTTGCGTTGTATCCATTTGTAATCGTTCACGTGATTATGAAACACCATTGTCGTGTACAACATGCCGTGTTTCATTAGAACATTTTTGGTCACATTAGACGGGGTTATTTCGTCCACCCAAATCACATCTTCCCCGTATTTTTCTCTGTGCAAGCATATTTCTATTCTTTCCACGTTAAAAATCAAATTACCTTTTATGTTTATATAGTGATCGCGGCATATGGCACAATCCAATTTGAGAAAAAGATTGTAAAAAAACACTTTCATTTGCTTCAAATGAAACGTCACTACCTCATACGTCAACTTTTCCCTATTATTGACCATATCGTCCACCAAGAGTGCCATAAAGTGTATCGTGTCCCAGATTGTGGTAAAGGTGTACGAATAATTTTTTGGTTGGGGCGCTCTCAAATTTAACTCTTCCATTTTATGATTGAACAAAATGCGCATTCGTTCCACATCGAAACTCTTGTCCAAACTCAGTGTCCATTTTTTAATTTCCTCTACTTCAACGGGCTGCACGTCTTTGTATGTGATCAAACACGCTATATTGTATAGATAAGTCAATTCGCTGCTCAATATATTGGCCAATTGTTTCGAGTTCTCTATTCGTATGCGATTCATGTGTCTGAAAGCGTACAGAAAAAAACTGTCCCGGTACTGAGAAAACAACGGAGTCAACGGTATCATGTCTGCGACGGCGACAACAGCGCCGCCGACTATTTGCCTTTATCTGTGTGATATGCCGGCGGGAGTGCACAACGACAAACCCAACGAAGACAATATTATATACTTTCAAGGAATTATAGAATGTTTCGACGACGCTGGCTACGACAAATTCAACTTTTTCGCAGAGCTCAAAAAAGAGGAGGCCTTATTTATGAAAAAGACTTTTTACGATATAGTGGAACACAACAATGGAAATTATTGCAAAAATCACGTGCTCATAGACGCCCTCTTGATGTACGACACGTACGTGCAACTGGTCGACGAAACCACCTGGGGCAGCAACATACTGGAGTCGTGCATAGAGTTTTTGACGTACATATTTCGACTATTCAGGTTGCAGAGTCGAATTGTGGTAGTGGTACCGAAACATTTGAACGAACAAGATAATTTAAGTGCACTTTTAAAACATTTATTAGATTTATCTATAATTGAAATCGTGAACAGCAGTAACCATTAAAAAGAAAACACCATCATTATCGTGTTTTCATGATCAAAATGATCGGTACCATAATTCTGATATTAATCGTGCTGGTCGTGTTGTATTTTTTGTACGTTAACAACAAATTAAATTTCAACTCGATCGCCGAATCATCGCCCAGCATGAACCAGAGCAGCGACTCTCTGAATGTGGACCCTCAAACTAAACAGTTGAGCGTCAAGTTCAACAGTCCTAAAATAAAATCCATTCGCGTGCTGCACGGTGAAAACAGCATCAGCAAAGTGTTCGTAGCGGAGAAACCGCTGAGTTACAACGAAATCATCGAAGAGGGAAACCGCTCGATAGGAACAAACTCCGTGTTCCTAGGAGTGTTGAGCGAACCGTCACCTACGACCACCATGGCGGCGGGATCGTCATCAGCGACCGCCAATAGAGTCACACCCAATTTTGACATTAAACAATTCAAGAATATGTTTATTATCTTCAAAAATATCGATTCCAGTAAAATCAAAGAGTCACTCAACATGGTGCGATACGAAGCCGACGGCATGGTGTATTGTCTCATCGACGCCACCACCAACACTGTGCCCGACTTGCGGGAGGCTTCGTATCCTATCATCGTCTACACGGCCAATGTAAACGTGCAATTAAAACTCAAAGAGTGGAATTATACTCAATTGAACGAAGCCGGCACACTGTTTCTCAAGAACGAAAAATCCTTTAGATTGCAATAATATGATATTTAACATTATAAAGAAGAGAAATAACAAACAACATTTTGTAACAATAAATTTATTAAACACATTATACAACAACAATTACATTTATTTTTAACATTTAAACGTAGGTTTTTCTGTTACAAAATCCTTTTTGTCCAATGCCAACTCAATGTTATAGTAAACATTGTCGTGCGGACGATAATATTTTTTAAACGTTTTACGAAACTCCACACACAAGCTTGGAATGCGATGGTTGAGATCGTACTCGGTAGGCTTTCCCCTAGAGTTTCTTTTCACTTTCATCATGTCGTGTAACAAGGTTTCGACTATGGGCGCAGCCGCTTCGATAGCCTTGATAATCTTGTTTTCGTCCACAAGTTTCGCTCCGTGGCTAATTTTTACATTCAAAACATACATGAGCGCACTGAAAGCGCTATTGTTAATGTCCATACACATCAAATTGAACTTGTGGATCGGATCCTTTTTAACGATACTCTTGTAGGACACGTAACCATCTTTACTGTTGCGTTTATACATCAATACGTGAGACGCGAACAATCTTACCGGCTTTATCATACCCTCTATATGCGCCTTTTCCATGGGATATTTTTTATTTTTTATGTGAGCATATATCGATCCTTCAAACGATATGTTTTCCTCAAACTTGTGGTCCGTGTAGACCACAGCGAATCTGTTGCGCACGCCTTTGTCGTAGTCCGAAATGTAAAGCGGTTTGTTGTTCACGATCATTAACTTGTAATTAGCCTCGTACTTTTGACTTCCCTGATACTTTCGGCACACAGAATTGCTCTTGGTGGAATCTGCGGTGCTTTTGAAAAAAGAATCGTTGCACACTTTCATTTCGTTGATAACGTACAGTTGAGATATTAACTTGTTGGCTTCCATTTCGTCAGTTTCCTTTTTCGAGAGAGTATAATGTTCTGCGTCGTGTTTGTGTACCACAACGATATGTTCCAGCAACTCGAAAAAACTCGATTTCCCCGAACCCGGCTCTCCAATCAAATAGATACAACATTTCTCATAGTCGGACGGTATTCCCAAACTGGCCGCAAAGAACATCATGAGCAGCGAATTGGTGTAATTGAAATTGGTAAATACTCTGAAATACAAATAGCCGCTCACGACGTTTTTCACAAACGCGGTAGAATATTCTTTCAAATCCACCTTGCTCATTATCGCTCTCATATAAAATCGCGTCAACCACGACATCAAATCGTCATTGTGGCGCATCACAATCAGCTTGTCCCACCACACGTTCCATTGTTTTAAAGTTCTCACCACATGCACATAGTTTTGATAGAACATGTGAAAAACATTTTTATCAAAATCGTCACCTTTATTGTCAAAATTTAAATCATCATCATTGTCGTCGTCGACGTTGTTACATTGACTACTCTTTCCGTCGGTAACTTCATAGATTAATTCCTCAACAAAATTTGTAGGTTCATAATTTAATGTTTCGATCAAATTAGCGACGCAATTCACACGATCGAATCGTTTATATAAAATGGCCACAATTTTGTCGCGATTGACGTAAAACTGTCTAGAGAACTTTTGTATCAATTCATTCTCGGCATGTAAATCTTCCAAAATTTTCACATACAACAGTTGATCGTACATTAGAGACCACATGAGCTCGCACAGTTCGAACGAGTTACACAACAGTTCAAACATAATTACGAGTTTAAACATCATTTTGTTAACTTTAAAATTCTCCAAACATAAACAGTTTGTATATTTGTTAGTGTATTTGCAATCGTTACATCTCAAATTGGTTATTAAATCGGTAATTTTCTTTTCCTTCAAATACACACCCATTATCATTAGTTCGTGTTCATTGAAGTTCCACACTTCTCTGTAAACATTGTTTAAATCTATTTGCTGGTTCATTTTACACACATCGCAATTGTTGAACGCCATCACAATGGACATGTTGGTTTTGATCTTTTTAAAATCTCTACACACTTTGGCACCGTGGTACGTCTTGTAAATGTCCACTTCGTTTTTACCATTGTCCAGCATAAATTGTATCGTTCGTTCGGGCAAATACAAGTTTTCGTGCTTTTTGACCAGGGCACCCATCAACGTGTTGCCCAAAATAAACGGACAGCTGCTGTGATACTTGTTAATGAACAGATTGTACAGACCCTCTTCGGTGAAATATAAATATTTCCAATTGTTAAATTTTATTGTAGACAACATTATCCCCGTTTGCTTCTCGGTGAATTTGAACAGTTCGTCGTCTTTTTTAAGAGCCACATAGTGTTTGCCGTTGAAAATCAAACATGTGTTGTTAGAGTAGATTTTTTTAAAATACCCTCTGCATAGCACATCTGGCGAGGCGCCGCATCTCATGGCGTTTTCGTAATTAAACTCCCAACACTCTTTCGGATCTACCATTTCCTTGGACAACATCATATGTATCAGATAATGTATTGCGAAAAAATTACCCAAAGTCACGCACGAATTCTCCACCAAAAACATCGACCAGTGATTGCATAATCTAACAAACACCTTGTACGTCAATGTGTAGTATGGTTCGCATCGAAGTTGCGCTCTTCGATAATTAAAGTCTGTCGAATCGGGAAACAGAGTTTCACACAATAGCTCCAGGAACAGTTTAATGTCCGTTTCTTTCAAGTCTAAGTCCTCTTGTTTAGAGATAATGCGCCAAATGACCAAAATTAAAAAGTCGAAGTTAACAAAATCACTTTTCACCAAATAATCGCGCAACACATCATCGCCGACAGAATCGTTGGCCACCATGGCCGCAATCATGTTTTCGTTAATGGTCTCCAAACACTTTTCAACGTGGCTCTGAATAATGTCCATGTGCTCGCTACTCGGAGTGATGTTGTTGAACACTTTGAGCGCTTCGTATTCCATGTGATCGAATGAGAACTTGTCAGACGATTTTTCTACGATTTCTTCTTTTCCCCTAAACACTCGTAGATCTTTCAAATCGACCCGAATCAATCTTTGATACTTGGAGACGGTGGTACATTCGCACAGATTGATGTCGTCGCGCAGATAATCGAAAAAATTCTTGTTTGAAAAAATCAAGTTAGGTTTCACTTTACACACTCCTTTGTTGCCGTTGGTCATGATTAAATGAAACAATTCGTCGTCGTTGTCGTCAAATTTGCTTCTGCCGTTCACAAACAGTTTTCTGTCTTCACACATCATAGACAATTCGACATTGAGACAATACTCGGGATTCAATCGAAAAAGATTAACATTGCCCAAGCGCTCGTTATGTACCAGCGGAATGTACTCACCGATGTCCACGTTAAACTTGATATACAGATACAGTCTCCATCCAAAGTAAGATATGTTAACGTTGGGCCAATAATAGTAGTCGCCGGCTCGAACACACTCATTGCCGTAGTTGGTGCGATTGCTTTGAAAAAAATTGTCAAAATTCACATCGACTCCAATCGCTTGATACACGTCAACTTTCAAAAAAGGTTTAACGTTTATAAAAAAATAATTTCCTTTTACACACCAACTGTGTGGTAGTATTTGCACTTCATCGTGAGGCTCGTCACATTTCAAATTTCCGCTAGATGCCGTTTTATCATTTGACATTACTTTTATCAATTTTTCAAAATTCAATATCGATTTTATTACCCTCTTTTCGTGTGTCGCCTCGTTTTTTAAAATAATATCATCGACATTTTCCCAATTTTCCAAAATCGCGTTGTCGCTTTGTTGAGATATATTAAAAATGTTAGCAAAAACATGGTCGGTACTAATCTTCTTGCTCGCCATACTGAGTCTACTAGTGTTTCTAGTTACGGTGTTGTTTTTAAATCCCTACCGAAACGCCGCCGAAAAATTGATAAATGATCACGCGTACACCTTACAATTTGGCGCATACATCGATATCTACGATCTGACCGCGAACGCCGACGTGGAACGATTGTTCGTAATCCGACCCGAGAATGTGGTATTGTACAATTTAAACGGCGCCCTCTTTCATTATCTCAACACGTCCAATTTAATGTGTCCGCACGAATTCTCGCTAGTCCGGTTCACGAGAGCCGAAATCGAGACCATCAATGACGACAACTTGTACACGGTCGTGTGTACCAATGTGAGCGCGCTCACTGTCTTGGAACATTTCGTCACGTTAAAAAATAACATCGTGAGTCATCGAATTATACTGAATCCGGACACGATAAACTACAGCGTTTTGGATATAATCAATTTACTAATATACGGCGGTTTTGTTCATATTAAGTAAAATAAAAAAAATGACAAAATCATGATCGCCGCTGCCGTTCTCATAGTTTACAGCGTGTTCGCGTCGTGTTCAACGCCGACCGACGCTCATGGCTACCTTCTGCATCCCATGTCACGACAATATCCCTGCTATCGCAACGATGATTTTTGGTGGCCCAGCGACGGCAGTAACATAGCCGACGGCGGTTGCAAATCCGCCTACCAATACATGTACAACAAACACGGCGGCAACGCCTTCGCCGCTCAATACATGTTCAATCAGTACGCGGAATACGCCGCATTGGCGGGCACCGACTTTACCAACGCGGAACATATACGCAACGATGTGGTTCCACACCAGCTGTGCGCCGCCGGAGCCAACGACACCACCAAAACATTCGGCGATAAATCGGGCATAGACATATGGTGGGCACCTTGGTCTACGACAACGCTGCACATCGGCGTCAACAAGTTCGTTTTTTGTCCGACGGTGATACACGAGCCGAGCTACTTTGAGGTGTTCATAACTAACGAACTTTACGATTACAAAGATTCTATACAATGGTCTGATCTTGATTTAATTTACAACAAAAGTTCCATCATAGAATATAACACGGACTACGAGGAATGTGAAAACGAAAAAGTGTATGTGTTACGTGTCAATGTGCCGTACAGAAGCTCAAAATTTGTAATATATGTTCGATGGCAACGACGAGACATAGCCGGCGAAGGGTTTTACAATTGCGCCGATGCAATTATTAAGGAAACGTCAATCGTTCCTGCCGTCGTCGCTACTACCGAACAACATCAGGAATTATAAATAAAAACACTATTTTCGTTAACCTTTTCATTTGTCAATATAAAGTTTAAAAATAAAATTTTAAAAACACAAAAAGATTAACGAAAAGAATTCGTGATCTTTGCTTACACTTTCATATGAAAATGGAAGCAAAGATCACGACATCTTTTTGTTAAACTTTTTATATGTTGTATATAAAATTATAAAAATTAATTTATAAAAACACGAAAAAGTAACCCGAAAAGAATCCGTGATCTTTGCTTCCATTTTCATATGAAAGTGTAAGCAAAGATCATGACATCTTTTCGTTAAACTTTTTGAGTTTACATATATTATTTAAAAATTTTTAGTTTAACAAATGAAAAGTTTAACGAAAAGAATCCATGATGTTTGCTTACACTTTCATATGAAAATGGAAGCAAAGATCACGGATTCTTTTCATTTAACTTTTGAGTTTACATACATTATTTAAAAATAATTTAGTTTAACAAATAAAAAGTTTAACAAAAAGATGTCGTGATCTTTGCTTCCATTTTCATATGAAAGTGTAAGCAAAGATCACGAATTCTTTTCATTCAACTTTTCATTTGTTTAAAAATAAAATGTGAATATGAAAAGTTTTATGTAAAGAATGCACGATCTTTGCTTACACTTTCATATGAAAATGGAAGCAAAGATGACGTGAGCTGTTCGTTAAAAAGTTTAATATTTTATAATCACAAACTATATATAAATTTTAATCACATCATTAAGTTTGCACAGTTTGAATATAATTGTTTTACAGTACAATTAAAATGTCATTAAATCGAAAGCGAAAATTAATTTACAATCCGAGCTCTTTAGAAAATCAATGTATAAAATTGATATGTAAAACATATTTCTATTATTACGAGGAGTATAACGAGTGGCTGCCGCCCATGTTAAAAGAAAAATTAATCAAAACGTCAATGCACTGTTGGGAATGTAGTGTGGAAAGTACAAAGGAAAAATTATAAACAATAATAATTAAAACATCTTTTATTATGACAAGTATATTATAATGTGCACGCAGAACATCCGTTGAATTTGGATAAAACACGCTTCTTGTCGTTACCCAAATTTATGTATTGTGTGGGAGAAATAAAAGATAGATAGCCTCGTTTGTGTGCATATCGATAATTTTCTTCTCAACCCGATTGGAACGCTCTACAGGACACCATTAAAAAAGAGGAAAATCTAGAAACTGGATCGAAGAAACGAAAATTAGACGATTAATATTGTGTAAAATTATGTTGAAATGTATAATAAACTAGTGTTTTGTATATGTTCAATAAATAAAAATATACTAACATACAACATTTTTTATTATTGCACCACCTTTAATATTATTACATCATTTTTTAATTTTATTGCATCATCTTTATTAATGTGTCATCATTTTCATTGCATCATCTTTACCTAATGTTGCATCATTTCTTATTTTTATTGCATCATCTTTTTAAAATATTTTCATTATCTTTATAATTATGACATCATTTCAACGATAACTTAGGTTGACCTTGCGAGTCGTACAGCGAATAATTTACATCTGATGTTTCGGAATGAATATTAAAATTAGACACTACGAAAAAATCACATCATCTATACTTTGAAATTTTAAAGTGAACACTTAAAAAAATTGTCGATTATTTTCAATAACTTTGTTTAGTTCAGATGTAAAAAATTTATTTGAAAGTGTAACTAGTGAAACATTTCAACGAAAAGATCCCACCATCTTTGCTTACACTTTTATATGAAAATGGAAGCAAAGATGATGGGATCTTTTCGTTGAAACGTTTTATTTAGTGTGAGTTGAAATTTAAAAAGTTTGTGTTCAAATAAAAAGTATAATGAAAAGAATCCGTGATCTTAGCTTCCATTTTCATATGAAAGCGTAAGCAAAGATGACGGTATCTTTCCGTTAACAAATACCGTAATATTTGATTACGTTTTAGTTCATAATTATACGCAAAAGTTAGACTGAATGTTGTTTACGAAAATTCTGTTCAAACTATAACTCAATATGTCAGCGTAAAAGTTATTTACCTAAACATGCCACGTTTCATATTTTCTAGATGAATAATTATTATTGGATTTACGCCTCGGCGTTCACGATTCTGCTGCGATCGAGGTTCATTAAAAAGGTATTGATTTTTTCCTTTCGCTGTTTCTCTACGAGCACAGACATTCTATTAAAATTGTACAATAGCAAAATAAACACGATTAGTAAAACAAAAACGACAAGACACGCCATCACCAGTATAAAATCTTTCAAAAACGATTTATTTCTGGACACAATTTGATCCAATTGATCGTGGTCTAAGATGGAATTGTGATTTTCGGCAAAGTATGCGGCGTTTCCAATGTTTCGTCTCATATTGCTTACAGAAAGTAATTGTATCGCGCCGCCGTCACTGTCAAGTTGTCGATATCAGACACACTCAGTAGCGTAGACCTAATTCGATATAAATGTTTGTTGTTGTTAATGTCGGCGTAATCGAACGAAACCGGATTATCGTCCGGCAAATTATTCGGCACCGAACCGTACAAAGTGATGGCAACGCTGTCGTTTTTGCAATACACCCGCACATGTTGTTTTGGTCGTTGCACAAGCGTATTGAGTTTGATTATGGCATCCGGCACTATTCTATAGGGCAAAATGAGACTTTGAAACAGTTCCACGAAATCGACAACAGATTGAGAATGCTGTTTAATGCCCAACATCTCTTGGGATAGTTTGATGTAGTGTAAATTTTGTTTGTTAACATAAACACAACTGCTGGGAATGTCGCCTTTCATCAACCGCCTAGTGCGCTCCCACATAAGTTTGTTGTATATACTGTCCACCTCGGCATCGGGTAAATAGATCAAATATCGAGCAGGATTCGTTTTTCTAAATTCAAAAATTGACAATATTCTCTTGATGTTGAGAATTTTGATTATTGTCGAAGTTTCACGATTAAAACAAATCAAAAAATTGTTAACGTTTTCGTCGAGCAGCTCTTTCAAATGATAGAGTGGTGTTTCCCCCGCGATAGGTCGCAAATTTTTATATTCAATTTTAGAATGAAATTCAATAGGACAAATGGGCGTTTTGTGGTCCAAAATCATAGTGTTGCAGTAGAAAAGATCGTTGGTGAGTAGAACGCTGAACACACGCGTTTCGCCGGCCCCGATTTCCGTGATGGGCAATATGGGATTCCAGTAAACAATAGTGACGGAGCCATTTTTCTTGGGAGCTCTACTCTCCACGCTTTCGTCGCTTTCGTGGCGCACCACCAGCACCGAGTTGAACGCTTTCAGTTTGTTAACGTTCACATACTCTTTGTCCTCCTCCGTGGGCACGTATACAATGAGATTTTTAACCAGTTCTTTGCCTATGTCGGTTTGAGGGACGACATACTCGTAGGGAAACGTGAAAAATTGTTCGCTTATTACGACTTTAATGTTGAACGGACACTCCATCGCGCGCGAAATTTACAAAGTTTTCAAATTATGTACTTTAACGAGACTTACTAAAGGTTCCGGAATATAATTGTATTGATAATAAACGTTTTTGCGTACATGCTGTTTATTCAATTTTAACACTAGCATACCCCACACGCCCATACAAAAGATTACAATCAACAATATTATGTACACTAGCATAACTGACGGATGATGTGTAAACGCTTAAAAATATCCCGACATAATTTTGAAAATACGCTCGTGAGTGTCGAGATTGTTGCCACCACCGATGTTTGTCGCGCCACCAATGTGAAGAGAAGCGTAACAATTCATCACTAGGCTATTGTACAATTGAACCACTTGAAACAAAGAAGGATTTTGAAATTTATTAACAGTCGCGTTCGTCAGTTGGTTTTGCACAAATTTATTGTAAAACCATAAAAATTGATATTTAATCATGAACACGGCTATTTGGTCCCGATTCGGTTCCTCCTCGGATATGCTTTGTCTGATGTCGTCAAAATCCTTGGCATTATTAATAAAATACAAATGAGATTTAGCAATGAACCATACGCAGCGACTCTTGACATTTTCCTCGGCACCGTAATAGGTGAGCGGTAACAAGAGTCGATAAAAATTGATATTGTGGTCGAAACGAGACAGATTCATGGAACCGACGGTGTTTTTGTTAAAAGTGGAATAGTTTAATGTAGACAACATTTCGTTTGGAACACAATTAAACACCGATTTGTAAGTGGCGCTGACTATTTCGTTAATGGCACGCAACAGCGGAGGCATAGTTAGATTTGCACCGGCACCATCGTTTGAATACTCTTCCAATGTTCTTTTCAGAAACTTAGAGGTCGGCAAAGGTTTAATGTTTTTAAGTTTGCGACGTGATAGCGTGAAATCGCCATCAACGCGACGACGACGAACATTAGTAGCCGCGTCGGAATCATCGTAGTCGTCATTGTCATTATCATAATCATCGTTATTTTTGTTTTTACGCTTAGTTCCGCTCGCAACAATTGGCATCATTCGAACATGTTCCGAAACTAGTTTGTTGTATTCGGTGAAGAAATTTCGAATAGCCGGCATTCTGCCCAAATCAGATTTTCTATCAACGGGTATATAGACTAAATGTTTCGTTTTTAGATTGTTATACGCCGATGTTATGGACGTTCTAACCGATTCGGGCAAAAGTTCTAAGAAACTTTTACAGTCATCGTGCACGGTGCGTAAGATCGCGAGCAGTATGTTGAATCTGTCGCTCATCGATCTATCGTACACACTTTTTGCACTTTCGTATGGTGTCGATTTGGTGTCCACATACTGAATGTTGTTTTGCACATTACGAATAATGAACTCGAGATTGTCTCGGTCGGCCAAATCAACGCTGTACTTTTCATCGATGTTTGTGTTGGAAGGACTCTCTATGTAAATACGAAACATTTTAAACAATATATTATCTTGTAAAGTTTCTATTAATTGATAAATTTTGGTTATACTGTTTATTGTTATCTCGTGTACTGGTTGTATGTTGATTAGACATTGCAGGAAGCAAGTCGCGAAAGGTTTAAGCAACTGTATGTTACTTGAGAAAAAGTTTAAATATTCATTGGCACTAGTTGTGGTGAAATTGTCAATTTCAGCAGTAGCAGCCGGGCGAGAAACTGAAGCAGCTCGTCGAGTAGTGTAACCGATTTCGTTCTCCTTTTCAAGCACGGCGGCCGCGTCACTCGATTCTGCGATAGCGTTCACGTTTCGGGCCTCAATTGTAACGTCGTTAACGGCCTTTTCCATTTGAATATCGTTGTAATTTTCATGTAACAAGCTCAAATGTTGATACATTAGTGTATTGTAATACGTGGTGATTTCATTAGAGAGTTGTAATAAACTTGTTAGAGGCAATGTTGTTATTAATTTATCCCCAACATGTATAACTTCGTGTATGTTTGAAGCCACGTGATTATTTAAAAAAGTATACAAAATTTGAACATAGTTTTTTATGATATTGCAATGATTGTCGTACGCTTGCTGGTGTGTCATGTTTAATATAAGTGGTGTAAACGAAACACTCTAAACGCGCAATGCAGACTTATCTTGTGGATTACGAATTGAGATTTTACAGGATCGACGTTTCGATCAATGTAAAATTTCAGGTGAATCTTTCGGCTTGCGCCATCGAGTCGAGCGCATTCTTGTTCTCCAACTACTTTGAACAGACCGAAATTGTGCGCACGAAAGGGCTGACCTTTTTCAACGAATTCAATAATTGTGTCAACTATGTAAAGAGTAATTTCGAGCACCGTCAAAACGACGACAACGTGAAACGTTTATTTTCATTTTTCCTAAAAGACGAGTTCATGAGTCAAGTGCCTCAGTTTAGAAATGTAATTAAATATTTAAAAGTGTACTACAAACCTATCGAACGACCAAATATTAAAGCCATAGTGGCCACTTGTGCAGAATGTACTGAGGACAATTTGCATTGCTTTCAATGCAAAAAGGCATATCTGTCTAAAAGTATATCGGTGTTCGACTCGGAAATTCAACACGGCTGGGATATTTTCCTCCGCCCCATGTTCGGTTTACCATTGTTCTTGTCCATTCTACTTAGGACCAATTTCTCGACAAATTTCGACAAAAACGGTGTGTTCAACGCCGACGACCTCATCACCAACACGTTTGCCCAATTTTTCTACAATCTTTTGTGTGACAAAGCGTCCAGCAACTACGTCGATCGCAACGCTTGTCGTCCCTTGATAGCCGAATGTCGCAAAGTCACCACCAACATGAACGATCGTGACTTGGAAATGTTGTTGTGTTTGTTGCGCGATAACAATAATTGTGAATCGAAAATATTCGCGCCGTTCAAACAGTTTGTTTTAAAATTCATGGCTTTCGTTAAAGATAAAAAAATAAACAAAAAAATTAACAAAATAGCGTCGGTCATCTTTACGGGATTCTTTTTGCGTCAATACTTGGATTCTGCGCCTAAAAAGACCAAAAGCGCTGCCGAATTGGAGCTTAGAAATGTGTGTCGATTCATCATGCACAACTACAATGACGAGCAAATGGAAAGGTTTATCCAAAAGATATACTCGATAAAAGATAAATTAATGAAAAAGTTGCTGCAAGATTTCATAGTAACCGAACGTTATATAAGACACTTGATCATCGAGCATAGACTAGAGGAGGAGTTTAGCGTTTTGTTAGACGAAAATGTCCAGTCTGATAACGATTCCGGGCGATGATGATGTTGATCGAGACGACGGCGGAGGCGGCGGCGTCAATGCGGGCACCAGTAGACGTAGAAACAGAAAACGTAACACCCAATTCGACCCCGTCGAAGAGAACCACGACGATATTCAAAGTATAGACATTATGGACTTTTTACAGAGTTTAAACGATACGGACACGGTGGCGTCCGTGTTTTTGAAAGACACCAGCGAGCGCAAAAAAAACTTTTGGCAGATATTAAGTAAACAATCGGCCACATCCAAACTGATTTCGGACGCGGTCAAAACGAACCGCGAGTCGATCCCCGTAAACGGTGTTACGTCTATAAACATTTTAAAATTGGCCTCCAACATATACGATAACAATTATTCTATAATTAATCAGCAGCAACTACAAGGTTAAGGCGAGACGATACATCAAAATGAGCGCGGCGGCAATATTTTTAGAAATCGAACGTTTGAAAAATAAAATCGATAGAGACATGCAGATGGCGATTTGGACGAGATTTTTCCCGTTGCTCGTCAACCCCAACGACTCGATCAGTTTGACGCTAGGCGAGTTTCAAGAGTTCATCGTGACCGTGGCACAATTGTCTGTGGCTCACAATATAGAAAACAACGTCGCCATCACAAGTCAATTTGTACATCCCGGCAATGCCGCACGGGCTGAACAAACTTCACAGCCGCCCGCCGGTTCTGCTCGCGGAATATTCAACTTATTCCCCACTAGAACCACAACGGCGACGGCATCGTCTACATCGAAAGACATTAACGCGGCAATTTATCGCAAAAGTTGCCAAAAACTTTTGCAATATTACACATTATCGAACACGACGCTGATAGACTTTAAAGTGAGCGATTTGGTGGGCTGTATGATATATTTATCGCAAACGCCGCAATATCGACCGCTCTATTTACTGTTGGAGACCAGTTTCGACGACGAACACGAATGTATGCCCAACTTGGCCCCCGATCAAGTGCAGCACCTGATCGACCTGCTGCGAAGTCTGCTAGATCTGCCCAGTTCATTGATCGATTTTAACAATTTGAAAATACTCAAAACTACCATAGGCAAATCCATGAATTATCCGTTGACTAGATTCCCTCGTATAATCCTCATGCCCGGTCCCAACAGATCTAAGGATCGAAGTTGTACACTTAAAGATTTAATTATTGAGCGCAGCTCTCTGATACATCAACTGGAGTCTCAGCAGTGTATAAACGAAGATTCCAAAATACCGTATTGCGACGACGAAAGTTTCATTAACGAAATTCTTAAATCGATTGACGCGTTTCCCGTACACAGAATGTTTTACAACGCCGTCAATTCCATTTTCTACACCACCATGGAAAATTACGCAGTGGCCAATTGTAAATTTGATATAAACGATTACAACAACATTTACAAAATTAACAGCAACGATTATAACGAAATGTGTAACATTGGCGGTGGTGGTGTAGGCGGCGAATACACAGACTCACTGAATATTAGCTTGAGTAAAAGCGGCAGCGGCTCTATGTTGACTAAAAAGAGGAAAATATACTGATTGAATAAAACAACAAAATAAATTAAAATTTTATTTTATAAGTGCAAATATTAAACTTGATTTGAAACTACATTAAGAAATCGTTGAAAATACATACAATGGTGTACAGTCGCCGATCAAGCGGAGGTGGTAGACGAAGAAGCAGACAAGGCCGGAGGTCTTCCGGAGGTGGCTACAGAAGAAGACCCGGTCGCCCTCGCAAATACAACAGCACAAGCTCGAGGCGCCGCAACAGTTACGGTAGAAGACGCTCGTCTCGTGACAGAAGTCGTTCGCCGAGACGCAACCGCCGATCATCGGGCTACAGTCGCCGAAGTTATTAGAATCACGCAATCTGATTGCAAAATTTACAGTATTTGATGAACGACACTATTTCGTCGCTGGCGCGCATCTGTTTTTCCATAGTGACAAACTCGTGTTTGCACACACTGAGCGACATACCGTTGATATTGTACAGTTTTTTAATGTTCGAATCTAGTTTAAAATAAATAATATCGTCCGTCAATATTGTTCTTTTTTTGATTTTTCTTTTCTTTTTTTTATCATTTTTACCGCTGTTGATTTCGAGTGTTTTTTTCTTCAACATTACATTTTTCCATTTTATCGAAAATTTATACATAATATTGTCGATTAGTTCTTTTTTAAGTTTAGGAGGCTTGCTATCGAACGTTTTGTTGTTAATGTTCTCCGCATACTCTTTTATTTCATTGCGTCTCTGCAACAAGAGCTCGCACGGACACCGCTCTTTTAAATCGTTGGATTTGATCAACGAGTACAATTCGTCGTACAGTTTGAAGTCGTTAATGGTAGATACAAACAATTTTTTCAAACATTCCTCGGACAGACGAATCTGTTTTCTTTCCTTCTCCAGATTATTGGTGATCGACGGTATGTAAGCGTACAACGAATGAAACAAATGTTGAGTGTTGATAAAGTTGAAAGTTTTATTTTTTACATTGTCCGGAAAGGTTTTGATTAAAAAATCAATCAATTTGCCGTAGTCACCGTGTTCTCTAAACTGTTTAAATTTAAGGAACAAGTCGTAACAATGCCACTGAGCGACGGCACTAATGTCGTCGTTTCCTCGAAAAGTATCAACGGCAACGACGACGGCGGTATCGGTGTTTGGACACTGCTCAGGCTGAAGAATGCAGCCACTAGAGGCCATATCCTTGCCATAGTCGAAATGGCAGACATTTTTAGCATTTCCGATAGACATTTGAAGCTATTCGAATTTATTATATTCACTTTCAACAAAATTGACAACTTGCAACTAATCGATCAGAACGATTACATTATACAAGTGTTCAAGAGTAGAGACGAAATGTCCGAGATACGTTATAACATTAAAACTATCTATAAAACGTCTATGTTAGGACACATGTACGTGATAAATGAACGTCAACCAATTTATATGTTTTTAAAAGAGTGGTACGTGCAAAATTTTATGGAAATTTATCAGTTATCCGCCGATAAGTATGTGTGGGAAGCGCCGCATGTAATCGTATTCGATTTGGACAGCACGCTGATCACAGACGAGGAAAACGTCAACATACGTAGCGATTTCGTGTACGACAGTTTACGCTTTCTGAAATCGATAGGATGCGTTTTGGTGTTGTGGTCGTACGGCAACAAGAGTCACGTCACTTATTCTATGGAACGAACGAATTTAACTCCATATTTTGACATAACAATTTGCGAGGGAAACACCGTGTACGATGCCGAGCGCACAAACGACAATGTCATCGTGCGCAAGCGAAACGTGCAAGTGAATATCGACGAAAATAAAATTTTCGTAAACAGATCTTTTTACGTGGACAACAACATCGAAATAGACAAGAGGCCGCCGAAATCACCACGGATAGTTTTGTGGTATTTGAGGAAAATCGGAATAAATTACACAAAGACCATCACGCTAGTGGACGACCTACACACCAACAATTATTCTTACGATTATTTTATTCATGTAGACAAATGCAACGTGCCCAAAGATGACTGGAAACAGTACCACGACACAATTGTAGATAACATTATCGATTACGAGAACAGTTTCACCAAGAAGATGATCTATTAAACTACGTTGAATAGGAACCGCGTGCTGTGCGAATTGCTATGTACGAACGCACCGTCCATCATGAATATGTTAGTGTTTACAATTGATAGATTCTGAACACTCAAGGTCGACGTGTACGCGAGCAAATCGATCACATCGCTAATCGGCAAAACATATCTACCGCTAATCGATTGTTTCCACAAACAGTTATTGATGCACACTTGACGATCGTTCAGTACGGTCATTAAATATGGATATTTGAGAATCGTCATTGAACTGTTATTGATCACCACTTTGACAACGACATCGTCTATTATGCTAGCGTTAATACTCGGAATGGGCACTTGCGACGGCCGCATCGAATAACAAAACCGTCCGTGCTTTTCTTTCATGTCCGCCAAAGAGGTCAATTGCATCACACACATTGTGTTGTTGATTGTTTGCAGAGAAAAGTTAGACATGACCGCAAAGTTTTGCACATTGTGTTGTTGAACAACAATGCCGTTGAACTGCATCGTGTTGCTGGCGCCTGTCCACTCGGGGTCGTTGGTTGGCTGCGTCAAGTCTCTGGGCAATATCACACATCTACTGTTAAGTGTTATGTTAGAATCCGTGCCCACGTTGTAGTAGAATTGAAACATGCCCGTCTCGTGGAACACGGTCAGGGATTCATACTCAATGTGTAATTCTTTAAATTTACAACGCGAGTACATGGCAGCACAGCGCTCGGTCACCGTTATTGCTGTTTCAGCGTATTCGGGCAAAAAGCTGGACGTGGACGGACCCGTGGTGGGCACGTTCACTTGACCGTTGGCGTTGAGCATTATGACTCCACCCTCGAGGTTCAACGTGTCTGACCTGTAGGTGATTAGGCGTGATTGAGATTTACTCCAAATTCTTTTGCACATGGCCCACAGAGGCGCATGGTTATGATTGTTTTCGTCGGCCTCGTAGTATGCCAAATGATCCACGGGACCCGATATACCACCCACGTAATATTTATTGTTAGTTGTGTTGAGTATTTTATTAAAGTCACCCGCATTGAACATGGCGTAGTCGTCGTAATTGAGCAAATTGGCCGACACGGCACTATAATTTTGTCCTTGTCTCGTCAATACCGCCGGCATGATTATTCCCAAACTATTTCCTATCAAAGACAGGCTAGTGTTGACGTTATCGATGCGCACAAAGTCACCAAACAAATTGTTGTAATAGTTGAATGTAAAGTAGCTATTGATCAAGTAGCCGTACGCTTTCACATCGAAATGATCAATGTAAACGTAATCCATGTTTATGCCGTCTCCGCTTGTGACCAGATCGAAACGAACATTGTCCAACGCAATCACCACGGACTCGTCGTAACGCAACAGCTCTTCGACAGTGCAGCCCTCGAGCAGTTTGTTGTACACATACGGAATACCCATACGCATGAGGTTGCCCGCGGTACGAGTCCAGCCCAGCGACACGTTAGCTCTAGGCAAATAAATGTTGATTATTTCATTAGAAAGTAACGCGAAATCGGGATGAGTATGTCTGAATAGAATGCAACTGTTCATCATGTATTCGGGTAGAGTTATGGCAAAGTGGTACCAATCTGTACGATTTCCCCACGGAGCTTCGTGATTTGTGGGATTTTTGGGCATATGATTGTACACAATGTAAAAACAACGATGTAAGTTTTGCCACAAGTCGGCGTTCATGTACAAAGCATGTTCAGGATTTACGTAAACGTTAGAATAGCTGATGAGAGTGTGTAACGCTATGCCGAAATCTATCGCGCTAGAGAACGGCGTCAAACCCACAAACATGTTCTCGTCGTCGACGAACTGACGCGTGGGTGTCACTATGCGCTCCGCCTTCATCAGAAATTGTCTCTGGAGCGTGGTCGTGTAAAAATATTCGAAGCTATACAAATCACGATTGTCGACATTGTAGTTAAATCGCGACAAAGTCTGCAATTTTTTTGCATTATACTCGGGCACATCTATGTATATGTAATAGATGATCACTATCACTATAATAAACAAAACAATGTAGACAAACGTGTTTGTTGTTGTTGTCATCGCGGACATATTATCATCTTATAGAAATCGAAAAGGAAATTATGCTAAAACATTTACGTCATTGATGATTAAAAATAATTTAAGAAAATAATTAAAAATGAATTGCAAAAAATTAACACTTTTTTGGCTGGTCACGTTGGGGGCGGTGTGTGTTATTACACCGACAGCGTTAGGTATAGAGTATGACTTGGCCGACGCGGAAAACCTTTTCAACGATTTCATTATCAAGTACAACAAACAGTATAAAAACGAAGACGAAAAGCGGACAAAGTTTGAAATTTTCAAACATAATTTACAAATTTTAAACGAAAAGAACAAACAGGACTCGAACGCGGTCTACGATATAAACTATCACAGCGATATGAGCAAAAACGAGTTTCTCCGCAAGCAGACAGGTTTCAAAATTAACCTCAAAAACAATGCAATGTTAAAAAAAAACATTCAATGTCAACATAAATTAATCAGCGGACAACCGACTTGTTTGTTGCCCGAAAGCTTCGATTGGCGCGACAAAAACGCGGTCACTTCGGTTAAAAATCAACAAGATTGTGGCTCGTGTTGGGCGTTCAGCACCATCGCCAACGTGGAGAGTCAATACGCGATCAAACACAACACTCTGGTGGATTTGTCGGAACAACAGCTAGTCGATTGCGACAGAATCAATTTCGGTTGCGACGGTGGACTAATGCATTGGGCGCTCGAGGAGGCGATAAGAATGGGCGGCTTGGCGACGGAGACTGAGTATCAGTACAAAGGCATCGACTCCATTTGCAAAGATGTCGACGAAAAGGCGGTGAAAATATTGAGTTGCACTCAATACGATCTTCGAAGCGAGGAAAAACTCAAAGAGCTACTGGTGTCCAACGGCCCGATATCAGTGGCCATTGATGTTGTCGACGTTCTCGACTACAAATCAGGCGTTTCGACCAATTGTGAATTCAAAAACGGCCTTAACCACGCCGTCCTCTTGGTGGGATACGGTATTGAAAACAATGTACCATATTGGACTTTGAAAAATTCGTGGGGTGAGACGTGGGGAGAGAAAGGCTATTTTAGATTGAAACGCGGCCGAAACTCTTGCGGAATCTTAAATGAATACGCCGCATCGGCCGTCCTATAAGTCCAATCATGATTTCGTTCATTTCGCTACTGTTGTTGTTCGGCAACGACGCACGCGTCGTCGAAGCCACTAATCGTACCGCGCTTGCGTCAGACGACTTCGTAACGCCCAGCGGCCTTGTGACTTTGAAATCTCAACAAAATTTTAAACGCTTGCTCGGCCAGAATCCCGAACTGACGAGCGAAATCCTCGACGAGTTTGTTAAAGAGCTGATTGAGCAATTTTATAGTTTAGAAAAAGATAAAAATTCCGAATGCTACTCGTTGTACGTGCGTGTGTTCGCCTTTTTGTTATTATTGTCCATAGTTGTGGTGCTCAAGTTGACTTTTAAAAGAATATATACAGTTGTGAAACTGAAATTAAAAAATCGTCGCCTTGTTCAAAAACATCGATCGACCAAAGACACAGACAACGACGGCGATGCCGCAGCTCTCGAACTATTGAACACAGAAAAAAACGAAAATGTAATCTGCGATAAAAAGAAAACTATAACTAAACTGATTGAAAATGACATTAAAACTAATGAAACCCACCAATGTTGTTGTTCGAAATGATTTTATTAAAAAAATACACAGTTTAATTTCACCACCAACTTTTTAATAAAACTCTCCGTACCCCTCTTCTACGACCATGTCATCGTGAGTCACCGATTGCACCACATGTTTGATCATCTCGGCGACGTTTTCCAGCGACACATCACATTTTACGATCGCCATGCTGACCATTGAGGCGTGTGGAGTTTTTAAAAACTCATCATAATATTTGTATCTGTACATGGACGGTTGTTCGGGTAACACGACCACGATATCTTCACACACGCTCAACGTGCAAAAAGCACCGTGTGCCCAGACCAATGGACAAAAATGTTTATTTAAAATTTTTTCAATTAAAACTTTGTCTCTTCTGTCCATTAGCGACATCGACAAAACGTACGCTCCCACTCGCATGATTACATTTCATTACACATTGTATTCGACCGGCGCGAGATTAAATAGTATGCAAAACAACAGCCGCACACACCACCGTGCCAAACCCGAATCGTATCATCATATCGCACTCGTTGACATCACCAAAACTATTAATAAACCAACATGAGAACATTGACTTGAATATTAAAGGTTACAATAAAAAAAACGTGTTTGATTAAAATTTATTATTCAAAATATAGTTTGACAAACATTACAATTGTTGCGAAATGAATTTAGCCCTCTTGTGAATGATGGCAACTTGACGATCGGTCATCGTCGAGTTGATCGCCTCGATCAAATCGTCTCGACCCAATCCTTCCAACAGCGTTATCTTGTTGTTTTTGGCTTTAAACTTGTCTTTCGGTAAAGTTTCTTTCACTTTGTTGAGCACGTTAATCGCATTGGGCACATAGTCGGATTTGTACACGATGTTTTTCTCGTCCACCGACAACCGATTGAGACTTCGTTTTAAACTACGCTTTTGAGGTCTAAGGAAAGCGTACTGGTCACCACCCATTGAGCAAACGGCCAACGAATGCAGCAACTGAGGATCAGACGGTTTAGCGATAACGTCCTGGGCAATGTCGGCCATTCTATTAGCTAAAGCATCAATCTTTTCGTTTGCGCTGATTAAAGCCAAAGTCAATGTGTTGTTGCGATCGTTGGCAACCATTAAACCTTTGTTTGATTCAACCAAAGCGTTAGCGAAGACAATTAATTTGTCATTAGTTACTTTTAAACTTTCCACCAGTTGTTTGTTTTCTTCGTCTTTCACAGCGATGACTTTGTCCTTTTCGTCGATGATCAGTTTTAAACTGTTCAAATCTTTGCGCCACGGCGCTTCTCGGCCCTCGTTGGTCGCCGTGTGCACGGCGTTCATGCCGGCGGCAATGTCCGCGGGTGCGTCATCCGCCATGCTGTACTCGCCCTCCTGGCACAGCTTCGGCAACAGGTCGTTGGTGTTCCACTGCTTGAACGATTTCGCCGCCGGCATCTCCGAGGCGTTTATGAGCTCAAACACGCCGGCGCGGTTGATAAACTTGGTCTTGGCCTGCACGTTGCGAGGCAGCGGCGATGACTCATCAGTCAGACCGCTGCGGTCTGACCGCAATTCTTCTAATGTTTTTTGATTATTTTCAGCAACATGTACACGTATTGCTCGATTCACGTTTAAATAACCCAAGGCCTCGGCAAAAGGGTTGGCCACCATCCAGTTTTCCTGTTTGTCGTCTTGCACAGTAAAAACCTCCAACGGCCCGTTCACAAACTCAATTTTGCTCAATGCCATTTTGAATTAATTTATTTTATTTTAAACAATAAACACGTGCGCTCGCTTTGACGCTTTCGAACGTTTATAGCAACTGAGGATCAGATGGTTTAGAGATAACGTCTTGGGCAATGTCGGCCATGCGGTTGGCCAAGAGAGCGGTTTCCTTGCGCGCTTCGTTTAACATCGTGTTAGCTTGCACCAAACCGGCGTTGGCCGCTACTAAAGCGTTTGCAAATTGTATTATTTTCTCATTGGCCTCAGCCAGTTTTTCATTAGAGTTTTTTAAACAAACAACCAACTGTTCCTTTTCGTTTGTTAACATTTCTATATCGCCACTCGTGTCCGTAGACAACGACGGTTGGTACTTGCCCGTGCACAAAACCTGAGGGATCACTTCTTCCAAGAGCCAGGCTTGCAATTCCACCGCATATGGTAGTTTGCTTTTCATGATCAATTGAATCACGCCCTCTTTGGTTATTAGTATTGTGTGCGGTTGTAGATAAAGCATATCACCTTGCTTGATAGGCGTTGTTGAACCCGGGGGGCAATTTGTCTCCCCAGTTCATATGGCGATTTATACTTTTCGTCTACGTGATCCTTTACGGCTTTTTAGTGTCTTGGTATTTTAAATCTCAGCCTAAACGTGTCTTAGCCGAACTTGAAATTGCCGATGAAAGTGTGAGCATTCGAATCTTTGGATACGTTTTAATATAACAATGAGTAAATATCGCGATATCTTTTTGTTGAACGTGTTATTTTCTTTATTTACAAATAAATATATATAAACTATTAGAAAAGTTTATTGAAAAGAATCATGATCTTCGCTTCCATTTTCATATTAAAGCGTAAGCAAAAATGGTGGTAAACGAAAAGTTGCGTCGCTTTAGCCATACAGGCGCACGCAACACATAAAAATAGTTATCTAATCAATACAACAACAACAAGATATATAAACTGAAAATGTTGTTATTCAAACAGAAAACTAGTACTGTCAACATTAGCGACATGGCACTTTTCACAAAAATGTCCTTGGACGGAGTGGCGTGCACAACGAAAACGACGATACTCAAGCGAATAATGGAAGATTTAGCTGATTCCGATCGCATTCGTGTACATTTGAGTGATTACAAAGAAGCTTCGGACATACTTCAGATGAACCCTCGAGAGCCAGTTCTCAACGGTATGAGTTACATTATTTATCGTTTGAATATGGGTGAACAATACGATTCGACAAAAATTCATCTGTGCGATCGTCAACCGGCATCGGCGATGATTTACTATATGATTTTCAACAATTACGACGACGAAAAGGTAATCGAATATTTTACATGGATGAAACGTAACCGTTTAACTGAAGTTTGGAAATCAATAATTTTATTACCCAAAGCGGGCCAAGAGAAGTTGGTGAAAAACATGATGGTGAAACGTGCAAACGGGGTGGATGTTTGTACCGAAAAATACGTTTCGGATCAAAGACGCGTGTTCGAATTGTGGGCCAAAATCATGAATTATCCTGTAGTCGAAATAGACTTCGAACAACCGCTGGAATCGCAACAACGCAACATCATAGACCAAGTGTACAAAATGATTTTTTAAATGTAATAAACATTATTAAAAAAATAAATTATATTCATTTGTATATATTTAGTTTTATTTATACTTTTCATTCTCACAATTGAATAAATTGAACGACTTCGAATTAAAATAACACAATCATGTCTCATCTGCTGGCGTTAAGCGGTGTCGCGTGTGCTGTAAAAAGTAGAATTTTAAAACGTTTAGAAAAGTTCTATGAAAACGAAACCATAGTGGTTCATTATAATGATTATACAAAAATTAGCGATTTTTACTCGTTAGACGCGACCGTAGGAGAAATTCTCTACGCTGCATACAGATGCAAAGACGAGGAATCGTTCAAAAAAGATTTTAATTACGCGCACATATTCGATTGTACTCCGCTGGAACAATCCTTAGTGATGAAAAGTGTTCGTGACGATTACACATTATGTAAATCCGAGACAATTTATAAACAATGTAAAGAGATGGGTCTTTGTGAAGGGTGGAAATCTATTGTGCTCAATGTAGAGAAAAATGTTGAAAAACAATTGTCGGGATCGTCACCATGTTTACACAACGTTTATAACGAAAAAATAGAAAAATATTTTAAAATATGGACATGTGTAATGCAATTTCAGAGTTACACTATTGGAGGCAACTGTAAAGAAACGCTAGATGATCATGAAAACAACATTGTCAAATTGATACACGACACGCTGTACAAGTGGCGGGATAACAACGACGGCCTCATGGTGTACGAGTATCGAATGCCCTTGTTTCGTAGCAAAATCGCCAGTTTTGATTTGGACGACACACTTATCACTACCAAGAACAATTTGTCTTTTTCCAAAGCTCCGCTCGAGTGGCAGTTTAAATATAATAACGTAAAAGAAAAGTTTATCGAACTGTTGGACAAAGATTATTGCATAATGATCGTTCTCAACACCACGATCACAACGCTTCGTGACGAGGACACATTAAAAAAAGCGATCGAGTCCATTTGTAGAGCTCTGAATTTACCGCTAGTCGTGTACGTTTCTACAAAATTTAACAAATACAGAAAACCCAACACTGGCATTTTCGAAAATCTAGTAGCCGGTAAATATTTGATAAATTTTAAAAAATCCTTTCATTGTGGCGACAACGACAACGGCACTTCCAGAGCCGATTCAAAGTTTGCAACAAATTGTAACGTTAATTTTTTTTACGATTTCGATGTCTTCGAATAGATTACACAGAATGTATAAGTGTACTACAATATGGCCTCTGTCGATGATAGTATATTGAAACGAATAAACACTTTTATCGGATGGAATGTTTCATTTATTACCCCCGACGAAATGGCACACGCCGGTTTCTATTATACTAAACACAAAGATTACGTGCGTTGCGCGTTTTGCAATATAGAACTTGGCAATTGGACAACTGGCAAAAGTCCCATTGCTGAACACGCATATTATTCCCCCGATTGCAATTATATCGCCAAATTATTGGAATCTTTCCCGTCTACACAGTCGTCGGATGTTGTCGACGAACACGAACGTAGCGGCTCAAACGATTTTTACACATGTACAATAACAGCAACGTCCTCGTCGTCGAGTTCTAGTAACATGATGGCGTGTGTGGTTTGTATGGACCGAGATCGATGCATTATGTTCACGCCCTGTAAACATATAGTGTGTTGCGACGATTGTGCCGTAGTCGTGGATTCGTGTGTCGTGTGCAGATCACTAATAGAATATCGTACAAAAATATTTTTAAATTAAAGCACAAACATCGGTGTGGCAATCTTGAAATTTTCCTTTTTGCGTAAAAGGGATCTTTTTCGATTTTGCAGAGTAGTAGCGAACAATGGTGTATTAGAAATAGACATAGCCGCGCCGTTATGATTATTGTTGATACGATTGTTTAACTTTAAATTATTCTTACCGCTTGTGTCAATGGAAAACGTATCCAGTGGACTTTTGTTGTTGTTAACGTTGCTGTACAGATCGATTGTTTCGATAAATATTTTAGTCGCGATCTCTTTGCCAAAAGTGACCAGATGATGCTCATCGTGACGCGGATTGTCGAGTTTCTCGAGACATTCGTTATAGTGCTGTAACATGGCGCGCGGGCTGCTTTTCAAATCGGGATTTATCGAGTCCAAACGTTTCAGAGCGATTTCAATGATGTGTTTGTAATTTTTAAAGTAGTCTTTGCTCCTGTTTAGACCGAATTTGAACGTGATCAGCAACACTCGTCTATTGAAATCTTTATAATCGACCGCGTCGTCCACATACTTTGTTTGGCTAAACAGTTTTTTTAAATTTTCATAGTTTTTAGTAGAAGGATCGTCGAAATAATTTTCACGAGCCCGCTTGACAATATTCAAAATATTCTCGGGCAGCATTTGCTCCGATTCTATTAGAGCGCTACATTTGTCTGCAATAAGTTGCCTGGCAAAAACGTCAATATTAATTGATTCCATAGCGTTATATTTAAAGCTTCACTTATTACTACAATGACGACGGTCAAGGGCAAAAACAACAAACGAAATCTCAATAAATGTATTCTGTCTAGATTGAAGGAAATGTTCGACGACAAATCTGTGTATATTAAAAAATATTTGAGGAAAAATAAAGAACATTATGTGCACGTCAAATGTGATGACAAACGGCGATTCGACTTTGAATCACACGGTTTCCAGAGAATAGACAGCAACGTGTGGCTCGACAACGTGAACTACGAGAGATCCGTGTACATTATCGAAAAGCAACAGCCAACACTGATGGCAATGTCAGCGGCGAGTATCGAATTACAATTGAACGTTAGTGTGTTTATGATGGAGTGTGTTCAACCTAAGTAAAGCATCCACAACACAATGTTAAATAAAAACAAATATTTTTCTAATAATTAAAATTTATTTACATTAAACAGTTACAATATAATCATTTTTTTATTCTTTTCCTACAACACATTAAACTATATTTATGTAATCCTTGACGACTGAACTGCTAGTGGGCGATTTATTCGTCAAAATGTTTTCCGTAACTCCTAAATTAAAATTATAATTTATTAAAATAGAATATAACGTAACAGTGTCGATATTTTCAATGAGCTTTATCGCTTCTTTGAGTATTACCCTCTGTTCCGAATCGTGGACATAATAACGAAAATCAAATCCCTCTTGAATGCTTACCAACAGTTCTATCAAAAAGTTAAATTCGTAATTAACCTTTTTACATCCGTAGGGACCCGAATTAAATATGGGTGTATCGTCTTTGCTCGTATCAATGCTAGACTTGATATTCAGCTGTTGTGACAATCCATGTTTCAGTTTATCAATCTCCTCGTCCACATACTGTTTGATGAGTGTCAAATTCAAATTCAACTTGTCATTGCAAGAATTTATAATTAAAAAGTTGTTAATATTATATTTTAAATCCACATCGTCCGTGTCGAGTGGACCCACGTTAACGTCAATGTTCGCTCCTACACCGGTAATTTCGTTGTAATAAACTAAATTGCGCGCTACGCACACCTCGTTTTCACCCAACTCAATAATATATTTACTAACATACAGTTCGGGATACATTAAAAAGAGACGATTTTCATGAGAATCATCGTCGACGGCAATCGGATTGAGAACATTATACCCCACCGTATTGTTAATAGTGTAATTGATTTGCAAATCCTTCTCGTTGGGAACGTTGTAGGGATTATATTTGAAGTTAGGGTTATACTCACGCACCACGTTGACAACGTAATCAGCAGTGATATTAGTGTTTTTACTCATTACATACTCGTATTGACTGGCAGTATTAAACATATGTATATTTATAAAATGTACATATTCAGAACAAAAATCACCATTTTTGTTTCTCAACATACGACACATGTAATAAATATAGTTTAAAATACAAAGTGCCTTGGTTAGTTTCATACGACTGTTCAGTTTAGTGCGAAGTATCTCGAAATCTCGACTGTTGAAAAACGTTTGTAAAATGTACACAACACAACTAATCCGCGTCACAAAAATATGTTCATTATTATCATAACCCCCGTTTCCAGCGCCCCCTCGTCTTCTGTACAAAGTGGGTGTTTCTTTCAATAAAGCTGCTATTTCTACTTCATATTTGTTGTCTATGAACTTTTCAATGGAATATATCTTGCCTATTTTTCTGTAAAAATCGAGAACCGATTCAACGGTAGCCGGCTGCGTTGGTTTAGCCACAAACAAATTTTCTCGTGTCGCCCCCACAATCACTGATAATGTTTCGTTCGATAATTCCACAGTGGAAGTATCGAGCGCATTACCAGCTATTTCGATAGCGCTCTTGGACACATCAATGAGATTTTTCACTATAGTTGCTTCAAAATCGATACTACTCGACATATCTATTGTGCTATTGGAAGGAATCGCTGTGTAATCTATGTCCGCATAATTAATATACAAACCGCCCAAATCGGTTTCCAGCTGAGACAAGGCATTCTGATCTACGGTAGTTCCGCGTAAAACATTCAACATGTTATGTTGAACGTCGATAACATCTTGTTGCAGTTGTATATAATTGGAAAGGTCCTCGTTCAAGTTGTTCATTTCAAATGCTCGCTAAGCTTATATAACATATCGATTACGTACTGATCATCTCGTATGTCATCGGTCATTTCGTACAAATAATGTTTAATGTATATACTTTTCAGTACACGTTTCCACTCCTTATCGTTAACACCGATTCGTTCCGTAGAAACGTTCAGCGGCGATAGTTTTTGTTTACGCAACGACAAAACTTTAAGTTTAGAGTTCTTGATATATTCGTTTTCAACGACGCTCCAAATTATCCATTTAAACGTGTCCACCACGACCGACAAATTGAAAAAAGTCATTTCGTTCAACATGGTCAAAAGATGATTTCGTTCAAACAGCCCGTTGGAAAGAAACGTTTTAATGATGGTAATGTCTTTTTCATCCAACTGATTGTAACGACAGCGAATTCTTTCCAAACAACAAGTGACAGATTTTTCGATAAACATTTTAATGGCAGCTACACGACGTCGTAAATTGTGGAGAAAACGTTTCGCAAAGCGTTCGGCACGCACACTGGGATGGATCGCGCGAGAGCGGTTTGATTAAATATCATTTTAGTGTATCCGGCAAAACAAGTACAATCGTCAGCGCTGAACTGTCTCGATGTCACGTCAATGTCAAGCACCCCGGAATTGCACACGTACGGTCTAGGATTCCCGGCATCATCAATCACGTCTCTATACGTGCTAATACACATCTGGTTCATCATGTATTCGAATCCTACAAACGCTCTGAACAGCCCCAATTTAGGATCACACTCTATTTCGTTTTCAGGAGGCAGGCCGGTGACGGTTTGCGGTCTCGTGGCACAGAAACCTTCATCGCACACCAATCCGCTTAACGCATTGGTGGCTAGACAATTATCTCTACACTGACGATCGGTTACGCACGGTAATCGTGTAAAAGAACAATCTACGATTCCATTACGATCGAACACAATGTTAAGTCGATCCGAAACGTTGTAACGCCGCGAACGATCGAGATGATCTTGAACCAATCGATTTGCAGTAGAGATTATGTAAAAACACACTATACACAAGACCACAATTAACACCACCAATCCTATGAAGGAGTTATTAAAATCGTCAAAAGACATGGCAAACACGCTTACATTTTTATAAAAAACAGTAGTATCAATCTAAAAGTTTAAATAATTTATGATCTTTGCTTACGCTTTCATATGAAAATGGAGGCAAAGATCACGGATTCTTTTCGTTTAACGTTTTGAGTTTACATACAGTGTTTATTAAATCAAAGTTTAACTAGTGAAAAGTTTAACTAAAAGAATCCACGATCTTTGCTTACGCTTTCCTTTGCTTCCATTTTCATATGAAAGCGTAAGCAAAGATTACAGCTTCTTTTCATTAAACTTTTTGAGTTGACATATATTATTAAAAAAAATTTTTAGTTTAACATAAGAAAAGTTTAACGAAAAGAATCCGTGATCTTTGCTTACGCTTTCATATGAAAATGGAAGCAAAGATCATGAAATATTTTCGTTAAACTTATTATTTGTTATTTTTAAAAATTTTCAAATAATGTATGTGTATTCAAAAAGTTAAACGAAAAGAATCCATGATCTTTGCTTACACTTTCATATGAAAATGTAAGCAAAGATCATGGATTCTTTTCGTTTAACTTTTTGAATACACATACATTATTTGAAAATTTTTAAAAATAACAAATAATAAGTTTAACGAAAATATTTCATGATCTTCGCTTACACTTTCATATGAAAATGGAAGCAAAGATCATGGATTCTTTTCAACAAACCTTTTGATACACGTCATTATTTTTAAAATTTTTAGAAAACAAATAATAAGTTTAACGAAAAGATATAGTAATGTTTGTCACACTTATATATGAAAATTGAAGCAAAGATAAAATATTTTTTTTTATGCTGAACATGTAGTTTTGTTTGATGAAATTAAATTGTTCATATTTTATTATTGTTGTTGTCGTTTAATAGTTCGTATATTTTAATACGATGCGAACGAGACATTATCCATGAAATGTTTTGTTCTATAATTTTAATACGATTTTGAAATCTATATCTATTTACAGCACATCGTTCCCATTCTCCAATTCTAGATAGATTATTATCATTTTCAATTTCATTTTCATTTAAAATATACACCTTAGGTGGAGACAATGAAAATCGCACATGTTTATCTAACATATTTATTGATATAAAGTAACAATCTTATCATTAACAAAACGACGACGACGACGACGACACGTTGCTATCTTCAACGATTGACATAAACATGCTGCACTCATCGCAATTGTCAACATTTTCAATTACGATGATTTTCTTACAACATTTATTACATCTATTGATGTTAGACAACTGATTCGCGTCCAGCTCTTGTTTACCGATCAGTTTGTGTTGCATGTGTAAGGCAACGTAGATGAAGGCGAAATTGTCATCTTCAACGATAACTTTTTCTTTAGAACAACAATTTAAACACAACCTATCACCATTGATATCCACATACTTTTCGTTGTAGCAAAAATAAGTATTCATTTTTTACTTTAAAACAAAACTTTCTTCACTTTGGTGGCTAAACCTGTAATAAAATCATTCAGTTCGTTTTTTTTTATTATATACACAAAGATAGCATGAAAGCGATATGTAATTTAACCGGCGACGTGATGGGCCAAATAATCTTCGAGCAACAAACACCACAACATTTGCTCAAAATCACCGGCTACATTCTAAATTTACCTAAAGGATTACACGGCATGCACGTGCACGAGTTTGGCGATAACAGCAACGGCTGTACATCGGCGGGTGAACATTTTAACCCCACCGCGCAAGACCACGGCGCTCCAAACGCTGCTATCAGACACGTAGGCGATTTGGGTAACGTAGAGTCTGCCGGCATAAACTCTCTCACCGAAGTGGACATTATCGACAACGTAATGAGTCTTTACGGTCCACACAGTGTTTTGGGTAGAAGTTTGGTCGTGCACACCGATCGCGACGATTTGGGTCTCACCGATCATCCGTTGAGCAAAACCACTGGCAATTCGGGCGGGCGCTTGGGTTGCGGAATCATTGGCATTCTATCTACTAACAACATTAATATTAGATAAAAATTAATATAAATACAAAGGTTTTTGTAATGAAATCAGTTTAAATTGTATTGTGGTTTAGAACAAAATTAACTTAAACAAAATGAATACTATTAACAACAACAACAACAACAACAACAACAACAACAACAGCAACGATAGCTACAGGAGGAATATTAAAAGAAGAAGGACCAGCAGCCGTACCACGAGCAGCGATCGAGAATTAACCCCCAGAATTTCCGACGAAATCAATAGCGGCATTAAGATGCTGGATTCGTGGAATCATTACTTTATCGATACCATGTACGTTAGTACTATTGGTGATTTGACAAAACAGCTGAGGGTAAAAATTGAAGATGGCCTATATCAAGTGCATATATTAAATAATGAAGTCGGAATTGGACACGTGTTGTGTCTAAAAAATAAACCAATAGAAGGTATGAAAAATTTAACCAAAGCATTTTCGTATCGACAGGGTGATCCTGGTTTTAAACACTTTAGCTATGAAGCGAAAAATATTAAAAATAAATATATTTTAAAACTTTTAAGAAATAATATTTTTAAATATTTAAATGTGAACGAAGATAATATCATAAGATTCGAATCGGAATTAGACGACAATGATCAAGAATATGATGAAATAAACACGGACGGTTATTCTGCTGAAAAGCTAAAATTTGTTTTAACAAATTTAATGTTAGAACATAAAATGATGCCCGTTCAAATGCCTATTATATTTTATTTAGATTTCAAAATAGAGAACAAGCATTTAAAATTTTTAACTATGCACGACGATTATATATACGAAACGAATGGTCATACTTATATATTTTGGAAGGTTTATTACAGGCGTACACCGATTGGCATTGCGGTTCAACAAAACGAGATTTTAGACGCTGCCGGAGGTACACACGAAGGTGTATTAGCTTATTCAGAAAATAAAGAAACCGCTTACGCATTAGGTAATTTTATATTTCACGATGAAGATTTTCCTACATTATTTGATATCATCCTTGAAAACGATACTATGTTATACAATAGAAAGAATGTGCTAAACAAGCAGCTGAATTTGATCACAAGCAATATAGAAATTACAAACAACAAACCTTATTGTATAGAAATTGAGAAGAAAATTATCGATATGCACACAAACGAGGAAATTAAACAAATATTATTTAACAATAATTATTTTATATATCATTCTATTGATGAGGTTTAATTTTTTTTTTGTAAACAAGTTTTAAAAAAAATGTATAGTATAGTTATAATTATAAGTACGGCAAATGGTATTTTTTTTTTTAATAAAATTGTAATGTATAGTTATAAATATGTGTGTGTGGTGACGGGTTTTTTTAATAAAATTGTAATGTATAGTTATAAATATGGGTGAGGGTTTTTAAATAAAAATTGTATTGTATTATAATAAGTTTATTTGTTGTTACAATGATTTCCAATAAAGAGTGTGAAAATAAAAATAGTTTTATTAAAATGTTATCTAATCGAGAAATGGGAAGCACTTTCAATAAATCTCGAGTAGCATTCAACACAAGCAAGACACATTGTTTGTTAGTTACCAATAAAAAAACAAATAAAACTAGCCTGAGCAATGATAATAGAAAATGCCCCACTTTATATGAAGCTGAAGCGATGCAATTTCACAAAATGTTAGATTCATCGTCGACAGCTCGCTGTGTGATGTGTACTAGAGTTTTACATCCACTTTTAGACGTGTCTCGTAATCGTTGTTCCTTTTGTGTACAATCGACGAACGACAATTAGTACAACGATCTATTCGATATTACGAGTCGCGTGTTGTTTAATTTTAGCCAACAGTTCGGGCGTAAACATGCTTAAAATATCGTTCAGCAAACCGACTATGGTGTCTAATCTAGCGTTGAGCGCGCCCACATCTAGATTATTCAAAATTTGCAAAATGTTATTGAGCGTAGCGTTAATGTTTGTCACGCTTGAAGCGAGATTGTTGAGCACAGCGTTGACGTTGGTGAGCTCGTTGCGGATGGTGGTTTGAAATTGTGCCAGCGCAGTGTTTATCGTTTCCAGTATGTTTTCGAAACGCGTATCGAGGTCGCTGAGCAGTTTATTCAGATCTTTAATCAAACTACCCAATTGGTTTTCGAACAAATCAATAATGGTGGTGAGCTGAGACGAAGTGGTGGAGTTCTGCAAACGAATGGCATTCAATTGATTGATAATGTCCAAATGTTGATTGGAATTGCTCACGCTGAGTTGATTGAGAGCGTTTATTATTATATCGTTTTGTCGCGCTATCCGCTCCAAGGCATCGTGATGATGCGGCGGAGGCGACGGTCTGCACTCGGTGTTAGACGATGGCGGCGGCAAGAAAGAGGAAGAGGATGCGCTAGACACTTCAGCACTATGTTCCTTGTATATTTCCGCGATAAATTGAGTCATAAGATAGTCACAAACGTTAACGACGCACGCTCGACTACACAAAATACCCAGACCATAATTGTCTATGAACAGTTTGTTTTGTTCCACCCTACAATGGGTGTGCGAGGTGATGTTTTTTAAATCCACCCAACATTTTTTGTGTCGCGGCGGCACCGCTTGGAGAGCCGAAGATGGCAATCGCAACAGTTGAAGCGTCTCATCTGCGCTAATCCACACCACCCACTCGCAATCAACGAAAGCGGCGACATTACAATCGTGCACTTTTCTCAACATCACGTTCGATGACATTATATTGTAGATTGAACATGAATTTTTTATGATTAACTTATAAACGATTATCCAATTGTGTTGAATACGTGTGTGTGTGAGCGAGTATCGTGCGTATATAAAAGCGAAAGATAACGTTTCATTTTATTAAGACTAACGACACGATCGCATCGCTCTAGACGTACAAATTATCATCGTACACCACCGATATGTACACGATAGCTTTAATTTTGCTAACAGCGATGACGACGGCAATTCCGCTACCCGCCAGTACGGAGAATAGTATTCAGATACGCATTAACCACATGATGCTACAGATAGATGCAAACGGAAACGTCAACGGCACCGATTACGCGACCAAGAACTCAACGCTGTTCAGACGACACGCCACAGCAAACGGAACGCTAATTCGTTCCTCGTCGAATTGTTATTTCCTATGCATGAACTCGTGCGGTTATGTGTACACATCCAAAGTGCCCAATTCCGAGTGTTTATTCGTGGAAGATTTCAACATCGATTCTCACTATTCCAATTTGTATAGACTGTTCAATGATAAAAAGAAAGGTTATGTAGCGCTCAACAAAGTTGGAAAAATGAGACGACTGGTTGTTTCGAACAATCGCACCGTTAGAGCAGGTTTACGAGAAACGATCTTGATAACAATCAAATTATGGGAAAAACACGACGAAAACGTTACGTGCATACCTTTTAATGATAAAAGAATGACAAAAAAATTACATTACACCCCGGAAAAAAAATGCACGGACCCTGCAGCCACCACAGCCGCTACGAACATAGACATTAGCAAAAAGCGAATGGCCGAAAACGATCTACCTGACAAAGATGATTTTGATTACACGGAAGAGTATACAGGAAAGGAAGGTGCTACAATGGAAAACTTTTACTACATCAAAGGTCAAGAGGAATTACATATAAATTTGTTTGCAGATCAAATGTACGCAACCACATCCATCATTACGACCACAACCACAACGGAAAAATCCAAAATATTCAATTCAGCTCTAGAAATTGACATCGAACGAATGCTTTTACCACCACCCAAACCTTTTAATTATAGCGACGAGGAGGTGATGAAGACAAAAAATAAAAACGTTTTTTTCATTTCCAACGAAGTGTTTCTCAATGATAAATGTGCTATGAAAAAAGTTAATTAAGCATACTGTTTCATCTGATTAAAACAAATGAATTCAAGTTACGCTGCTGTTTTTTTGATTCCCCCATTTTTTTTGCACGAAGATCCAAGATTTTTTGTTTATACATTTCAATATCATTATGATTAGCATCGCTCGAAAAGTTTATTGCCATCGTGTAACATTCAATAGCTCTAGAAATATAACCAATGGCTTCGAATGTTTGAGCCAAGTACACAGCCTCTTTGCGCTCGACCGATCGATTCATATGTAACACGGTTAAAGAATCGAATAGTTGGGATACGTGTCTAGTACACGCGCCAAATTAACAATATTATTATCGGAGGAGGTTACGTCACCACCGAAAATCAACAGTATAGTGTTATAATTATGATCGAGTCTTACCAAACAAAATAAAGCATTACACCTTAATGCCACTGGATATCGACCATGTAAATATTCTGTAGCACGATTCCAAATTCTAATTATATTATGCTCTCTACTTAAATAGCATCTCCGACCAGTAAATGTTTGAGCGAAATTGACTTGACCATTAGCATGCCGTCGAATACAATCGAAAGGATTGATTGTGATACATCTACCTTCATCCCCGGGATAGAAACAAGGAGCGTTAGTACCACGCGAGGTTAATACATAATGCTCGTAAATGTTCATACTGAACAAATCACTCAATTCTACAACAGGTGTGTGAGCTGTGGAAAATTTCAATAAAAATTTCGAGTGTACGCTAACATTAGGATGGGAGGTCGTATAATCGTGCAAAATTCGTTCATAACGCGCATCGCTCAAATCGAATCGGGCCACAGCCGCTACTATGTCATCATCGGAAAAATACGCATTCTCTCTTCCCCAAAACGCTTTATAATCTATTCTCCGGAGATTCGATATGCTAGTATTAAAGGGTCTAATACATGCGTTACACAATTTTACCGAATCACCAAAATAACTAGACTCGCCTAACGCTGACTCACCCTCGCTATAAACAGAAAACAAATTATCAACTATAGGACATCTACAATACTTGAATATCATAATGTTAACTAAATTGTAATATTGCAAAGTGCCACGGGTTCTTTGACCGGTAATAGGATCTATCGAACATGGATCGGGCACGCAAATGTCACCCAAACGAATCTCTTGTCGATAGCGTTCGTCGAGAGCTGGATGATCGACCCGCACATAGCCCGGGGGACACGGCGCTCGCGGAAACACCGATTCATCGTAAATAGTGTCTCGAATCCGTAGAGGTCTACAAAAGGGCGTGTTTGTAATGCTATTGTAATCCGACACGAAACCCTCATCACACACACACGCTAAGGGAGACTCGTTCAGATCACGAATGTGACCGTGAGGTTGACACCCCACCGGCACATCACAATCGCCGTAAACATTTAATTGTGTAACCAAGCCGGGCGTTAGACAGCTACACAACAACGAGAATCCCATCGGACTCTCCACCAATAGCCACACACCCGTGTGAGGGTTACATGAACGAGCCCTTTCTCGATCCAAAGCCAAACAGTAGGATCGACCAGCTTCAATATTAAATTCAATTTCATCGCCGTTCTCATCATGCATCACCAATTTAGCGGCTTCGTCAAAGTATTGACAATTGGCCAAACCTTCACGACACATATCACAGTCCATATGACTCGTGCACGGCGTGAGCTGTTTGTGACATAGATGAGTATTACCTTCAATCACTATGGTATCAGGCGGATCTATCAGAGGCACATCCATATTATCAAACATTATTATAGGTTCAGCGATAGGTTCATAATTGACTCGCACCAAGTTGATATATACAACAACAAACACAATGATGACTATTAATAAAATAGACAAAATGATTAGATGCATCTTTTATTCAACAACTTAGATTATATACACTGGATTTGTTAAATTATACACACAGAATATTATTTTAAAACATGAATACAAAACTTAAACATTTTAATATCATTTTTACGAATATCGTTAAAAGTACGCCTACACAAGTTCTTAGCAATGTCATATTTCAAACGTTTATACCCCTGCAAACGATTCTTGTTCAAAAAGCTAGTGTCGTATATTATTTTTAAAATTGAAAAACGCACCATTACATAAATCCATTTCATATTCGACAACCTTCTAAATATATACCAATGTTCATACATACAATCACAACAATGTTTACAGCCGATAAGTTTACAACACAATTCGTGATTACAATTCGCACAACTCGATTTCATCATACGTTTATTAAACTCCAATTTTTCCAACACTGTGATTTTATATTTAATGACACACTCAATCCACACAGGAGTATACAAATTATTCAAATATTCATCTTTATAATTTAATAACACAAATGTGATATCTTCGTTTACAGCAGTGATACGCGGCTTTAACCCAGTGGCTCGTGTCAAGTTTAACAGATCTTCGTAATCCAACTCACAAGCAATCATGTCGTAAATTTCTCTAGGAAGCTGTAGTAAAGCGGCCATGACCAATTGTAAATGTTAACTGTAAAGTGTCACATAAATTACTCAGTTTATATAATCAATATCTTAACATCGATCATTTCATCACAACATGTATTACATTTCTGTAAAAACAGTAGTAACTAATAAAAAGTTTAACAAAAAGAATCCATGATCTTTGCTTCCATTTTCATATGAAAGCGTAAGCAAAGATCATGAATTCTTTTCGATAAACTTTTTCAATAAACATGTATTATTATAAAATTTTTTGGTATAACAAATAATAAGTTTATCGAAAAGAATTCATGATCTTTGCTTACGCTTTCATATGAAAATGGAAGCAAAGATCATGGATTCTTTTCATTAAACTTTTTCAATAAACATGTATTATTATAAAATTTTTTGGAATAACAAATAATAAGTTTATCGAAAAGAATTCGTGATCTTTGCTTCCATTTTCATATGAAAGCGTAAGCAAAGATCATGGATTCTTTTCATTAAACTTTTTGAGTTTACATACATTGTTTTAAAAATTTTAAATTGAACTAATAAAAAGTTCAACAAAAAGAATCCATAATCTTCGCTTACACTTTCATATAAAAATGGAAGCAAAGATCACGAATTCTTTTCGTTTAACTTTTTGAGTTTACATACATTGTTTTAAAAATTTTAAATTGAACTAATAAAAAGTTCAACAAAAAGAATTTATGATCTTTGCTTACACTTTCATATGAAAATGGAAGCAAAGATCATGGATTTTTTTCATTAAACTTTTCATTTGTTAAACTAAAATTTTTAAATAATGTGTGTAAACTCAAAAGGATTAACAAAAAGAATCCACGATCTTTGCTTACGCTTTCATATGAAAATGGAAGCAAAGATCGTGGATTCTTTTTGTTAAACTTTTTATTAGTTAAACTTAAAATTTTTAAAACAATGTATGTAAACTCAAAAAGTTAAACGAAAAGAATTCATGATTTTTGCTTCCATTTTCATATGAAAGTGTAAGCAAACATCACGAATTCTTTTCGTTAAACTTTTTATTAATTCAACTTAAAATTTTTAAAATAATGTATGTGTATTCAAAAAGTTTCACAAAAAAGAATCTATGATCTTTAGCCACATTTGAAAAACGTAAAATCACCCACTCACAAACTGATATAAAAAACAGTGTTCACTCACTACATGATTATTGTTAAAATAGAAGCAACGCAGCCCACCAACATCATTATCACCGACAATGTCACGCCAGCCCGTCGTTCTCACCTTTGATAACATTATGTACAACATACGATACTCACAAAGCTGCTACGACAACGAGAGTAAGCTATGTTCGGTTCTGTTGAAAGCCACAGTGGAATGGGATTTACTTTTCATCAACAAAGACAATCGTCAGCTAGCACCACAGCAATTCAAGGTACGCTACAATAAAAAAGTGTACGAAGTGGAAAGCGCAGATTACACTTTAGAGGACAAAACGCTAATCATAACTTTTTTGTGCGACGTACGAATCAACAAAGCTTTAGTGGACACATTGATGATACACTACAATTACAATTATTTCAAGAACAACGAAGTCAATTGGTCGATTCCAGATTATTTAAACGCACAATGGAACAACATAAATGACGATGACGAAGATGAGGATTGAGTGTATAAATAAAAACTTTATAACATTTACCGACTATTTATTTCCTGATATTTACACAGTAACATTTCAAGTATACGCGTGTATAGTACACATCTAAAACTGTCTCCATCACTATTTTCAATAAAATAATTGAGCAGAAAATTAAGCATTTTACTTTGATTGAAAAGAAACTTTTCAAAATCGATAACATAATTAAAAATAGTAAACATATACTGCAAGCTGATCGTTTCGTTCACTATTTGCTGCAACGCCCAGTTCACTAAAGCGAAACAGAAATCGTAAAAACACCAATTATAAACGTTGCTAGAAACACCAACACCACTGCCGACATTGAAACTTTCAAAAAGTTTATATACGATCGGCAACGATCTATCGAAAATTCCATTTTTAACATAAGCGTTGCTCGACATGGAGTCTGAACTGTACAAACTTTTAACCTTGAAAACTATCCCTTACATTTCAAAAAAACATTTAAACGACGAACTACGCAACAAGGTGTTGCGTCAGCTCAGTTTCGAATTCTACCAACACATATACGATATAACCACCCATCAACTACAACAGTTTTGTATAATGAAAGGAGGAGCAGCCATAGCAGTGCATCTCAACGACATCAACGCGAAAATCTCCGACTTGGATCTTGAAATTTACATAGACGACGCTAATTTCAATCCGCAACACTCGATTCAATTCAGGCGACTCGAAAATACGCTGAAAAGTTTCGCTTTCAATTCCTACGCTAACGTTAATGAAGCATTATCATCCATAGAATTCGCCTCTTTACTCCCCGAAGAAGTTGAGAACAACATTGACAACAACGACACGATAACGATATTCAAATCATACGTGAACGAAGCGCTCCAAGTACCAGACAAAGGAAGAAACATGAAATTCGAGCTAAACAAAGAAAAACCATTCAACACCACCATTTCGATGGTCAACAACGAATATTATTTAGTCAGGTATTCATTCAATGTGAATATGAAATGTCACGATAGTTCATGTTCTCTAATTTTATACAAAGATAACACTATGAAAAAGTATTTACAAAGTTTCAGCTTTGATTTATATTTCATTGATTTGAGCATCAAACAAAAACCATCGTGCGACGCCGTTAACCACTTTATCATGAAAAAGTTTTTAAACAGACTCATTTTTGTGGAAAACATTCAATATGTAATAGCAGATCAGATCGAGTGTATTCTATTTAACGTTTTTTATAAACAACACGACAAAGTATTGTTTCGAATGAATAGACTGTCACAACTATTACACTATTACAACACAAACTACTACACCAAATCACAACTGCAATACTACAAAACGATCAAGTATCACGACAAAACCGTATACTCTATGCCAGATTTGAAAACATTCATGTACCGCTCAACACCCAAATTAGGTTTTCTACTAGCCGTTTATTTGTATCATAGCGAAAGGTTCACAATCAACATTAAAGATGTCACACACCAAATAAACTTTCCTTACCACAAATTGAACGATAAATATTTCAACAAAAGTTTCACTACATTTATAAATATAGGTAGGGAATTGTTTAAAATATAAACTGAGTCATATGATGATATCATACCGCTTCAATGATATCACCAGATGATGCAATATTGTGAAATTTATGATTCTCCGATAATATTTACACATATTTTATAAATGTACTACTAATATTAATTAATTTGTTATAATTAAATTGATTTCAATAAACTTTTTATAAACAATATTGTTTTTTTTTTATTTCTTCACACTTCTCCAACAAAAACATTTTATGTAAGCACTTTAAAAGTTTCATCACTATTCAGTTTATTCACTGTAGAGGGTATAACGTCTGCAACCACACACATAAATTGTTAACTCTATTTACTTCTAATTTTTAACATGACAACAATAACGACACAGCCACTTTCTCTATACACACTCAGCGAAGAACAACAGAGCGTTCTAGATAAATATTCATATTACAATTACGTATCATCGTTGACATCCAAACATTTTAGATTGCCTAGAGAGGAAATTTTACGTGTGGAAACGTTGACGCGTGGCCAATCAGAAAATACGCTATGGAACTTATTGAGGCTGGACAGACAAACAGCATCTTCCAACGGAAAGACCAATAACACTATACTCACCAATGCAGCAATGACATACGGTTTAACACAAGAGAACAAAGTGAAGCAAAACGCAATACTCATAGAACACATCAAAGAACATTTAGAGACGGTGCTAAAGAAAAAAATCATTTCCACAGTATTAGAGAGTGGTCTATTTTTATCGGAATTTGGCCTATGCTCAGCATCACCAGACGCCTATTTCATCACCGAACACGACGAATTTATACCGCTAGAAATCAAGTGCCCCTACAGATACAAAGATGTATCCATTATCGAACTCCAAAACTCATACAAGTCGAGATCGATGGTAAAAAGTAAAAATCGATATCGAATCGCCGGCACAGCGTTCTCCATGAACGTGGACGGAAATTTTGTTTTTCACATGGAAAATACCGATCCACATTATCGACAAGTACAAAAACAAATGTACATTATGAAAGCACCGCTGAGCATGTATTTAGTCATGTTCGGAAACAACAGCTACATAGCCACTACCGTTCGTAAAGACGAAGCCTTTCACAAAAAAGAACTTTACACAGAAAAGAACGTCTATGAACAATACGTCGATAAAAACAACAGCGCTATTCATTTTTCATCACAAAGGAAACGAATGTACACTTTTATCAATACCGAAACCCAGTTTTCAACAGAGGAAATCGAACGTCTCACACGCTCAGGACTTTACTACACTTTCGGAAAACTATCGTGCGCATTTTGTAAAAACGCTTTCGACGCAAGTTTTAACGCAAACATAATGTTACAACAACACAACTGCGAAGACCACGAAGACAACGAAATCATCATAAGAGCTAAACACAAAGACTATTTAGATCACCGAAAACGAGTGATATCGTTGAACAAGAAAAACGCCGACATCGGAATGGCAACGTGGGGACTTTTCTATGACAACGACAACGAAGAATTTAAAACTTTTTGTTGCGGCCTAGTCAACACCAACTTTACACCAAACCATAGCATCGATTGTGATTACGCCAAAATTATTAACAAACGTAAAAGTGTTATTAAATAAATTTTCAACTCAGTGCTGTATACATCATTTAAAACCCCATACTTAAAAATCAAACAATACTATNGATTACGCCAAAATTATTAACAAACGTAAAAGTGTTATTAAATAAATTATCAACTCAATGCTGTCTACATCATTTAAAACCCCTACTTAAAAATCAAACAATACTACCGAGCAAATAAATCAAGACGATGAAATTAAAACAGAGATGATAAAATTAAATGATTACTCATCGCTACGCGATGAGTAATCATTTAATTTTATCATCATTATAATGAGCTTATTTAATCTCGTTACTATGATAACATGATGTCGGTTATTTTTTTTTTATTCCATGCTCTAATTGGTTATGACGTCAATTATTTTTAAAATGATGCGTTATGATTAGTATCCCACATCCCACTGGTCTAGAACCGGCATAAATACACTACTACACAAAAAGTTTAATGAAAAGAATCCACGATCTTTGCTTACGCTTTCATATGAAAATGGAAGCAAAGATCGTGGATTCTTTTCAAATAGTATACTATAGACATAACGAAATAAGTAAGCGCACGACATGTTGCTATTACTTTTTGTGGTAATAGTGATTTTTATTTTCTTGGTGTACAAGCCTGTTTACGATGCTCATCGAGCGATTAGGCGAGCTCAACGCCATTATAATGATACACTAGACGATCGCATAGATTACATACAAAACGTTTTACAGCGTCGTCATTACGTTCCTCTAGAAGTGTTACCCAACATTCAATTCAACACCAATTTGGGTACAATCAACGACGGAGAACTAAAATGTTTGTCCATGCCCATTTTTGTCAGCGAACACGATCTGGCTAATTTCGATTGTACGCAAATTTGCGATAACCCTTCGGCTGTATACTTTTTTGTGGGTGAATACGACAGATTTGTGGTCAACGGTCAACTGTTGACGCGCGGCGGCTATTGTACCACCAACAGCGTACCTAGAAATTGCAATCGAGAGACGAGTGTGATAGTGCACAGTTTAAACCATTGGACGTGCATAGCCGAAGATCCTAGATACTTTGCCGGTCCGCAAAACATGACTCAAGTGGCCGGTAGGCAACACGCACAGAGAATCTTGCCCGATCAGATTTCTCGCAACGTGTTGTTTGATCGATTGCTAGGTATGGAAGTGAACGTGGCACGCAACACTTTCCGCACCGATTGGGACGAGCAGATGCCTGACGGTAGCGGGCGTCGGTTTGAAATGCGTTGTAATGCTCTCGATAGTAACAACAACAAAATGTTTGTTAATCCTAATAATCCGATCGAGTGTTTGCCCAACGTGTGTACTAATGTTAATTTTGTTCACGATGACGTGAAGCCAAATTTCGAAACGGGCGAATGTGAGTGTGGTGATTTCAATATCACTCGTGTCAAACACATCGTGCCCGGCGACAAAACTTCCATGTGCGCCGCCATCGTGGACGGGTTCAACAGAGATTTGATGTCTTACGAATTTCGCGTGCCGTGTATCAACATGGATATGCCGGTGGACAGGTTGGCGAGCGCGAAAATATTATGTCCTCCCGACATATTCACTCAAAACACGGACAACGCGTTCACGTTCACATTGCCCGGGTCGTTTCCGTTGTCCGGTAACGGCTTGGACGAGCCGACATATAGAGTGTACATGGATACTCGCAGCCGGATCGATTATTCGTTAGCGAGACCGGTACCACAAAATAGTTAGTTATGAAAAGTAAAATAAAAAGAATCCACGATCTTTGCTTACGCTTTCATATGAAAATAGAAGCAAAGATCACAGATTCTTTTCATTAAACTTTTTAGACTTTTCGAATTAATGTGAAATTAAAAAATTAAAAATATTAAAAAGTTAAACTAAAAAAATTCACGATCTTTGCTTACGCTTTCATATGAAAATGGAAGCAAAGATCGTGAATTTTTTTAGTTTAACTTTTCTGGTGTTTCGAATTAATTTAAAATTTTTTCAAGTTAAAAATGAAAAGTTTATTGAAAAGAATCCGTGATCTTTGCTTACACTTTCATATAAAAATGTAAGCAAAGATCACGAATTCTTTTAATTCAACTTTTTGATATTTTTAATTAATTTGAAAATTCTAAATTGAGCAAATAAAGGTCAACGAAAAGATACCGACATCTTTGATTCCATTTTCATATGAAAGCGTAAGCAAAGATCACGGATTCTTTTCATTGTACTTTTCTGATGTTTCGAATTAATTTAAAATTTTTGCAAGTTAAAAAATAAAAAGTTTAATAAAAAGAATCCGTGATCTTTGTTTCCATTTTCATATGAAAGCGTAAGCAAAGATCACGGATTTTTTTATTAAACTTTTCTGATGTTAAACTTAAAAATTTTTATTAATGTATGTAAACTCAAAAAGTTTATTGAAAAGAATCCATGATCTTTGCTTCCATTTTCATATGAAAGCGTAAGCAAAGATCACGGATTCTTTTTATTAAACTTTTCTGATGTTAAACTTAAAAATTTTAATAATGTATGTAAACTCAAAAAAGTTTATTGAAAAGAATCCATGATCTTTGTTTCCATTTTCATATGAAAGCGTAAGCAAAGATCACGGATTTTTTTATTAAACTTTTCTGATGTTAAACTTAAAAATTTTAATAATGTATGTAAACTCAAAAAAGTTTATTGAAAAGAATCCATGATCTTTGCTTCCATTTTCATATGAAAGCGTAAGCAAAGATCATGGATTCTTTTCAATAAACTTGTTTGAGTTTACATACTNAATCCATGATCTTTGCTTCCATTTTCATATGAAAGCGTAAGCAAAGATCACGGATTCTTTTCAATAAACTTTTTGAGTTTCAAACATTATTAAAATTTTTAAGATTAACATCAGAAAAGTTTAATAAAAAGAATCCGTGATCTTTGCTTCCATTTTCATATGAAAGTGTAAGCAAAGATCACGGATTCTTTTTATTAAACTTTTCTGATGTTTTGAATTAATTTTTAAACTTTTATTTCTATTTGCTCGTGCCGATTACAGATAATTTTTCTACTGTACAAAACTGTTTGATAATATTGGCTTTGAGTAATGTGAGTTCTTCGAGTAGCGCTGCGTTGGGTTTCGATCTGTACACCTTTCGTTTGTCGAGAAACTGAGTCAACATTTTAATAAATTTATACGCGTGTTTGTCAATTTCATTTGACAACAGTTCGTTGTCGATTTTGTAGTTTTGTAAAAATGTTTCTTTAGCGTCGTTCAGCATCAGTTTTTCGATTTGATCGTTGCTCATGTTTAATTCGGATAAATCGTTAATGAAATCTATTTGTAACTTTTCATCTTCCGAGCAGTGTTGCAAAGCGTAAATTTGCTCTTGAATTGCATAAATGTTGGCTAAGACGATGGCTAAATTGGTTTTAAAAATGACATTGTCGTTGTGACGACGATTAGTGAGAAACGCGGTAACTTTATCATTGTACTGATGGTTCAAGTTTTTTTCTTTGGTGAGTAACCTGTCGATGGCTAAATTCATATTAATGAAGTGGTGTGCCTTATAATAATTAATAAGACGTAAATAAAATGTATGATACGTTAAGAACGTTGGTGTTGAGCGTTTCTCTGTTGAGCATATACACAGCCGCCGTTAAACCCGGCGTGCCTAATATTAAATGGGGGGAGAACAAGTATGCATTCGTCGAGCTGAACTCAGAGGCTACGTCTTATAATGCTTTGATCAAACGTGTGCACGACGCGGTCGCAGTGACGGTCGCTTGGGACGTGTACACTGGTGATCCAGCCTCGCGCGCTTTTCTTTTGTTCGACGACGAAATTGTAAAAACGGCCACGGCGGATGAACTAGCGCGCCGTCAGATCGACTATGATTGTAGACGTGGTGGCAAACACAAAGCGCAAATAAAGTTGTGTAACGTGGACGGTTGCAGCGCCAGCGTCAAGATCGATGTAACAATCGCCGACACCGACGGATCTCATTTGGAACGCGTTCCGCACGTGTGGTACGATAACAACGTTCCATACAGGAAAACCACAAATAAAGTCGTGGCCGCTTATTTTGTTGAATGGGGTGTGTACGGTAAAAATTATCCGGCGGACAAAATTCCTGTTCCGAACTTGACGCATCTGCTCTACGGATTCATACCCATCTGCGGCGGCGAGGGCATTAACGATAGCCTTAAACAAGTGTCAGGCAGTTTCGAAGCGTTGCAGCGCTCGTGTGCCGGTAGGGAAAATTTCAAAGTTACCATTCACGACATATGGGGCGCACTACAAAAACCACAAAAAGGCGTTACCGCATGGAACGAACCGTACAAAGGTAATTTTGGCCAGTTGATGGCTATCAAACGACACAATCCCGACATAAAAATATTGCCCTCGATCGGGGGATGGACGTTGAGCGACCCGTTTTTCTTTTTGAACGACGCACGAAAACGTAAAACGTTTGTCGATTCCGTCGGCGAGTTTTTGAGAACATGGAAGTTTTTCGATGGTGTCGACATCGATTGGGAGTTTCCGGGCGGCAAAGGTGCCAATGGTGATCTGGGCAACGCTGAAATCGACAGCGAAACTTACGTGTCGCTGTTAAAAGAGTTGCGCGACATGCTCGACGAATTGCAAAGTGAAACGGGGCGCGTGTACCAGCTGACGACGGCCATCAGCGCCGGTTACGATAAAATCGATGTGGTGGATTATAGACGTGCACAAAAATATTTGGACAACATTTTTGTTATGAATTACGACTTCAAAGGGGCTTGGTCGAACTCCGACTTGGGCCATCAGACGCCTTTACACGCGCCCGCTTGGGATTCAAATGAAAAGTACACCACCGATTTTGGTATCACGCGTCTATTAAACCAAGGAGTCGACTCGAATAAGTTGGTTGTCGGTGTGGCTATGTACGGTAGAGGATGGAGCGGCGTCAGTAATTACACCAACAACAATCCTTTCAGCGGCATTGCCGTAGCTCCAGTGAAGGGCTCATGGGAAGATGGCGTCGTGGACTATAAAGATATTACGAACAAGTATCCCGTGGAAATGTATTATTACGATGAAATCGCCGCCGCCGCGTACGTTTTTAACGATAAAACGGGCGATTTGATAAGCTACGACAGCGAGAAATCGGTGCTGGCTAAAGGAAAATATGTGCGCGAAAAGAATTTGGGCGGTTTGTTCGCTTGGGAACTGGATGCTGACAATGGAGATTTGTTAAACGCTATGAACGAAGGCGTGGGTAACGAAAAAACATTGTCGGTTGCACCAGCGGAAAGTTCGTGTCCCGTGTTACCGTCCTTTTTGAATCGTTTTCGCGCACCTTTAAATCACAACAACAATAACGATGACGATTACATGGCTAATGGCTACGATGAATACGAACAATTGAGTGAGAAAAAGATCGAGCAAAAGCGCTTACGTTTCGACATCAGCAAATATTATAAACTGTTGAAGTATGCGTGTATGTTCATAAATTATTAAGATAGTATTTGTTTTTAAAAATGTATACTACTAATAAATTTCGAAACAATCTTCAGTACAGCAACGAGCTGTCGCGGGACAGATACACTAAATTGCTCATTGATCATAACTCTATGAAAACTGATTTGAACATTTTAAAATCACAAATGGCGGACGTGTGTAGGCAAGCGATCGGCACCGACAATCAGTTGTGCTCTAGTATAAACGAGGGTGGTGGCGTTGCCGCGGCCAGCGCCGCCGATTTTAATGTGTATAAAAAGACGGTCGACACGGTTAACACTTTGTAACAACCTAACGATGGCGACGAACAACATCAGCGGTCTTGATCATAACGGTGAACATTTCAAACTGTGGCAGCCCACTTTGCAGCTGGCCGACGTGGACGTTGACGCCGTGTACACAATCCCCGTGGAAGATTATCCGCTGGAATTGACGCCCTTCACTCAATTTACCCACGGCGGTATGTCAGTTCGCATCTCGGGCAAAAGATTGTTTTATCTCATGAAACAAAATCGTTTCGTGGACGACGGTGAGATGGCGTCAGCGGCGACGGCGGTGGAAGCGTCCAAATGGAAAAGTAAAAAAAATTTGTGTTTGAAGCACACATCGACTAAACAAGAGGTTGTGGCAGAGTTGAGGAAAAAATTAAAGCTACCGGAGTGCATAAATCGGTTGATCAATTTGATCGACGATCGACCTCTGGGCGATCGGTACTCCAAACGTTTTATTCTAAATTGTTATTTAGCCAACGTGGTGACGTGTACCAAATGTGATAAAAAATGTTTGATGAACGCCATGCGCTTGCTCTACTGCGACGAGGATAAATGTGTTAAAGAAATATTTGCATTGTTGTACAAAAAATCTAAAGTGTATTTGCCTCCTAATTGTATCAAAATGAAGGAACAAAAGGCATGTTTTAAGAGAGGCGGTTGTAAAGGTGCCAATCCGATTTGTTCGTTTTAGTTTTTTTTAATATGAATGTTTTATATATATGTGTTTTACAATTTTATGTTAATTAAAATAAAAGAATTGTAATATATGTACGACTGTTTTATTTAGAAACTATTTTAATAATAAATATACATAATCATAGCAATGTAATCTACATTGAAATGGTTTCTTGATTTATCGCGTCAGCAACACATCAATTTTGTCGTTGATCATGTCAATTTTTTTCGTGTTGTTCATGATAAGAGCGACCGTATCGTTGTGCAGTTTGTTCACCATCAACATAAGTTCGTTCTTGAATGCGAACATATCCTCGGTGAGCTGAGCGGTTTTCTGTTCAAGCGTTTCGTACACGGCGATGAGGATTCGTTTGATCACTTTAACTTCGTGTGTGAGCGAACCGGCGTGCCACATGTACACGACCAGTATGCATAACATGATTGCAGACAAGTTCATTGCGGTAACGCTACGGCAGCGACTCGATTAAACGAACACGCTAAACGTTTCTTATTTTTTTCTAATTATCAAATCTTTGATCGATTTGAAACTGTCTAGCATCGTGTCGTTGCTAAACGCCAATTTGTTCAGCAACTCCATTTGCATGTTTTTGACGTTTTCCATTATGTTGCCGACGCTAGACAAAAATATGGACAATTCGGTTCTGATCATTTCGCGAACGTTTTCATAGTCGTATACGTTGGCGGTAGCAGCGGATGTAGACATGGTGGTCGGATGATAAATTGTAATGTTACCAGCGGCGTTTTCTCCACCGCTTCCTGCTTGCGTGGTGCCGGTTATACAGTCTTGCAAAGTGCAAATCTGCTTTTTAATGTCGAGCAACGGATCTATCATTTGACTCTGAGCACCGATAATAAGATCGCATATGAGCTGTTTGAGTATGTAATACTCGTGCGGATGTGAAGATGTCGAGAGACTGTACATGCCCATGTAGCGACACAAAGAGAAAACGTGAACGTAGTTTTTGTTGTTTCGCATTAACTTTTGCGAAGAATGTACGTTGGTCCACAGTACGGACTTGTTGAAACCTCGAATAGTCACGATCGGCGCCAACAATCTCGCCGCAATGGAACATTCCACGTATCCGTCTCGGTCGTTTTCGTTGTTCTCAATTATCACCACTTCTATGGATTCATTGTCATATAGAAACTGGGTTGGTTGGTGTGCAGTCTGCGTGTTCGATTGTTGGTGTGGCTGTTGGTGAAAAGACATTGAAGGGGCTATTTCGTTTGACGCTGACGTAGACATGTTTGACGCGTTATTTTATATCACTTAAATAGTACATATGTTGATGAAATTAAAAACATGAACAACTTTTTACATCAATTTATTATATACATTAACACTAAATTTTTTTATAAAAATCGTCGTCTTCTTCGTAGTCGTCGTCGACGTTGGTGTCTTTGTATAGAGTGGATTTTTTAAGTGGCAACGACGTTTTATTGGAATGCTTGTTTACGAATTGCAATTCTCTGTCGATCCGCACCACGGTCTTTTTCTTTTCGTTGTTGTTTCTACGAAATCTGAAAGTGCATAGTGCTTTGAAGATGTGCGTACACGAACCGGGACAACAACAGTTGTACACTTTATAGGATGCCAATACGATAAAGCCCATCACGATCCACACAAACACGGTTTTGATTAGATGTAAATCAATATTGAAAATATCCCAAAAACTGGGGCTTTCCGCCTCATCGGTGACGTCTGCGCCCGAGAACACCGTGTTATTTTCCATACGTTTGCGCAGATCCACAAGTCTATCGGTCAACCCTTTCAAATTGTTGTGATCGAGATCGTTGTTCACTTTGAGGGCTTGCAGTTCGAGTTTGTCGATGTCGCTCAATATGTAGGTGAGATTGAACGATGTGGAGAGTGGCGCGATCAACACCGTTTTAAGTTTATTTTTTAACTCATGAACGCTGATTTTGGACTTTTTCGTTATCAATTTGCACGTTTGATCGCCTCTAGCTTTAATAATACCCGCGCCTTGCGCAAGCGTTACGGGTTCGATGTAGCCGTTTCCATCGCCACCGCCTATACAGTTGATGGTCAACTCGGTGTTATGTCGCAACACATACAACCAATTGTTGTAGTCCAGTATAGGGTAGAATATTTCGTCGTCGAACTTGCCGATACGAACGTCGCAATCTTGTTTAAAGTCAATCTTGTCTTCGCTTTTTAGTAAAATTTTGATGTCGCACAGGGTGGCTTGGCTGGATTCCAAAACGACGCCCGGTTTGTAGCACAGCGACAAATCGTTGACCACGTTGCAGGATTTGGCCACGTCGTCGGGCAGTCGAACATAATTGCGCCGATCGGTCGCTATGCCCAGATACTTGCTGTCGGGCAAGATGATTGCGCATTTTTCTTTCTCGCAATACGGAATCGGAATGATTTGGTACACATCAAACTCTTGCTGGTTCACCAATGGCACTTCGACAATGAATAGTAACTTTCTGTATTCGGTTATGAATACGTGCACTTTAACAATGTTGTCCATCAGCAATTGCACGTTGGCGCGTGTCAAGCCCACCGGCCACACCAATCCTTTGGGCACGCTACTTGTCACGTTGATCATTTCGCTCAACAGTTTGTCTGCGCTCATCACTATGTTATTGAGTCGATTGTATTTAACGTTCTCCACGGCCCTGTCCAACTTTTCGTACAATAAATCAATTTCGTACAGTTGCTGAACGATAAGTTCTATTTTGGCGTTGGCGTACAGACAAAGATCGTTGCGTTGCTCGTCTACGCACCTCTTGTGCTCTACATAATTGGAAAGATTGATAATGTCGTCGGTCAACTGTTTCACTTGTGAATCGAGTGCGTTAGAAGATTTGGCCAGTTCGTGAAGTTCGTGAGCGTCGTTACTGTCCATTACGCCGAATAGAAACTTGTCGACGGTCCCGACAAAATTTAAAATTCCTCTTCGTCGGCGAACAAGCGACGCCGACGATACCTCATCGATGTCATCTTCATGCAAATTCAACTTTTTATGATCCTCAAAGTCGCCCACTTTTTTCACAGAATTGTCTAAAATGTTGTGCTTTTCCACCAACTCCCTAATGCGCTTATACACGAACGTGTCAATTTGTACGTTGATGATTTTGAAATTGGAGCAGTTGGTTAGCGTTTCTTGTTTCTTCAACTCCATCACCAATTGATTGGTTTCAGTGTACAGCGATTGTAATTCTTCAAAAATAATACTATGATCTACCTCGATAATAAAATGCCATACATCTTCCACAAATTGCATACGATTGATAGGTTGATAATATAGACCCGACGTCGGAGGCAGCGGCTCGACATCGATAATGTCGTTTTTTACAACTTTCACAGCCGCCACAAAGGTCGCCGTCGCTAGCAATGAAAACAACCAGGGCAATTTTGGCGCTAACATTTCGTAGTCAACAAGTCCGTTGTCCGATAAAGTCGGGCGTTTTCTCGGCTACAATTGTTATCTCGGTCACTTATATACGTTATCTTATATTAAATAATTGTATTATGTGTGGGTGTTTTTTTTGTATATTAACCAACATGTCATCGGTGATATCACAGTGATAACCTCAATTTGGCAAGGGCACGAACGACAATAAATTATGTATTTTAATAAATTAATTGGTATTATAATAGCGTTGAATTGTGGTCTCGTCGCAAGCGAAAAGACTGTTGACGATGATTACGTCAAAGGTTTAATTGAAACGTGTGTAGTCAAAAAGTTTAACGGCGACGAGTGCGAGTCTAACTCGCTGTATGTACATTTTGAAAATGAAACTTTCAATTACACCAATGTCGCCCACTTGAGCAGATACACGTTGTGGTTACGTTTGATGAGCAATCTAGAGTATTACAAAAAAATCGCTAATTCTATTGTCGACGACGACGATGACGACGACGAACCTAGTAGATTAATGAGAATAATGGCCATTCACAATCGAAACATTGCTGCGCTCGATTCTAAGATCAGCAAAGATATGCACAAAGTCAGCTATCAAATGTTCTATTGGATCTGCGACAATTGGATTCGTTATTACGACGAAAAAGTGGAAAAATTCCAAAAAACTTTTTACACGCTCCAAATGATTATGAATACGTTTGTGATTTGGAATAATTTAGACGTTTATCATTTCAATTTGGCCCTGTATACATACAGAATTTTACGGGGTAGATTTGAGGGAAAGGTTCGCGAGGAAATCGACAAGAGCGCGATTGATTTAGCACACGTTGCTTTTAATTACGATCTATTTATGGTAACGAAAACGGAGATTATGGAAAATTTTTACATCAACTATGTAGCATATGTTAGCGATAAAAATGATCGCGCTCAATTCAATGGTATGTACGTTAACATAGATAAAAATAAATTGCTCAAACGCAACACCCGCTTTACCGTCGGTCCGTATCGTGTTCATATGCATCACAATGTTAAAGATAAAAAAATTGTCAGTCAAATGGAAACGGAGGCGAGGTTTGTGTACTCAAACTTTTTGTCGTTTTTTAAACACATAAACATTACATTGGGTAAGCCGACTAAATCACTGATTCACGTGTTCGCGTTCGACAACAAGCCTATGTATCGTAAATATGGTCATTTGTGGAATATTGACATTAACAACGGCGGCATCACAATCGTTAACGATAATTACAACAGACTGGAGTCTCATGTTTATTTTGAGCCCGCTACGCCCGACTTGCCTCGAAATTACGGCCACGAGCTAAATCACGCCTTTTACATGTCCATCGAAAATATTATGGCGATGCCCAGCTGGTACATTGAGGGTATGGCCAATCGTTTAGGGAACAGAGTTTGTTACTACGAAGATCACGTTCAATTGAAAAGTTTCGAGCACATTACGATTAAAAAAATTTTAAGCGCATCGTATCGAAGCAACTTTCTATACCCCATGGGAAGCGCCCTGTTCGCTTTCTTGTACGAGCTACGGCCGGAACTATTGCACGCCATGATCGAATCGGGTACCTATACATTCAACTCTACCTACGAACTGGATCGTGACTTTGATTTTTTTAAAAAAAACAAAATTGCTCAGTGTGATCATTATTATAGAAAATTGAGTGCGGGTCCTCCAGAGGAACTGACCCAGTCTCGTTACTTGGCCATACTCAAAAATGTTTCGGAAACTACAAACATTTTCAACGAGTGGTGCAAAAATTACATACAATTCACCTTTGAAGATGTAGTGTACATTATTACGCCCGACAAAGTGGTCAAGAAGAACATCGATTTGGCCGAAAAGCCGATCAACGCCTTGGAACAAATAACGTACAACAACAATGAAATCACCAGATCCGATTTCGATTGGTTTCTCAGGGGTGTAATAAAAAAAGCGCTTCGTTTTATGATCGACGACATTGACACGGACGATGTTGTAAAAAATATAGTGGCAGATTTCTTTACCACGGACGATTACTATTCGTACAAAGTAAACGTTTCGTGTCAACACAATAGCGTCGTTGGCGTTAAACATGCCGTTGTGCTGTTGGCGTATTATTCGGGGTTGTGGAAAACCGTGCCCACGGTAGGCAGTTTGAACATAGAGCAAACTACCAATTTATTGATAACGTATGCCGCCACAGTGGCGTCGTGCAAACACTATCTAAGCCCCAGTGTCGGTGTCAGCGGTCGTTTCGACATAAACGCTATTGCCGCTGCGCATTTAGACGATGATGTAATAATTAATTTTAGAGACGTGCGCAACAACAGCGTCCTACATTTGGCGGCGTTGTACAATCACTCGCTATATCACAGTTTAAAGAAAAGATCAGATGTCGAATTGACCGCTGTCAATTTAGACAATCGCACCGCACTCGATTTGTATGAATATTCAATTAAGTACCTCAACAAATATGGTGTGTCGCAAATCAAATATTGCTTCACGTACATAGACGGTGATGTCAACGATATTTTCGTTGTCGAAACAAATACGCCCATCGTGCAGGACGTGACACCGACAACAGCGGCGTTATCTACAACAGCTGCGACGACAAAGATAACGATTTCCTATAAAGCGAGCACATCCACTTTAATCGATGACTCAACGAATCGCAGTATCACTACAACAATGTCGCCGTTGCCGTCTACGTCACTACCAACATTATCACCGGCCGCTGAAAAGGATCAAATCAAAATAATGATACAACATTTGTTATTTGTAATTATTTTATTAAGCATTTTAGTTTGTACAAATACGTTATTCATCAGATGTTACACAAAAAAATTCGCAAAAAAATACGTCAATTACAAAATTAAAAGTAAAAGCGATTTAAACAATAACAACAATAATAACAAACAAAAGTACAACGATGATTCTACAATACAATTATTCGAGTAGTAAAGATTTATAGGACAATATGATATGTAATAAGTTAATAAATAATATAAATAAATAAAATATTTAACTAAGCGTTTTATTTTCTATACGACGCACAAACACAATTTTAACCGTGCGCAACAATTTTCCTACAAAATAATTATTTTCACCTACAGGTATCCATTGGGTACCGTTAACTCTACCGCCGTCGACTATAGTTTCTTGTTCTTTTTCCAATTCCTCATTTTGGTTACTACTACTACTACTACTACTACTACTANATTCCTCATTTTGGTTACTACTACTACTACTACTACTACTGCTGCTGCTAATAGTCAATTTTTCATTGTCGTCGGCGTCCCATTTGTCGTAGAGTTTGTTGAGCAAATCTAATTTCCATAAATCATTTCTTTCCGCCGTTGCCTCTTTTCCTTCTTCTCTATTGAACACTCTCCAATACCATTTTCTTTTAGTGACCGGCACTAGTGCTTCGTTAATATACATTGTTATTTCTGTGGGCGTTTCCATTGAGTCGACAATGGTCCGAACACTATTTCCCGCAATCATCTTCTCATTGTTAAATCTAGTCAGCACAAACGGTGCGGTTTGAGATTCATTTACGGCGAACCCGTCAAATATTATTGGCAAGCTTTTATTGTCTAAATTAATTAAAGATATGTGTTTTTGGTCACATTTAAAAGTAACTTGTATATACTTGTCGTTAGATTCCACAACCAATTTCACGTTTCCACCACAATTGTTATCGTTCAAAATATATTTATAGGTTATCATTCCCATACCACATTCAATACATATAGAGTCGAAATCGACTTTAACATTGTTTATGTACAAAGTCACGTTGAATTTAGCAAGTATCGTGGTCATTTTGCAGGAAAAGCTTGCGTATGTCTTCGGCGAAAGAGTCTACGTCCGCGACGGTGTTGAATTCGACGCTATTATCGTTTAATGTTATAGTTTTATTTTTATATTTCGATTTGATTACACTGTAACACAACGATTTATCCACGTTCGGGTCCTCGGTGGTGCGAAACAATAGTACTTGCGAGTGATTATAAATAATCGAATCAACCTTTTGCAAAAACCAAACTGTCGTGCCTCGTTTCAAAACACATAAATAGCGACTGTTGTTCAGTTTACGCTCGAGCGTTTTTATCTTTTTAGACTTTTTAATCGCGTCCTCTTGCAAGTATTTAAACTTACTTCTACAACGCGCGTTATCACACGGCAGCACACTCAAACTTTTGATATAATTATTTAATTTTTCGTTGTTGCGTTTCAACAGCGACAAAGCTTGCGATATAGTTTTCAAATCCTCCGAGGACACATAATGATATGTAGCGTTGTTCACTTTAATAGATTTACTTTCAAACGAATCATTGATACTTTTCGCCAACAATTTATTCCTCAACGTAGACATGATGTTACTTCCAACGTTAAAAATCGTGTAGTGAACTTGGAATGAGCAACGACTCGTTTATAACAACCGCACTGCGCGATGCGCAAACCCACACTACTCTCGCAAAAGAGAAAATTATATTGGTTCTTATCGATAAATATATTAGGGTTCAAAATTGATTGGTTCGACTAGAAATGAAACACACGCCATTAATATGTTATCACGTTGGTATTTAATATTTTAGCTATATGAATCATGAGTGTATATGCACACATTTTCAGAAAAATATATGACATCATGTATTCACTGTAATCGACGTTGGCCGCCTTAGTTTTTAGTAGCATTGAACTGGCGTTTTTTCTGGTTACGACCTCGATCACTTGTTCAGTGTGCCAGATGGCTTTATCGAGCGGCTTTACTTGCTGTTTGCGTAAGAAATGACGCAATTCAATCATTTTATGTTTAAAATGATCGTTGGTGGCGGCATTTTCTATTGCTCGTGCGAGTTCTTCGGACGTGACGGTGGCGGTGTCCACCACGCAGCCGATGTTTAATTGAGCCAATCTATGGGTATTGAAAAATTGATCGCCCATCATGGGCATACCGACCAACGGCACGGTGGCGTCGATGGCCTCGTCCACCGATTGCACACCGCCCTGAGTCACAAACGCCTTCACTTTGTCGTGTTTCAATAATTGATACTGATCAAACCAACTCTGTATTAGCACATTATCGGGCGCGTGCGTCAACATTTTGTAATCGTCGAATTTCCACAACACATCGTAAGGCAACAATCTGAAAGTGTCAAGCAACATATCGATAAACTCTTTTTCCATTTCTCTCGTGTTAATGCTAGATCCGAAACTGACGTATATTGCTCCTCTGGTAGAGTTGTCCAAGTACCGTTTCACGTACGGGTCTAGTTTTTTTCTATGTACATTTTTACCGTTCAGATGAAGTCCACCCAAATATTGAACACTGGGCGGCACCGGTCTATTGTTGTCTAGTACGTGATGTACATTTATTAGTAACAGTTCGACTCTGTCGCGTAATTGTTTAATTGTAGGTGCGTTAGCACCAAACTGCCGTTTTAACATTACATTTTGTTGTTCCTCTAAGCTCTGAAACTCATTGTACAACTTTAATTCCGTATAGATCTGCCCGATGATGTTCCAAGTGTTGGAATCAACAAACTTGTCTCGCCACAAATTAGGATAGAATACGGGATGGCGGCTGACGGCTCCCATGGTTTCAAAATTCTCCGCTGTGCCGTAGCCCGATGATATTTGCACCACGGGCGCGTCGTTGAATAAATGAGAAAGTATCAATGTGTATTCTGTGAACGCTTCGCATATGATTAAATCGAATTTTTCATTTTCATTGTTCTCGAGAAACGCTTTGACGCCGGGCAATCGAAATTGATAGGCCACCATGTTCGCTATGCCTATGTAATTTTGAGCCGTCACCGTGGTGCTGTCCGCCACAACACCCCGTTTTTTAAATAGACTCGAATCCTGTATTAAATTTTGAAAATAATCGTCGGCCAGTGAAGCGTCAATCTCCCTAACTTTAGCACCCTCGTACTTTATCTTTTTTGTTGATTTTAACACGACAATTTCATGTCCTCTATCTGCTAACGCTTCAATGTACACTTTATACACGCTATGGTGACTGTAGGATGGTGTAGGAAACGCGGCCAATATCTTAGCGCTAGTGGCTTCTTTTATCGACATTATCGTTTTAATTATCAATAATATTTTTAATGTTTTTAAAAACATTTTTTCAATTACAGGGACAACATATAATGATGCTACTGGATGACCGAATGAGGTCAGTGGGACGCGACACCATTATTTAATGTCACGCCAACAAACAAGTCGTGTATTCGTTGTGTGAACATTCGCCAGTCGCCACACATGAACAACATGGCCGCCAGGAAACAATTGTACAGTGAAAATAATGCTTTATTAATGTGGAACTCGGTCGCTTTTAACGATTCAAGAAAATATTCTTTCTTCAACGGCAGGCGATGGTATCATCCGCCCACGCCGTTTGACAGTTTCAATGATTTTTACGACTTTATCAATAAACATGACATCAGCGACGTTCATGTGAAAAGTTTAGAAGACAACATGGGTCGCGAGTGGGTAATTGACGTAGACTTTGATAAAAACATCTGTGCGCAGCTGCTCGACTTGAAGATTGCAGTGGCTAACGTGACTTTTTTAAATTTTTTCGGCTCGGACAACGTCGCTCGCATTATGCATTCGGGCAACAGAGGTCTGCACGTTTGGCTAAAAATTAACAAGTTTCGAATGAGCGCCAGCCAGCAGCACAGGGAAAAGTATTTCAAAACGTTCATCGCTCCGTGTGGTGCAATCGATTTGGCGGACATCAGACCGGGTAGTTTCATAGACGCGCTGAATCGAGCAATCGACGATAAAAACATTGAGCCTATGATACGGCGCTATTATAATGCAAAAACCGACCGCCAAGCCATCATAAAAAGTTTGTGGCCATTGGTGGATAGGCAAGTTTTTTGTCACGTTACTCATCAAATACGAGCTCCGTTTAGTTATAATTTTAAGGGACAAAACTTTTCTCACCAACTACATTAGAAACATGAGTGCTGCCATAAAAAGGATCATAGGCAATGTGATTGAATACTTCACTGGAAACTTATTGACCGGCAACGAAAACGAAAACAATCATGAACAACAACAACAAAATTTGGTTAATGAAATAGAAAAACCTTTGGCGGCATCGGTGGGATATTCATATATATTTAAAACACGGCAAATAGATTGTGGTGGTTTCAAGTTTAACATTCGTTATTTGTGTAAAGAGAAACAAGTGTGGATAGTTTTAGTCGACATTGTGTCCGGTCTAAACTGTGAACTTTACACGGACACAATTGTGCGGGATCTTCAAGACCACATTAAACCGTTAAACTTATTGTTATTTAGCAAAATCGAAACTGTCGACAAAATAAAATGTATCGATCGAACCGGTGTAATTGAACTCATAAAGCGATATGTCGATCGTGACAACCAACATGTCGTGGTGAAATGGTTCGATAGACACGTTTATAATCAATCTGCCGTCGTGGACACTACGAAAGTGCTTATGAATTTGGAAAAGCAAAATAATATTTTAATAGAGAAATTGATGGGATTCGAGAATAAAATTGCCGAATTGGACAAAAGAATCACATTCCACGACAACATAAGCTCTTTGTACGATAGCTTATGCGAGTATCACAAAGAGAAAAATTTATCATCGTCATCCTCCTTTTTGAGCAGTGGTGAAACTAACTTGGTGACGGTTCGTTTGCCACGAAACGTTTCTAAACACCAACATTTGGCCATTTTCGCGAAACCTATTGACGATTGTGCCAACACCAAAGTCGCTTATTTGTTTGGACAGAAAAAACATTTTCAAAATCGAAAAAGAAAATTTCAAGACATGGAATTGGTGTACGAATCGGTTCACCCCAATCCACAAATGGCCATTCATGTCATCAATGAGGAATTGGAAATGGAAAGTTTCAATTGTGTGAAACGCGCTAGAAGTGTGTACGAGGTGGATCGGAAACTGGACAGTTTCAAATCCTTTATTAATAAAATTGTATTGTAAACCTTAAAACATATATTATATAATAAATAAAACACATGTAAATATATTGTATTTTCTTTATTGGAATCATCGTTTATGAAAGAAATCGCCGACAGTGTATGTTGAAATCCTCTACAAGTAGCGTCGTCGTTTTTACACAACTTTATCGACTCGTTGTCTTTATACATTTTAATATGACGCAATATACTTTGAGTCATTTTGATTATATCATCTCTATAATCCACAACAAACATTTCGTTGGAAATGTATTCGTAACGTTTAAAATTTAACAATTGCACACAATGACACACAGAACATCCGTCGCTCGTAAACTGGTAATCTCCATAATTGTCAAAAAAGGTGGCCAGTTGCAATCCAAACTCGAAAACCTCTTTACAGTTTGGAAATATTATTAAAAATCTGTTGTTGTCAGTTTTCAACTTGTACAACAGTATGAACGGACCCAACAAGGAACAGAGTTGTCTTCTGATAAGATCCCTATCGCCGCCACCGGTGTTCAAAGACGACAAAAATATGTTGCGTAGTGAACGTTTAATTTTTAAAACACTGTACATTTTCAAGTCACAAATGAGCAAGGCGCGCGGCGTAATCGTTTATAAGTCATCGCCGCTCGCACGCACACATCGTAACAATGTAAAATTATAATTATACGCTCACATACACAGAATAAGTATTTTTATTCTTTCGTAAAAAAATTAGAAAAATAAAATATAAA